CCGCATGTACGAGGTGCTGGAGCGCACCTCCCTCAACCACAAGTATCTGCAACAGCGCTGCTGCCCGCCCTTCGGGGAGGAGCCGCTGCGTGGGCTCTGGCTGTACGCCGAGTGCTGGCCCGAGATGTGGCACAAGATGCTGGCCAGGGTGCCCGGCGTGGCCACGGCCTGGCGCTACAGCAATACCGAGTTGTACGGCATCGGCAAGCTGGAAAAGCCGGCCGAGGTCACCTGGCGCCAGTACGCCGAGCTGGTGCTCGATACCTACAGCGGGGAGGAGCGAGCCACCGTGATAAAGCACGTCAACGGCATCATCACGCGCCACTATAACAAGACCGACGACGAAATACCCGAGTCGGACGTGCATCCGCTCACGGGCACCTCGTGGGAGTTTCTGGCGAAGCTGGCCATCAAAGGCGACTTCAAGGGCCGCACCGCCCCGAAGTTGGAGCAAGCGGCCATCACCGCGCAGAAAAAGCTGGGCCTGGGCTCCTACGAGGCCGCCCAGGAGAAATACGGCAAGAAACCTTCTAAACCCGCGCTTTATGCCCGAAAACGTTAAAACAGTGCCCGTGGGCCTGTCGCCAGCCCTGGAAGCCCGGCTACTATGCGCACCCGTTTCGCGGGTGCAGTGGGTACACCGCGAGAGCCTGCACCCCAACAACTACAACCCGAACAAGGTGGCCCCGCCCGAAATGGAGCTGCTGAAGCTCTCGATTTTGGAGGACGGGTGGACGCAGCCCATTGTGATTAGCCGCCACCAGAAGGATGAGAAGATACGTGACATCATCGTGGACGGCTTCCACCGCTACACGGTCAGCGGCTACCCGGAGGTGATGAACGTGTACGGGGGCTACGTGGCCACCGTGTTTCTCACGCCGCAGAACATGGCCCACCAGATGCTGTCGACCATTCGCCATAACCGGGCGCGCGGGACGCACGGGGTGCTCCCGATGGCGGAAATCATACAGGCTATGATTGAGGTCGAACAGCTCCCCGTAGAAGAAATCATGCGGCGCTGTCAGATGGAGCGTGAGGAAGTAATGCGGCTGGCCAACCGCGCCGGTATCCCCGCGAGCAAAATCATCTCCGAATCCAGCTTCTCGCAGTCATGGCAGCCGAGTCAATAGTACTGCTAGACGATGACGCCTGGAAGTTCATTGACGCTTCCCTGGCCAACGGTACCGGCCTCACGCTGGCCTGCGAGGGCATGAACATCAGCGTGAAGGACATGTCGGAGTTTTTGCGGGAAAAGCCCAACAGCATGGCCAAGCGCCAGGCCCAGGTCACGATGGGCTACAAGGCGCTGGTTACTATTATCAATAATCACGCGGCGGAGGCCAAGGTGAGCAAGTGGCGCGACGGGCACCGGGGGCTGCAAGACTTCGTGAAAAGCCTCAACCTGTGGGAACAGCACTGCAAGCGCGAGGACTTCACGCCGCAGAAGGTATCCGAGGCCTTCTACATCTACCGCCAGCAAAAGGAGGTGGCTACCGTGCTGGGCATGACGCAGACTGATTTTTATCAGACCGTGCTCGGGGATATAGACCTGAAAAACTACCTGATAGAGGCTGGTTTTATCCAGGGCTAGTACTGCCCGGAGCTTGTCAGCAGCTTGTCAAATTTGATAAGCTACGTGATAAGCTCCGGGCTTTTTCGTGCCCGCCCCGCCGCATAATTATCAATAATTATCACGCTTGATAATTATCAATTTTATCAAAATGCTCAGTTGGGGGTGCTGATATATTTGAGCTAGCCCAGCCCGCCCCGTTCATGGCCTATCTAACCGTTGAGCAGGTGGTCCAGGTATCGGGCGTGGCCCCGGCTACCCTGAACCGCCGCCTCGCCTACATCAAGAAAAACGATGCTACCCTCTATAAGCACTTATTTAAGAAGGATAGCCGCACCAAGCTCTACGACGACGATAAGCTGCTGCCGGTGCTCAAGGACTGGTCAGGCTACATCGCCCGGCTCGAAGCCACCCCCACGGTAGTTGCAGCGGGGCCGAAAGCCCGAAAAGCGCGCACGCCGGAGCCTGCCGCCCACAAGCCGCACACGCGGCCCGCCCCGCCCCCGCCCGACCCCGACCGGGCTGAAAAGCTGAACCGGCTCCTGGAGGCCCCTACCATCCTAACCCCCTCGCCGGAAGCGCTGGCGTTGTTCACGGAGATTGACGACCCGCGCATACGGGAGCGCGTGGAGTACGCCATCGTTATCTGCGACACTTACAGCCGGGGCGAGGTGACGCTGGAGCAGGCCTGTACGGAGGCGGGTATTCCGGCGCGAACCTTCCGCGATTGGATGCATATGCACGCCGAAATCGCCGCGCTCTATAAAAGGGCCAGGAAGCAGCACCGCAAGAAGCGGACGCAGCTGGTGGGGGAGGCGGCCCACGACTCGCTGCTGCGCAACATCCGGGCGGAGGAGTGGGACGAGGAGACAGTGATGTACAAGCAGCGGCTGGAGCCGGACGGCACCTTCACCAAGATTGCGGTAGGCTCAAAGACGGTGAGGAAGCGCCGGGAGGCCTCAGCCCCGCTCATCATGTTCGCGCTGACCAACGTGCTTGATAAGCTCTACAAAAACAAGATTTTGCCGGAGGCCGGGCCCAGTGCCGACCAGCAGGCGAAGGATGAGATTGATAAGATGTCGCCGGAGCAGAAAATGGCCGAGCTGCAACGGATGATGAAGGAACGGCTTGAACAGCAATTATTAGAGCAGGGCTGGACCCCGCCCCCAAGCACCCCATGAGAATCATTGAAAACAACCACCGGCACCTGACGGAGCGCACGGTGTACTGCACGCACTGCCGCTCCAAGCTGGCGATTACGGACGCTGATATCATGCCCATGCAGGGCGAGCACGTAGCGCTGTGCCCCTGCTGCCAGCGGCATTTTCCCACTATGACGGAGGCCGAAGCCACTGCGACCTGTCACACAATTTCAAAGTTGGCCTTATGGAAGCAATAGCAATTCAGCCTGCCCAGCCGCAGGCTAAGCAAAGCTCTGATTGGGATGATATGCAGCCGCTAGCGGAGATGCTGGCCCAGGCTAAGTACTTCGTCCTTACTACCAACCAGCCACACGGTGACCTGGTAGAGGTAGTGCTGGGCACCTACCTAAAGAATGGTAAGCCGTGGCTGGACTGCTGCGCGCTCTCGCACGATAGCGAAGGCGTGACCTGTGAGAGCCGCCATAAAATGGCTGCCAGCATGATTGACTACTGGATGGAGCGTGGGCAGGCCGTGCTCACAAAAGACCATGAGGAGGCCTTGCACTACATCTGGCAGGTAATGAACTGCGACCCGGACACCTATACCCGGTTTTCGCAGTCATGACGAGCACGCCTGAGCTATCTCCTACGGTAGCGCGGGGCGTGGCTGACTACCTGCGAGGCGTGACAGACGAGATGTTGGAGCGGTGCTGCCGCGGCGGCATCGTGCCACTAGAAACCGCCATGGCAGCCCAGGCCGAGCAGCAAATACGCAAACAGCGCAAAGCAGAAGCAGCTAATATTTCACTTATGGAGCAAGCACCAACGCGCATCGTGCGCAAGCGCACCAAGGGCTGGCGGATGCCGGCCGGGGTCAAGTATGTCGGGCGGCCGGGGAAGTACGGCAACCCCTTCAACTGGCAGAAAATGCAGGGCAGCACCGAATTTGCTGGTAAGACCGACGCCGAGGTGAAGGCCGCTGCGGTGGCCCGCTTCCGGGTGTGGGCCGAGCAGATGCTGGCGCGTGACCCGGCCTGGCTGGCGCCGCTCAAAGGGCATGACCTGGCCTGCTGGTGCAAACAGGAGGAGCCGTGTCACGTGGACGTGTTGCTTGAACTGGCCAACCGATGAGTGACGAGCTACCCTTCAATTTTGACGTGACCCGCCAGGCTGATGAGGCTGGCCACCGGCTACGGGTGTTTCGCGGCGACGGCGGCGACGTGCACGTGAGTGTGATGGTGGCTGGCCACTGGGTCAGCGTTGGGTTCTGTACGCGCCAAGGCGGCGGCCGCTCCCCCGAGACGCGCCGGGCGCTGGTAGCGCTGGCCGAGGCCATGTACGCTGATAACGAAGCTACGCCGCTGGCACTCAGCCCCAGCTACCCGCCGCATTGGGACGAAAAACGCTAACGCCTACCCTATGAGCCGCCGAGCCCAACAACCCAAGAATAAGGCCGCCCGCCGCCGCCATTTCATTCACAAGGCCCGCAAAAAGGCCGAAGCCCAGCAAAAACGCCGTGAAAAATCCCACCGAGCCGCCCACACCTTTTCAAACCTGGTACGCGAGCAGCCTGCTGGTGGACCGCTTCCCGGTGCCGACCGAGATAGCGCGTAAGTACGTGCCCCTGGGCGTGCACCATGTGATTAACGTGTCCGACGAGTATATCCCCTCGGTGGCGCAGGCCTGCGCGGCGGCGGGCGTGGTGCACCACTGGTTTCCGCTGGGTGAGGCCAACGCTGATATGGGCCTCAGCAGCCTCTACGGGGCGCTGGTGATACTGCACGACGCGGAGGCTGCCGGTGAGGGCGTGCTGCTGCATTGTCACGCGGGCCACAACCGCTCGCCCACGGTGGCCCAGGCGTACTACTATATGCGTACCGGCCAGCACTGGGTGAATACGGCTTACTCCGCTGCGCAACTGGGCTTGGTGCAGAACCTGGCCCCGCACGTAGCTGAACTGAGCGAGCGCCGCCAGAACGCGATGCTCAGCAACATTGACCTGGGGCGGCTGCCGGCGCGGGTGAAGCTGGAGGCTTTCCTACACGAACTGAACCACAAGCTCAATGTCGACGGCCACGCTGACCGGGGCGGCCATCTATCCCACTGCCAGACCTACGCCGAGTTATGACGAAGCCCGCCCTGTACGCGATGCTGCTGCCAGAGCTGCGAGATGCAGCCATGATTCAAGGCTACGTGCTGGCCCTGCACGGTAGCCTGGTTACCTCTTTGGAGGTGGTAGCAGTGCCGTGGGAGCCGACCGCCGTGGAGCCCCAGCGGCTGATTGACGCGCTGCGCAAAGTGGTAGCCGGTAAAATCATCAACACGAGCCAAGACCTACCCCACGGTCGCAAGCTGTGGCGTATTGGGCTGCTCGGCACCGTTGGGCAATACAGTATTGACGTGAGCGTGCTGCCCGGTGGGGCCCCGGCCCCTAAAGTAGCGGCTATCCGGCAGGCGGCAGCCGTGCGCGCTCAGGCTGGTAAGGCCGCCCCAGCGCTAAAGGCCAGCCCGGCGCCAGTAGCGTTGCCCGGCCTCACGATGAACGACCTGCACGAAGGCACCGAGCTCGTGTACCGGACACACCCTACGGTAGTTCGCTTCGTGGGTAAAATACTGCGGGCCTACAGCCCGCCGAAGTTCTTGGTCGTGAAGGGCAACGAGAAAACCGGCCGCCGCCTATCACTGGAAAACCTCAATAAAGAATTCAGGCTGCCTGATTAGCAGCATATATAATGGTCAAGGCCAAGTACGAAAACTACCTCATCGACTCCCTGCTGCGCGACGAGAAGATGAAGCGCTACCAGACCGACCCGGAGGCCTGGATGATTGAGCGCTTCGGGGAGTCGCCGCAGGCCTTGCGGTGGTCGCTGTGGCCGGGCTATGAGAACCATCAGTGGGACGGTACGCCGGACCCGTTTATGACCATGTTCAGCAGCCTGGCCAAGAGGCAATGGCTGGGCATCGAGAGCGCGACCAGCACCGGCAAGACGTGGATGCTGCCCCGCGTGATTTACTGGTTTCTGGACTGCTTCCCCAACAGCCTCGTGGTGACCACGGCCCCCAAGCAGCAGCAGCTGAAGGCGGTACTGTGGAGCGAGATAGCCAAGTGCTTCAACAAGTTCAAGAAAATCCGGCCCAAGGCCGAGATGTTCTCGCTCCGCATCCTGCCCAACGGCACCACCCGCCAGAAGGGCATGTCGGCCGACGAGGAGCTACAGGATATGTGGAGCGCCATCGGCGTAGTGTCGGGCGTTCGGGCCGGTGAGGAGTCGGCCACCAAGATGCAGGGTTACCACCGCGAAAACATGATTTTCGTGATTGAGGAGGCGGCCGGCGTGCCCGCCTCTGTGTTCACGGCCATCAAAAACACCTGCACCGGCGATAACAACATCATCATCGCCGTGGGCAACCCCGACGCCACCACCGACGCGCTGCACCAGTTTTGCGTGCTGCCCCAGGTGCAGCACGTCCGTATCAGCGGCCTAGACCACCCCAACGTAGTGCTAGGCCGCACGGTGATACCCGGCGCGGTTACGCCTAAGAGCATCGAGCAGCGGGCCGCCGAGTACGGCCGCGAAACCAACTTCTTCAAGTCGCGCGTCCGCGGCATTGCGCCCGAGCAGGCCAACGACGCGCTCATTCGGTACGACTGGCTGCTGAGCGTAACGCCCGCGATGCTGCCCGAAGGCCGGATATATGAGCCTATTGAGGATGCGGAAGACTCCTTCAACGCCCTGGGCGTTGACGTGGCCAACTCAACGGACGGTGACGCGGCCTGCTTGTGCTGGGGCCGGAAAAACCACATTACCGAGCTACAGGAGTTTCAGTGCCCCAACGCCAACGACATTGCCTACAACGTCGTGAAGGACGACTTGTGGCTGGAGGAGCACAAGAAAAACCAGTACCGCACCGGCAAGCTCAAGGTCCACAAGGTGCGGGGCGGGCGCATTGGTATTGACGCCGTGGGCGTGGGCGTAGGCACCGTGAACCAGTTCCTCGACCTGGGCTATGAGGACGTGAAAGCCTTGCAGGGCGGGGCCGATAAGTCAATCATCCCGACCGTGGACGATGAGACCCAGCTAGGTAAGAAAAAGCCGATGTACGCTTTTAAGTCGCTCCGCGCCCAGATGTACTTCCTGTTTGCCCAGGAGCTGCAGAAACGCGAGTTCAGCATCGACATTAAGGATAAGCGGGTCCTGATTGCCCTTTTCAAGGAACTAGTGTCGGTGCGGCAGGACAATAAGGCGGGCGCCATCCAAATTGAGAGCAAGGAGAGCCTGAAAAAGCGGCTCGGCAAGAGCCCCAACCTGGCTGACGCGGCCGTGTACTGGAACTGGATGCGCAAGCAGCGCACGCCGGATTATAGTGAAGCGCCCATCGGATAACCCCGAAAAAGCGCCGAAATCGGCAAATAGCGGCTTGGGCAGTAGGGTAATTTCAAGAAACAGCCCTAACCCTCTTTGCCCATGAACCCGGATATTGCCTTTGCTCCTACCCAGGATGCAGTTCGCGCACCTGACTCGCTCAGGCGGCTCCCCCACCGCCAGCCGATAGCGCGCCCCCGGCCGCAGGTGTTGCGCGTGCCCCCACCGACCCAGTGCGCACTGACCCGCCCGCCTTTTTGGCGGCGGGCGTTTGCCGTTTCCCTCGTTACGGCGCTCGGAACGGCGATTCTGACCCTGTTTATTCACTTCATCTTTCAGCTATGTCAGCACTAATAGTAGCGGTGATGCCGTGGATGCGGCTGGTGCTGGGCGCGGTGCTATCGCTGGCTCTCTTCGCCATGCTGCGCGAATTGGAGGAGCGTGACCAAGCCAGCGTGAAGTACCGGCACACGACGCGGGTAGGCATGACGGTAATGCTCACGTTGGCTGTCTGCCCCTGGGGCTGGCTACTCGTGCCCGGCTGGCTGGTTATGACGGGTCTGGGCTATCTGGTTGCCGACCCAGGCAGCGACGACCAGACGCCTATGAGGCCAGCTCCTACGCGCTGGGGCCGCTTCTGGCAGGTGCTGACCGGCCGCTCGCAGCGGCTGGCGGTGTGGAGCGCCTACGTCGAAACCGTCGTGTTGCTGCTGTCCATCGCGCTGTACGCCTACCTGCTCTATCATGGATAAGCTCAAGGTTATCACCTACACGGTGAACGACGACGACCCCGCGCCCGAGGTAGACCAGTTTTTGGTGAGCCGCACCCGCGCCGGCAAGCCCAGCACCGTCTACCACATTGCCGAGGTGAAGCAGGTAGGCCAGGGCCGCACCTACAAGCTGAGCGTGTACGTGGCCGACGACCTCAAGCCCGACGCCCGCTGCGAGGGTGATGAGGTGTACGTGCGTGACGAGAAGGCCTGGCTGCTGGTGTGGAACTCGCGGCGTAAGAAGCAAGAGCCCGACGCCTTCACCCACGAGCAGGTGTTTGGCGACTTCCTGGCCCGGCACGGTAGCCCCGGTGTGGCGCTGCTGGTGCTACGGAAAGGTCAGGTGCACTACTTCGGGCAGTGGACCAATCTGGATGGGCAGCAGGCGGTGCTCGGTTGGTGCAAGCATGTCGACGAAGCGGCCTTCGTGCAGGCCTGGTGCGCCGAGCCGGCCGGGGGTGAGCTGGCCCACCCGCTACCCACCCGCTACGGACCGGCCGATGCGGAAACTCCCAGCCGGCTGCTCAATACGGTAGACGACTTCATGCCGTCCGAGGCGCTGGTGCTCTACTACTTCGTGAAAGGGAGGAGCTGGGACACGACTTGTTGGGGGAGCGCCCGGCGCAGTGACCCCGCCGCGCAGGCCTGGCTAAACCAGGTTTGGAGCAGCCGGCCTGAATACCAACCCCTGTGGGACGGCACGCCCGACGAGCCGGGCGGCCTCAGCCCGGCCACCTACGCCGAGGTGCTGGCCCGCACGCGACTCGGGCAAAACGACGTGGTGCGTGCGCAGGCGGCGCAGTGGCCCGACCACGAGCGCTACCAGGAATACCTCGATACCTGCATTCAATGAAAGCTTCCCACATCGCGGCCCTGGCTATTACCAACATCATTGTGCTCGCTATTGTCTGGCTGCTCGTGATGGACTACGGGCACAAGTTTGCCTGCTGGATTATTATAGGCGCATGCCTTTTCTGGATAGTAGGTGCCAGCTCTGCTCGTATCGTGTGGCGTGGTGCCAGTTACACCTGGGTAGGCCCATTCAGTTCATCAAAATGGTAATTCAGGAATTCACTCAAACAGTTGAGGGTGACATTACGGTGTATCTCATCGCTAACGGCCCGGCCGGTGCAATCGGAATGCTGCGCCTTAGCCCGGACGGCTTCATTAAGTCGCTCTTTGTAAAAGAAGAATACCGTCAGGGCGGTATAGGCACGCAGTTGATGGAGGCTGCCCTTGTATGGTGCTGCAATAACAAGCTGGAGAGCGTCGGCCTGTGGGTGTCCGATAGCAACCTGCTGGCCCAGAAGCTTTATCGTCGGCTGGGCTTCTTGAAGTATGTGGGCGGGCACGAGGGCTACACGCAGTATGTCAGGCCGTTGAGCAAATAAAGATGATAGATATTTTGCTCACTGCCATTGCAATAGCGTGGCCCGCCTTTCTCATCCGGCGGTCTTATACCAATTGGGTAGCCACTGAGCGAGCCAATGCGGAAGCCGCTGCTTACCGCAACCCCCGCCTTACCGCGTGGACATAAAACCTCTTTCCCCCCTGTAAAAATGATAGCATTCCTGAAACGGCTCCGCCTCGCCCTGCGCGTGTTGCGGGCCAAGAAGTTCGTGGTGTTCCTGCCCGATTACAAGCGCCCGCTCACGATGGAGATGGGCACGCGGGGCCAAATCAACGTGCTGGCCTGGCAGAAAATACAACAGGCCGTAGCTGACGAGCATGCGCAGGCGCTGCGCAAGGCTGATGCCCGGCTACTGGCCGATGTTGACGCCGGGCGGGTGCAGGAAGCGCGGTTGATGGCTGGCTTTCCGGTACAGCATAACATCACCCTCTCTATTGACGGCAGCCTACTTGCTGGTAAGCACTTCCCGCCTGATGCAGCTGTTTAATTCCTTCTGGTGGGGCGGCTACGAGTGCGCCGACCACCTCAACTGTTTCGGCGACCGGGTAGATTACCTGACCGCAACCGGCCACCTGCGGCGGGTTGACGAGGACTACGCCCTGCTGGCGGCCCATGGCATCCGCACCGTGCGCGAGGGCATCGCGTGGAGCCAGGTAGAAGCCTATCCCGGCTCCTACGACTTTGGCGCGGTACTGCAACTGCTACTGGCCGGGGCGCGCCACAACGTGCAGCAGGTATGGGACCTGTGCCACTTCGGCTACCCCGCCGACCTCACGCCCCTGCACCCGCAGTTTGCCCGCCGCTTTGCCGACCTGTGCCGCGCCTTCGTCGTGTTTTACCGGCACCACCGGCCCGAAGGCCCGCTGCTAGTTACGCCTATCGTGGAGGTGACGTTTATCAGCTGGCTCGGCGGCGAGGTCAACGGCACGGCCCCCTTCACCGAGGGCCAGGGCTGGCGGACCAAGTACGCGCTGATGAAGGCCTACATCGAAGGCGTGCGCGCCCTCAAAGAAGCTGACCGCGAGGTAGTGGTAGTAGCCTGCGAGCCGCTAACGTACACGGCCCCGCAGCTAAGCAGCCTTAGCTACCCCGACGCTACCCGTAACCGGATGGATGCGGAGGCCCACGACGCCTTGCAGTGGCAGGCAATGGACATGCTCACCGGGCGGCTGTGCCCCGAGCTGGGCGGGCGGCCGGAGTACCTGAATGTACTGGGCCTGAACTACTACGTAGAAAGTCAGTACGAGCTACACGGTGGGCCGCTTGACTGGGAGCAGTACGACGCGCGCCGCCTGCCGCTGACGACGCTGGTGCGCCGGGCTCACGACCGCTACCAGGTGCCCGTCGTTATCGCGGAGACCGGCTATTGGGGTTGTGGCCACCGCCGCGCCCGCTGGATGCGCGAAATAGCGGAGTGCTGTAAAACACTGTTGCAGTACGGGTTGCCGTTGTGGGGCGTGTGCCTGTATCCGCTGCTCGACCGCATCAACTGGGACCGGCCCTGGGAGCAGTGCCACCAGCCCGGCCTGTGGGACACCGCCGACCCCCACAACGCTGACTCCGAGCGGGTACTGTGCGAGCCGCTGGCGCAGGCCTTCGCCGAGGCCCGCGAAATGATAGCTACCGCCGTGCCGCAGGTTGTGTAGGTCGGCAAAACTGTAAATCACCCCTTCAATTTTTTCTTACCATTGTACAAGTATGGACCAGAACGCGCAAGAGCTGACCGCCCCCGACCAAGCTACCATCGATATGGTAGTTAATAAACTGTCTACTAACGAGCAGGAAATGCAGCGTCAGTATGACCAAGCTATGCAACAGGGGCAAATTGATAGAGCGAATCTCCTCGCTCATACTGTAGCGGCTGCGGCTAAAATCACTCAAGTGGTAAAAAGCATCCCAGCCAATTTTGAGTCAGCTCAAAAATGGAAACTGCAACGTCGTAATGATGCAGTTGAAGCAGCTAAAAAGGAAATTGAAGAAATGTCCGAAGAGCAACGGGCTGATACTTTACAGCGCTTGATGGTGCGAGAATATGTTGGGTAGGCTGTAGAAAGCTTACAATACTTACACTACTTACAATACTTGCACTCGTTATGGCACTTACCCCCGCCAAAACCCGCCAGTACGGCGACCTGCGCGCCAAGCAGGCGACCAACGCCCTCACCGCTACCGAGGTTAAGACGCTGGAAGCCCTCATAGTCGAGCTGAATAAGCCAGCCAAAAAGGCCAAGAAGCGCACCCCCAAACGGTCAACGGTAGCCCTGGAAAAGGACGTTGCCGCCAAGCCGGCTACCAAGAAAGCGGCTGCGAAAAAGTGAGAGCCCGCGCTATCTACTGCTGCTTATTCTTCGGCCTGCTTCCCTGGTGGGCCTACGAGCGGCACCGGCACTACGACTGCTCCTGGTGGTACCACCTGCGCATCAATGCCTGCCTCGCGTGGCGCTGGCTGAGCTTTCAGGAAGACGACGAAGACCGCGCATTTGAAACCAAGTTCAACCCTACTTACCCCCATTTCCTTTTTATGGCAGATACCCCAAAAATCAACCCGGCCGTGGACACCTTCTCGGCCCCGCAGCCGAAGGGCGATAAGTTCGAGGTCGTCGTGACCAACCCCAACGGCCAAGAGGTCACCCGCAAAGAGTTTGGCTCTGCACAGGATGGCCGCCAGTGGAGTAAGGAACTCACGTCCGCCGCCGCTGCGAAGACTGCCGGTACCACCCTGGCTAACGACCAGACGGGCGGCATCCGCAACGATGCACCCGCTAAGGCGCAGGGTAAGGACAAACGCAATTCTACGCTTTCACTTTAGGTAGACGGAAGTAGGATTAAAAAAAGCCCTCAAAAGTGAGGACTTTTTTTAATCCTACTCAGCTATTTAAAACGTGCTATTATGAGCAACATTCTAGACGTCAACCGCACCGACCCGCAGCCCAGCGGCGTGCGGGGCACCGTGCTTCTGCAGGGGCGCGAGATAGCCAAAAGCATCGAGCCCACCTGGCGGCCCGAAGGCGAGTACGTGCAGGGCAAGACCGCTATACCGGCCGATACTTACCCGCTGGGCTTCCGGTGGAGCCCCAGCATGAGCCACGAGTACTACACCCTCGATGGTGTAAACCTCGTGGCGGCCACCACCTATCGGTCGTGGAGTGAGCAGCAGCAGCAAGCCTGGCTGGCCAAGTACCGGCCCGCCTCACCTGCCGCCTGGGCCAAGCTCACCGAGGCGCAGAAGCTGCGGCAGCTGGAGCACCTCATGATTCACGTGCAGGGCATCGCCCGTGAGAGCAACGTGTACTTTCACTGGGGCAACTGGGCCAACCAGAGCAAGGCCTGCGCCATCATCGGGGCGGCCTGGACCATCATGAACGGCTTGCCGGCCGTGAATAATAGCCGCGCCTGCTACGTGAAGTTTTACGCCCGCGTGGCCCCGCTCGTGCGGGCCGGGGGCGCGACGGTAACCTACCACGACTTATTTGCCGCTGCTGGCCATGAAGCATAAGGACAACTTCGGTATTGGTATTTGGGGCGTGAAGGTTACGCTTACCCCGCATCCAACTGAGCCATCGCTACTTATAAGCATGAAAATCACGCGCTGGAAGGTATGGTGCTGGTATATCTGGCAAATACTGCTGGGCCAGGGGCACACCCTGATTTAGCAGTATTGCTTGCCCTACTTACAACACTTACATTACTTACACTACTTGCAATGCCTAAGTATCCTAAGCTGGCCCCGCTGCAATTCTTCGCTACCTACGCCCCGCTGGCGCAGGCGGCCTGCCAGGGCACCGGGCTGTGCGCCTCGGTGGCCATCTACCAGGCCGCCCTCGAAAGTGGCTGGAACAGTAGCGAGTTGAGCCACGACTACTTCAACTTCGGCGGCATCAAAAACGCCTGGGACTGGAAGGGCGGCGTGGTCAACTTCAAAACCCGCGAGGTATTCAGCGGCAAGGAGGTGATGATTCGGGACTTCTTCCGGGTGTACACCAGCGCCGCGCACTACTTCCGCGGGCGGGTAGAGTTCCTGCGGGCCAACCCCCGCTACCGCAAGCTCTTTGCGGTTGACGACTACGCCAGCGAGTCGCGGGCCATGCACGCGGCCGGCTGGGCTACTGACCCAAAGTACGCCGACTCGCTCATCTACGGCATTCAGAAGTACGGCCTCACGAAGTACGACGTAGTGCCCGGCGTGAAAAGCGTGGAGCTGGCCAAGCTGCTGTTCCCGATTCCAGCCAAGGCGATTCAGGAAGCACTGCTGCACCTGGGCTTCGACCTCGGCAAGGCCGGGGCCGATGGGGTTATCGGCAATATGACGCTAGCGGCCATCAACAAGGCCGACACGGCGCAACTCCTGCTCGCGATATGATAAAGCCGCCCCCGCCCGCCCCACCGCCGCAGCGCGGTGACGAGCCCGATGAGCCGCTGTCTGGCTGGACCATTTTCGGCATCGGCCTATTCTGCCTGTACTGGATAGCCTTCTTGATTGGCGCGCTGAACGAGATACACACAACGCCTTAGCGATGGGACGCACAGTGCCGCACCGAATGCTCTACCCGCCGCCTCCACCACCACCACCGCCGCCGCGTGGGATAGGTGCTGCCTCGGCAGTAAGACGAACGCCCAAGCCCGCCACGGCGGGCAGCTACGGATTGCCCGGCTGCACGTCGGGCAGTGACTTCAAGTTACCGCTGGGCGCGTGCTCAGCGGAGTTTTTACCTAATTCATCTGAAATGAATATTCCTTTTAAGCCCGTTTGGTTCGGCGCCCTGCTGCTGCTCTCCATCGTGTTCGCCTTCCTCGGCGGCATCAACGATTACGCCACCGGCAGCATCATTAAGACGTTCGGCCTGGCCTGGCAGGAGCGCAACGTGTGGCTGATGATTGTGGCCGTGCTCACGGCGGTAATGTTCCTGTGGCTGCTGCTGGTGTTCATGAGCATGGCGTGGCAGAAGTGGGTCGTTAAAAACCCCAAATACTAGTGGCGGCCCTGTCACAATGGATAGTCACCTACTGGATTGCCCTGCTGGCCGCGCTCAGCTTGGTAGCCCTGGGGGTGTACTGGTACCACCCGCGCTTCTGGATTAAGCTCGATGTAAAGGAGTTCAGTAAGGACCCCGCCAACGACACGTTTCTCGGCAAGTTCCACCGGCAGCGTAAGGTGTGGCGCGGCTGCGTCATCGGCGTGGTGGCGCTGGTGGCCAGCCTGCCGGCCTGGGGCCACTGGTGGGTGATGGGGCTGAACTTCCTGGGCCTGGGCTGCTGGGGCGCGGCCTACTTCTTCTACTACTTCAACCCCGGCCTGAGCATCGCCCGCAAGCTGGATTACGTGGACGTGTACTACGTCAGCCCGAACCCCGAGGCCACGCCCTACCCTGACCGCTACATCTGGCGCAGGGTGCTGGCTGAATTTCCCGACGACGGCAGCGACCCGGTTGCGCTGCTAGCGAAACGCAAAAAGAGTGCAGCTGAGCAGCTGGAAGAAATGCTCAAAAAAGTACTGTGGGGTGGGCTCATCTTCCTGGGGTTGTGCCTACTCGCAGAAATCATCCTCATCCTTTTCTTTTAATTCAGTATGACTAAGAAAGCAGCGCCGGTTGAGCCGGCCCCCGTCACGTCGATAACGACGGACTACAAAGCAATGACCTCCACGCTGGAGCGCCTAGCGCCCGACGTGCAGAAGGCTGAGGCCGGTAACAAAGCCGCCGAGACGCGCCTGCGCGTGGCGATGAGCAAACTCGGTAAGGATACAAAAGCCTACCGGGCGCTACTGCTCAAAAGTGATAAGGCGGCGTAGCCCGCCGCCCTCACTTGCCCACAAAAAAGCCCTGGCCGTGCAGCCAGGGCTTTTTTGTGGGCAATGGTCCGCTACCTTGCGGGCCTATGAGCACCGTCCACATCAACGACACGCGTATGGCTATTGAGGGTAAGTTGGTTATCGGCTCGGTTGGAGGCCGTGTCATCGTCAACGGGCAGGACGTTACGCCGCCCGGTGCCGCGGGCCAGATTATTATCTCGGTGACGGGCGACGTGGCCAGCCTGGAAGTAGGCACCTGCCAGACCATCACGGTCGAGGGCCAGGTTGATACGCTGTCTTCAAACCACGGCGCGGTGACCTGCGGCAGCGTGGGCGGCGATGTCACGACGACTCACGGCGAAATAACCTGCGGTGACGTGAAGGGTAGCGTTACCACGAAATTCGGCTCCATTCATCGGCGCTAAACTGCTGGGGCCGGGGTTGCCCGCGGCAGCAGCAGCCGGCGCACGCCCGGCGCGTTGAACTCGCACTTATTCACGGTGCGGTAGCCGGTGGTATTAAGCTGGTCGGCAATCTTGCGGTACGTCCAGCCCAGGCTGCGGTAGAGCCCCGCGAGCTGCGCAGCCTGCACGTTAGCCAGGCTGCCCACGGCCTTTTCGCGGCGGGCCTGTACGCCTTTCAGCCGGTCGGCGTGGGTAAGGTTAGCCGGCGTGCCCAGCGGCAGCCCACGCGCCCGACGCGCGGCCAGGGCATCTTTGGTGCGGGTGCTGATGGCCTCGCGCTCGTGCTGCGCCATCACGGCGAAGATGCCCACGGTGAGCGTATTGGCATCGGGCATGTCGCAGCACACGAAGTCTACTTTCGAATCCCGCAGCGCGAAGATGAAGCCGGCGTTGCGGCTGAGGCGGTCAAGCTTGGCAATGAGCAGCGTGGCGCCCACGCGCTGGGCCTGCGCGATGGCGGCCTCCAACTGCGGTCGCTGGTTCTTCTTGCCGCTTTCGACTTCCTTGTACTCAGCCAGGATGGGGCCGCGCCCGGTGACGAAGGCGCGCACGGCCGCCTGCTGGGCTTCGAGGCCCAGGCCGCTCTGGCCCTGGCGGGCCGTGCTCACCCGGTAATAGGCTACGTAATCAGGCATTCTTAGTAGGGTGGACGAACTTAATGTGAGGCGGAAGGCCTGTCTTTGGGTTCTGTAAGTGCGCTTCAATCGCCGTTTTGTCTGTAGCCATCTGGCTTACTGCTTTTGACCAATTGATTTTCTTCGGCTTATTCATTCTGCAAAAGGTATCTCGTTCCAGTCGTAGGGCGTTTTGCCGGTGCGCTCGCCGTTTTCAATTAACTCCATCCGGTCGAAGTTGCCCAGACTGTTTATCCTAGCGAATCGGCAGGTAGGGGCAAACCAGATTCTTTCGTACTCCTCATCCGACAGGGCTGTTTCGGGAGCTTGGCCGCTGGAATAGAAATCAATATGACCCGCAGCGTTGAGGTGGAGAACCAAATCAAACTTCTCGTATTCAAGCACGCGCTTGCGAGTGCCCTTGGAAAGTGGATGCTTGTTTTTCTCGATAGCGGCATAGTGCGCATTCACCTCCGCGTAGACGGCGTGCAGGCGTTTAAGCTGGGCTACGTCAGCTGCCGACCAGCCGTGCTTGGCGGCTACCTCCTGCATCGCGCTCTCGCCGGGGGCCTCGGGGTCGTCAAAATCTGACCAGCCCACAACGATGCCGTACAGCCAGGCGTCACGACGGCTTTCGCCCATGTCGGCGCTGCTGGTGGCAAGAGCAGAGTGGATAGCGTCAAACGGGTTTTCGTTTGAGGTGGGGAGGTCGGCGGCGTTGACTAGCATACTGGGGTTTATTGGGATTTGGGTACAAAAGAAAGGTTTTATAAGCTAGAATCAAGTGTCGCGGCCGCCGCTACAGCTTCATCTGGCAGGGCCGCGCCGCTCAACTCCTCCAACTTGCGGGCGAGGATACGCTTCTTCCGGTTGTTGCTTTTTGCCAGTGCGCTAGCAATTTCTTTTCTGGCAAGCCCAATCTTTGTTTCAGGCTTAGAAAGTGGGTGCGTGAGGGCTTCTGCTACCTTGGCTAGCGAGATTTCTAACTGCGAATTGTGCTGCATATACAAGGAAATCTTTTCATTAGCCCGCGCATCAGCATCTAGGGCGACCTGATGTTTCACCTGCTTTGCCTTAGCTGGGCCGCCATGGGCGGCAAGTTGCTGCTTCAGCTTCGCAGTTTCCTTGCGCTCATCGAGCAGCAGCCCGCTTAGGCGTTCCATCTCGTCCTGAATGCGGTTGCGGTCTTGCGTCATTGCGAACAGGGCCGAGGCCTGGGGCATTTCCTGATAAAATGTTGAGGCCAACGTCAGCGTGTCCTCAACGGCCGGCGTGAGCGCCTTGGCCTTTGCCAGTAGCTTGCGAGTGCGATTGAGGTGCGGCGGCAGGCCTTTCAACTCCTTGCTGGCTGCCAACTCCTGAATCGCGGCCGGCATTGGGGTTTCGTCGTCGGCGCGTAGGGGCAGGTCGAGCACCTGCTGCCAAGCCTCGCGGTCGGCTTGGTCCCAGGTGGCTCGGTGCTCACTTAGTTCCTGCTGGTGCTTCTCCTGCTCCCAGCGTGGCAGCTGAGGCCACACCAGCACGAGCTCGCGGCTGATGAGGCTGGCTACGCCCGTACCGCGCTCCTGGGCGTAGCGGCGGGCGAAGGCCAGTACGTGGCGGGCGTTAAGCGGTAGGAGTTGTGTGAGGGCTTCCATTACTAGATGAAAATCTTGTTGCCAATAGTATGAGATACTTTCCCGTCGGACAGCATCCGGTACCACTCATCGGCCGTAGTTGGCTCGCCGCCAAAAACACTAGCTCCATTCGCCTCGGCCCACTCGCAAAGTGCCCTCAATTGGTCCGCTGGGAAAACGGGTGAGCGTGGGGTGCCCTCGGTCGTGTCTTCGTAAAGTTGAATGTGCGTGCGCTCGGCTTCGGGCCAGTCGGGCATGTAGTCCTCAGGCACTGGCGCAGCCCCGTTCCACTGCTCGAAGGTCATGGCAGCCTCGTCACGGGTTAGCGGTTTCCAGCCGCCCTCGTGGTCGTCACGGTAGCCGAGCAGCCACTGCTGTTGCCCTTCCTGCCACTCGGCTAGCTCTGCACTAAAGGAGTTGCCCCATAGGGGAATATAGTCGCCGTTGGCTCGCTTAGGGTGCTCCCAGTTAGCGGGTACTTTTCTTATTTCGCGTCCCATAAAAGTTGCTATTGAGGGTGAGCGGTTAATTATAGCCCACCGTCACGGTAAGCCAAAACCGGCCGCTGGGCATCGGCATCAAAGAGTGCGAAATAACCTGAACATTATCTGAGAAATAAAGTGCACGAGCTTCTTTAATAGCTCTTTGCAAGGCTATATGTAGCGCGGTGCTGTACTGGTTGTCACAGTCAGTGCCGACAATGCCAAAATTCTGGTAGGGCATATTGTTAAGAGTTAGAGTTTTCAGCAATCAGCGAGACCTCGGCCACGAGGTTAGTCGGGTAGTTGAGGTAAGGCTTGAAGATTACCGGGTTCACCTGCCGCAGCGCTTCCAGCCAGGCCTGCACCGGCTTGGTGCCGTTGGCCTGCTGCTTGAACTGGCGGGCAATCGTCTCCTGCATTTCACCGGAATAGTTGAGAAAGTCCTTCATTATCTGACTTAGAAGCTGTATCAAAAGTGCATTCAGATATAGTGCCGGTACCTACAAAAACTAAGTCATCCCATTGAGAGACTGGTTTCCGCCCGGCAGTTATTGCTTCGGTGTAAATAGCACCATTAAACTGGCGTATAACGGCCGGTTTCAGGCGGCCATATTCATCAGTAAGCAGGCATTGCTGCTCTCGTTCAGCCATTTTTGCTGAGTAATAGAAGTCGTAGCGTTTGCCGTACTTCTCATCGAGGTCCGCAGGGCTTAGCCCCCCCAATACCTCCTGAGGTAATATATTCAGCATTGCCCGCGCCGTAGTGTCCAAAGGCTGGCGAACTAAGAACCTATTAAAAATCCGTTCAGTAGTCTTAGTGCGGCCCACAATGAGCTGCGCGTCACGCAGGCCACCAACCGTAAAACCAATTTGCTGAGCACCGTATTCAACAGTGAAAGCAACTCCATGCTTGAAGCCAAGAATTTCCGAGCCAGCTGCTTTCGCTAGCTCCTGTAGCGGGGCTAGGTCATCAGGACCAATGTATTCCTCTGGGCTATTACCAATAGCGCCACTGCTAATAAGTGCCAGAACGGCTTCTGCAAATGCGGCTATTTTTGAGGGGTCGGCTTGATTTTGCATACTAGTAGAAATGAAAGAATTAGTAAAGTTCGCACTCACTTAAAGCCATTGCCATAAGCCGTTTCAGCACCTGCTCCGGGCGCAGGTCTTCGGGCCGGTCGGCCTGCATCGGCCCGCCCGCCAGCAGGCGGTGCTCAGGGGTAGCGGTGCGTTTTTCATACGACCAGAACTCCTTGCGGCAGAAGTTGCCACCGCCCCATTGCGTGGGCTGGTGGGTAGCGGTGTAGACTAAGCCGTTGAGCTGGATAATTACGGGGCGGTGCTGCATAGCGGGGGCGACTACGGGAGTCAAATGGGTTGGAAGGACTTTCATACTTAGGAATACGAAAGCCAGAAACTAGGCTGGTTTAATAGCGTGCGCCACCTCTTGTATGACGCTGAGGAGTAGGTTCCATATGAGCATGAGCAGCGCCGCAAACTGCTGGTTGCCCTTCGTAATACTCCAATTGGAAACACAGAAAACCAGCCAAACAATGAACAGATAGCTCGCGATTGTCTGCAACCAGTTCTCGGGCCGGGCTGGCGCCTTAGCGGCTGGGGCGGCCGGGGTAGCTGGCGCAACCGTCGCGCTCACTGGAGCGGGCTTCGTTTTCATATCCTTGTAGAGCACCGTGGCCGCATTTTTCAGGTATAGGGCATCCTTAAACGTCAGCAACTCCATTTCGTGGAATATTGGAAACTGCCCGCCCACCTTGCCGATGGACTTTTTCACCCACTGATAGGGCACGCACTGCTGGCGGCGATACTCCGACCAGTCGGCGGGCGTTAGAAATTGAAGCGGGCAAAATATCTCTTTCAACATGCGGCCGTCCTGGTGCTGCGGGTAGGCCAGCAGATGCAGACCGGTGAAAATCTCGCCCTTGGCGAAGGCCCAAGCGAGTTCTTGCAGCTCGGCTTGGGATTTACTTGCTATGAGTAGCATCAGCGTGGTGAAATAGGGTTTCTATGGCCGCTGCTAGCTTCTCTTGGCTACCAGCAGCGGCTAGTAGGGCGGCGTAGCTCTGCTGCCGGCGCAGCACCAGCTGACGGCCGGAAAGCATACACGGCTCGGCCAGATGAATGTCACGGTCGCGCACGAAGCGGCGGGGCGTGATGGTGAGGCGTTTGCTCATTATCGCTGCTTCTTTGCTGCCTCGGCAAAGTCGACAAAGTGGGTCGGCCGCCAGTTGCCCCCAACCAGCACCAGCCCCTCAGGCTGCAACCAGCCTTTGGCTACGGAGTGGGTGTTTTCGTTGTAAAACAACAGGTTAGTTTCGCGGGGCGGCTTGTGAATAGTGAGGTCGCGGAGCGTCAGGGTTACTTCAAGGTCAGGCATACTGGGTGTTTTGGGGTGCAGGGTTAGAGAGAAATAATTGTTTGGGCACGCCGAGCGCGGTAGGTCTGGCTGCGGCGGCTGGTCAGGCTGGCCGCGCGCACCAGCGCGTCCTCGGCCTCGGTGAGCGCCGGCAAGGGCAACCGCCAGGTATCAATGGTGCGGCTGGGCCCGCCGCCGCCCCGGTACCACTCGAAGCCCGCCGCCCGGTAGATGGTCCCGCGGTGCCGGCTCGTGTCGCAGTAGCTGAGCAGGTAGCGCAGCTGATACGGCTCGTCGAGGAAGGGCGGGGAGCGGGCCAGCAGGTAGTCCACGCGGGCGGCCTGGGCCACCTCGCGTAGTACCTGGCTGGCCAGCGTGGAGCGGAACACCCCGCCCCGGTCGATGTAGCCCGGCAGCAGGCGCGGCCCGAAGCAGCACCCGCCCGGCTGCACATCGGGCGAGAGCCACATCCGGGATAGGTTGAGCACCTGCCAGCGCGTGACCTCGTACTTGGCTGGCGTCAGCTCAGGTGGGCCGTACCAGGTGCCGCAGCGCTGCGCCTCCGGGCGGCCCAGGGCTACGTAGCCCACGGGGCCGATGATGCCCGGCAGGCTTACCTCGTACACCTCAGGCGTGCTGCGCGGGTCGGGGAAGCGGTGCAGATAGTGGCCTTCGGTGATAGCGCGCCGAGCGGGCTCCCACTCGGCGCGAGTTAGGAAACGAATCATGCGGCGTGGCGGCGGGCGTCATTGGGGTGCATGGCTTCTTTGGGCAGCGGCAGAATCTCGCCCGCAACGGGTAGCCCGTCAGCGTCCAGAATACCGTCTTTTTTCAGCTGGTGATACTCCTGCCAGGCGTTTTTGTAGGAGTCTTCATGCCCGCAAGCATTCGTCCAGTTGTTGACAAAGTAGAATTCGCCCTCCTCACATGCCAGGCCGTGAGTGAGCGGCCCACGCGGCTGACCGCAGGTGGGGCAGGTCGCGGCGATGGTCACGCGCCGGGTGCCCCAGCTCCAGCCATCGCCGCCGTCGAAAGAGTTGCGCCAGAAGATGGTAGGCTGAATGAATGAGCGCGTGTTGTGGTCCATGTGGTGCTGGCCCACGCGCCGGCCAAACACGGCCTCGGTGTCGGTGGTGCGCAGCTTGGCTGGCCCCACAATGCCGTCCTGCTGGCGGTAGCGGGTAACGGCATCCTTGTGACTGCTGGCCTGAATCTCGAAGTAGTCGCCCGCCTCGATGCTCACGCCGAAGGTGCGCAGGCGGCCGCTCTGCTGTTCTACCTGCTCCTCGTAAATAGCGAAGTGGGTCGGCTCCCATTGCGCGCCGATAAGCATCAACGTGCCGGTTGGTTCGGAATAGAACCCGCGAGCGGTTTGGTTTTCGTACTGGTTGTAAAACAGCAGGTTGGTGGCGCGGGGCGCGGTATTCTCGCTGAGGGCGAGAAAGGTCAGGGCAACTTGAAAGTTTTGCATACTGGGGGTTGGGGTGAAAATGGGGTACTTAATCGACAGGAAATTCTTGGTAAAGCAGCTGAAAAAAGCGGGTCTGGAAGTAGACCACGAGGCTGAGCCGAAAGAGTGCCGTGAGGGTGATGCCCTCCCCGAGGCAAGGCTCAAACAAAAAGACTGAGCCGAGATACAGCAGCGCGTAGCAGGCGAGCAAGAGCAAGGCTCTGTGCTTCCGGTGCCGGCGAGCACGGTCAGCGAGGTACTGTTGCCATCGGCGCTCGCCGGGGGTGCTGTCGTCTGGGCTCATATCGTGACGGGCCGTTCAACTACCCTGAACTTGACCACCCAGTACCACTCGTTGAGCGCCCACCGCTCGGGGCCGTACTGGTGGGCGTGGAGGGTGCGGTAGGCATCTAGCACGCTGCCCTGGGGCTTGAGGCCTGGGGCGCCAAGGGCGTACCGGCCGCCGCCCACGACTTCAACGCCCTCGGCCAACGCTGCTTTATCCTTCATGTCGTGCAGGCGCTCTACACGCACTGACTCTATTTCGAGCAGCAGGCGGCTGGCCCAGCGCGGCATGTCGGCGGCGGCCGTGGGTTCGCGTTCGGTAAACCAGCCCCACGGGTCGGGGTCGCCACCGTACCAGGCGGCTTGCTGATAGCCTTCATATTGCCCCTGAGGTATTCCAGCCGGCCCACGCTTGATATTTGGCGCACCATCTGCGTGAGTTGGTATCACGCCCCGCGTGAAGGCCTCCCCTACCCACACCCGGTCGCCGGGCTTGCCCCACGGGCAAACGGCAAAATGGTAGCAGCTCGGGCCGTGGGGCGGGCCTTCATACCACCGCCACTCAAGGTCGTCTTGGTAGGGCGGTATCGCGTGCGGATACCAGCGGCGGTCGTAGTCCTCGCCAAACAGTCGCACGCCCTCTACGGGCCGGCGAAACTGTAGCTGGCGGCCGGCCAGGATAGCTTGAACCTCGTGGGGCTCAGCGGCCCAGGCGTGTTCTAGAATTTCGGACATTGTGAATTAGGAAGAGGGTGCCAGTTGAAAATCAGGTAGCCAGTGCAAGCGCCGTTGAGTAAGTCCTTCATGCCGGCAATCTGGCCAGCCTTATGCTGCGGGTCAGATGTATAAGTCCAGCATAGGCCTAGCGTGGGATGCACAAAGCAGGTGCTCTCGGGGCGCGGCTTTATCATTAGTCAGCTACAGATATGGGCGGGTTCAGCTAGTTGTCGGTTGGGATGCTGAGCGAGGACTTGCAAAGGCGACCGGCCCGGCCCTTACGCCAGAAGACGGTACAATCCCCGTCACTCCGCGAGCTGTCGCATTCAACTGTGAAATCACCCTGTATCAGGGTTTCCGGGTAGTGGTGCCCGTCGCCGACGCTGCCGTAGGCTAGCAGGGTAATAGCGGAGGCCACGGCCAGTAGGAAGCATAGGAAGGCTGTTGGTGCGTCTGCCTCGGCGGGGTGGCGGTAATTACTCATGGGCTAATTAGGAAATAGCACACCTAGCTGAATGTCAATTAGCCCGACGACCAGCCAAATAGCAAACTGAAGTATCAAAGAGGAAGTCTTTCTAGCTAAAGCCCCGTTATCAATTGCGGGAAACTGTTTGATGGTTTGTATGAGCAAGGTCAGAGCTTGAAATAGCCCATATAACCCGCCGATAATGGTCAATAAAGCGAGCAGCAAATGCACCCAGGCAATTACTGAGGGTGAGGTAACAGCTTGAATCATTGCCCCAGGAGCTTCTGCCCGCCATCGACGTTTTCTAGGAACAGCTGCTCGTCCTCGATGAAGAAGTCGGCTAGCTTTTGGCCCAGAGCCAGCGTAGCGGAAATCATGTTCTTGAAGTACTCCTCGCGCTCGGGAGTCCAGTCAAGCACCCGCGTCATACCCTTTATCACGTCGGGCTTCGTAACCGTGCCACGAAGTGCCCGGAACACGTCCTCACTCTGGTGCAGGTAGCGGTACTGCTTATGCTCACCAGTGCTGGTTTCCAGTGCTAGCTCTACTTTGAGGTCGAAGCCGTAGTTATCAGGCCGACGATAAAAGCCGCTATGAGCCCATTGAATAACAGGGTGCGTTGCTGGTAAATCGAGGCCGTCAGCAGTAGCCCGGCCAAGCGAAATAGTCACGAGCAGTACTTTGCGCTCAGACTTTAGGAGTGCTTCGTAGCTGCTTATAGCCGAAGAAAGAACGGCCTCTAAGGCAGCCTGTGTGGCATGACCAGTAAAACGATATTGACTAACTAGCTGCTTCATTTTGTCGGGGATTCCGACACTTATATGAAACAGGTCTTTAGTATTATAGCTCAATGCTAGCAGAATATCCTGCCCAGCAATGGTGCGGAGTAAGGTGGTGATTTTAGGCATATTGAGGAAAGTGCAGCGTTAGCAGTTTGAAATCATCTTCGAGTAGTGGGGTGCTGGGCGGCATTCCGCTGTGCTGGCTAAGCAGGCGGCGGCCGGCCCTGGTATCGGGCAGCACGACCGCCCCAAACTCAGGCACTACTTTCTCGACGGTACACACGCCGTAGTCAGCGTGGTTGACCTTGGCGCCCACCGGTAGGGCGTAGCCATCTTTCTTCCTCATAGCCCGCTACTTTTGGATGTACTGGCCGGGCAGGAAGCCCACCGCGAACTGGTTCTTTTGCAGGTACTCGTGGATGGCGAAGGGATTGAGGACGTGCGCCTCAGTATGGTGAGTGAGGCCACGGCGATAGTTGCGCACCCGGAAGCCTTCTAGCACTACCGTGACATAGCTGGCGTGGTCGGGGCCGAAGGCCTTCATGTAAAGGCCGGCATCACCACCGAGCGTAGGGGGCAGCGTGAAGCTCATTTCGTAGCGAAGCTTCTCACCTGGTATATCTATGCCCCAGGCCAGCCGCATAATCTTTTCAGCGGGTACCTCATCGAACTTGTTTTTCTTGGTCAAGTCGTCGAGGCCGCTGAGCACCGGCTTCACTTCTTCGGGCCGGTACATGCGCAGGCGGCGGGTAGATTTGCCGGGCTCGCCCAGCCACTCGTACATGCCCACGGCATTGCACAGGCGCGAGTCGCCCGCGAACTGGTAGGCGGTGTCGAGGCGTTCAATCACGGCGTGGCCGTGGGGGCACTTAGCTTCTACGCGGTGCGGCAGCAGCGGCGCGAGCTGGGCTAGGGTTACTGAGGGAGTGCTCATAGTTAAGATTGTAAGTCCTGTAAGTATTGTAAGTAAATGCCGGGCGGTCCTACCGCCCGGCGTAGCAACTACTTGATTTCCTCAGCTGTGAAAAGGCCCAGCCCCTCAATCTTCACCAGTACCGGCAGCTCGTCTTCATGGTCGGCGGGCAGGTCGCCGTTACCGAGGTCGCGGCCCTCGTGGGCCGTCCAGATGGAGTAGTCGTAGCCGCCGTGGCCGTACTCCGTATCGCCGCCGTAGTACTCGGGGCCGGCGTGCTCGCGGTCGAGCTGGCCGGTGAGGAGCAGGTTCTCGTACCCGTCAATCACGTCCTGGGCGGCGTTGATGTTGGTAGGCACAACAACTGTAGGAATGGAGCTTGCGGGTGGTAGTTCATATACCATCGTCTTGCGCTTCTCTTCCAGTAGCCGCTTCATTTTGCGGTCTAAGACCAAAGCACTTGTAATAATCATCTCCAAGGGCTCACCGCGATTAGGGCGATATTTAGCCTGCTCCTCAGCTAAGCTGGAAAAGCGCTCGTGCTCAGTGTCGGCCGCCTTGCCGGTGGTGTCCCACTCCCAGCTAAAAGCTAGGTTCTGGCCGAAGCGGTTATACTCGGCGCCGCACCCGCAGCGCACGTCGCCCATGCCGGTAGGGTTTTCCTCGCCGCAGGGGCAGACGAAGGCTTGTGGGGTCGTAGAACGGTGGTCTACTTTGTTCAGGGTGGCTATCATACTAGGGTTGGGTTGGGGTTATTGGGGTAGTCCTTATTTCTGTTACAAATATAACAGAAATACCCAGGCTATACAAGTCGCTTTATAATAAATGTTTATCAATCGTCGTAGTCGATGCCTTCGTGCCAGCCGGACTCGCCCTTTTTCGGAATGCTCAACTCATCCTCGTGGGCGTAGGCCTCTAAGCTGCCGCTCTGCATGTCGACCAGGTAGCAGCAGGTGCCGGGGATGAGCCGGATGATTTCGCACACCACCGGCTCGTGGAAGAAGCGGCGCGAGCGCAGGGTGCGCAGCGCGCCCGGTGGGCAAGGGTAGGTAGGTTCAGGCATTAGCAAGCGTAACGATGAGCGCGTTTTCTGTACTCGTCAGTAAAAGCGAAGGTGTAGTTGGGGTAGCTGGCTGCCATGAGCCGCAGCTGAGCCTCGGTTATCCGGTGCAGGTATAGGAAGCTGTGCTCGCTATCAGTGACCAGCGTCATCACGTTGCCCCGGTACCGCATCGTGACGATGAGGCGGTCATCGTCGCGGCAGGCCTTGTCTACCGGCACGCCCACGCTCTCGGCTAGGTCAAAGAGGCGCTGCTTGTGGGCCACATCCTGGCAGTCAAGCTCCCAGTTTGGACAGTGAAGGGTGGGTATAGTGGGCGGCAGGGTGGGCTTAGGCCAATTCATCATAGCGAGAAGTATTAGAAAACGAGCAGGAGTTGCCCATCACGCGTAATTCGGCGGCGGTATTGGTGACCCAAGCGAGCACTTACCAGCGCTGAAAGGCTGATTGAAAAGCAGGAAACACCAACCCACTCCTCCTCCTCAGTCGGAAGCCGTGTAGTAGGAACGGCTATAGCGCCATCTTCTTTAGGCTCAGTAGCAGAGAACTGTATCCGCTTCTTGGAGAAGTTCTTAGTAGCAATGATGTAGGCGTACATAAAATCGGGTTAAGAAGCAAAGGAGCCTAGCAACAGCGGGTTAGAGGTTGCGTTCAGTAATACTTACCGTCCACTTGTTAGTAAAACTCAGGCCCACGCTCAGCGAGTAGTCTTTGGCGTTGCTGAAGGTGTTGTAAAGCCAATCTTCGAGTTTGCGTTGCACCGCTGGTGCGTCTTTGCGCGTCATGCCGGGGCGGGTGAGGGAGCGCAGCTCATCCTCGGCGCGCAGCCTCATTTGGGATTCAGTAGTCAGCATAGCGGGGCGGGTTATAGCCGGCTGCCTTCTGGCTCAAACTGGCTGAGCACCTGGGCGCGCGACTTCGGGTAGAAAAGCCAGTCAAACAGGAAATTGCTCAACTCCAACTGACTGCCTGGCAACTTCATGTGCTGGCACATAGATTCTAGCACGCGGTCAAGGCGATAATCCTGCTTCCAGCAGGTGCCGGTGCTTTCGTACAACTCGAACTCCATAAAAACGAAGTCGTGATGCTCTTCCTCGCGGTCGTGCCACATAAGCACGAACTCAGTTTGTTGCAGGTCGATTTTGCGACTCTGCAGAAGGGTGGGCACTGGCTGGGCCTGCCAGAACAGCGTGCTTTCGCTAGCTGATTCAGGTAGGCGATTGCGCGATACTGCCCAAGTGCTTTGCTCGGGGGTACTCACGCTGGGTTCAAAGCGAAAAACGATTTTGCGCTGCATACTGGGGTTGGGGTTATTGGGGTGAATAGATTTCCGGGTGCAGGCGCACCGGCATGAGCTTGTTGTTATCGGCCGCCCACTGCCGCGCCCGGTTCCAGAAGCCGCGAGCTACCTCGATATCGCTCTCGGTGGTGAGGTCCAGGCGGCGCACGCCGGAGTGCGGCTCGGTCTTGTGGTGAAAGCCGGCAAACGTCCAGTCTATGCGCAGGCCGGTAACACTGGCGCCCCAGGGTTGCCCCGGCAGCAGCGACACGACCAGCACCGGGCCGAAGCGTTGGAGGAAGTCGGGAAAGTCGTAGCAGTAGGCGGCGTTAGGCATAGGACAAAGGCTACTTCGTGGGTAGGATGGTTTCAGGCTCAAGGCTTGGCGTAAACCACATGCCGCAGTTGGGGCAGTCCACATGGCCTTCTTCGTCAGGCTCGGCTTGAAATACATGTCCGCATCCAATGGGCGCATTTGCGTCAACGGCTTCTTCGTCGGGGCAGCGATAGGTAAGCATACTGGAGTGTGGGGTTATTGGGGGTATTTAGCACGACACAAACGCCCGTTTGTGTCGTGCTACAAATATACGTACCCAGTAGTAATTTTGATAAATATAAAAATTAATACCCCAAAGACTTGTACACCCCTATAACAGCGGGTTACATTTGTAACAGAAATACCCAATACCCCAACCCCAGTATGAACCGCACCAGCATCATCCCCCCCCGCCCCGTTTACCTGGAGCTAGCCGGCAGTGCCAAGACCGGCTACTACGTCACCGTTTACAGCAGCTCGGCCAAGCGGCCCACCGACGTACTCGGCTCGCTCTCGCTGAAAAACAACTCTGACCGCGCCCTCGCCCAGGCCCGGCGCGACGCGCAGAAACTGTATCGCTAAGCCTGCCTCACTCCGTATATATATGTCGCTTGGAAATTCTGCGGTAGCTACCGCCCCCGCGCTGGCCCTGCCGCCCACCAGCACCCCGCCCACCAAGCTCGGCCAGGTGCCGCCCCGCTATCAGCTGCGCGTGATTTCGCTCGCCCGGCTGGTCTGCACCAGCGTCACCCGCGAGTTAGGGCTGTTCGCGCTCCTGGAGGCTGACCGCCTCTACATCGCCGCTTCCCTCTGGTGCTACGCCGATGGCCAGTGGAGCACCTACGACCTGAATAAGGAGTGGGTATCTATCGGCCGGCCGTTGACTTTGTAAAACTTACAATACTTACAAGACTTACAAATGACCGGCACCCTGCACACCCCGAACGCCGCGCCCCGGCCGCTGACCGCCGACGAGCTGGCCGCCCTCAACCCCGGCTACGGCCACTCCTGGCTCAAGGGCTGCCTCGGTATCCCGGAGGCCGGGGTGCCCGCCCTGCGCCAGCTCCTCGGCTCGCCGCTGCCCTACGACCTCATCGACTGCGGCCGTCGCCACTTACTCATCGGCCTGGAGAATGCCGAAGACTTTGGCTTCGGCGCCACGCCCACCATCATCGGCCCGCTCAACAAGTGGACCAGGGGCGGCTGGTCTGAGGACGAGCCGCTGGTCGGCCCCCTGCTTTTAATCACTGCTTAATTTTTTCATTTTTCACCAACCCCAATTTCCCCAGTATGAATACTGACGTTTTGCTGCCCGCCAACCCTACCGATGCCGACGTGTGCGCCGCCGCTGAGGGCATCATGAGCGATGCTCTCCCCTGCAAGGTGCTGGCCCGCGCCGCCGCACCTACCGACCTAGCCACCGCTTACGAGCGGGCGGGCCTGGGCATGGCCGGCCGCCACGAGTACACCTTCTATAAGAATGCTGACGAGAGCGAGGTGCTGCTGCACCTGCCGGCCCTGGGCTACTTCACCGTGAGCGTAGACTAGGCTTTCAATCATTCTTTCACCAGTCGGCCGCCGTGCAAACGGCGGCCTTACTTTTGGTTAATCCTTTGCCCTATGATACAGCTACCCGAATCAACCGTAAGCCTCACGGTGGCAGTAATTGAACGGCCAGGTATAGCTCAAATCCAAATCGATGGAACAGTCACTTCTTAATCTTGAAGGCTGGTGCTACGGCCGCTTCCGGTCGTGCTATTTCTTCTTAGGCCAGGCCTATTGTGGGCAGGGTACGCCGCTCTACCCCGAGGACTTGCAGCAGGTGCCGCCGACCGACCCGGAGGAGGTATGCCCTATCTGCCGCAATAACCTCAAAGAACACCCGCCCCGGCTCTCAGCAGCCACACTCTTGAAGCTGGGGCTCACGACCTACGTAGCGAAAAACTACATCGCTGACCGGCTGCACCCGCTCTGGACTGACCGGAAGCGTTCAGGGTGGGCCGATGGTGAGAAGCCGCAGTACAGCTTGACGCAGGGGCCGGAAGGTATCGTGGCCCACCACCGGAAGAACAATATCAGCGGCTGGCGCGAGGTGGCTACCTTCCCCTACCCGGTCAATGAGGAACAGCTGCTCGACACGTTAGTAATTACCCACGGCTGGCCGCTGCGGGTCGTGGAGCACATTGAGGTAGTTGCCAAGCTTACGCGCAATGACTTGTAATGCGGTAGAGGGTGGGCATCGCGACCAGGAGCGCAAGCACGTTCACCGTAACGTCTTGCAACTGGGGTGGACGGTAGCCGGTACTAAGGCCGTAGAAGCCGTGACTGAGACGCAGGGCGCTACCACCAACTTCTACTACCAGGTAACGCACAAGGGTAAGGAAGTACTGCAAACGGTCAAGCTCAGCGAGGCAGAGCAACACTATAATTTACTGAAATGAGTAGCGAAGACGAATACTTACAAAACGTGAGTGCGTCAGCAGCGCCTTTCGGCCTGTCGTACTGGTACGCCATTTACCGCAACGCTGTCTCAGGCCAGACCCACGCACTAAGACAACTCGCCTACTCAGAGGTTGATATGGAGACTGATTTTGCCAAGGACAATCAGCTGTTTGGCTGGGAGGATGAGTTGCTAATAGTGACCAATGAGCCGCCGCCAGACCTACAGATTAACGGCTACCGGCCACGATTATAAAAGCAACTTTAACGCCTGTCGGGATTGCCCGGCAGGCGTTAATTTTTATATTTACAAAAATTCGCAAAGGGACTTGTAGGGGGTGTATGGCCCTGTTATATTTGTAACAGAAACCCCAATAAGCCCCACGCCCCGTATGAAAGTTGCTGATTCAGAACCCGCTACCACCGAACAGCAAGAGAAGATTATCCGCCTTCTCAACAGCCCAAGAGCTACCTACAGCGAGAAGCAGGCCGTGCTGGCTACCCTCCCCGGCCTGAGCGCCGCCCAGGCCGACGCTACCTATACCCACTGGTTTGAAGTGCTTTCCCAGCGCCCCCAGCAACGCCTGCCGCGCTACCGCCGCGCCGCCTAGTTCATCCCTTCACCCCAATACCCCAACCCCAGTATGACCACCCACGAAATCACGTCGCAGCGCGTTTTTGAGAAGCTGCACGAAACCCGCGGCATCAAGCCCGGCGACATCCTGAGCGGTGCCCTCGGCACCTACCTCACCACGACCGGCCTGCGCGGCCGGGGCGAGCAGCAGCAGGCGCTCGTACTAGCTTACTACCCGAAGTCGCAAAGCTACCAGGTTCGTGACCTGGGCGCGGAGAGCGACTTCCGCATCTACTTTCGTCGTACCGACTACTATGCGGCGCTCAACGTCGGCGGGTATGAGCAGGCCCATGCGGATTTGCTGGCCGACGGCCCGGAGCTAAGCGAGCCGGAGCTACTGGCCAAGGCGCAGTTCACGGTGGCGGGCTCGCTACTGGTGCGCCTCACCGACTACGTGGAGGCTACTAAATTTGCTCGCGGCTACCGCGATACCCACGCCTCGGGCCAGGGGCCCAACGGCCTCGTCTACTATGTGGCCTACCGCGCCAGCCTGCGCCGCTACATGATTTTGATTGCCGGGCTGGGCTTCTTCTACGGGGAGGAGATTACAGAGCAGGAACGTCGGGAGCTGGAAGCAGCCCTGACACCTGCCCCGGCCCCGGCCTACCAGTACGAGGTGAATTGCGGCTACAATGACGACCGGCCGGCTCACTTCTTCGTCACGCTCGAAGAGGCCTACGCCCACTGCCAGCAGGTGCTGGATTTCAAGGAGCGCGAAGACGATGCAGATTGGCTGCGCCGCACGCTGCAACCGGGCGCTAAGGGTGAGCAGCGCCTGCGCGGCCCGCAAGGCCTGCGCTGGATTCAGTTGCTCGAAGAGCCGGTGCCCGCCGAAGCACCCGCCCCAAAGTACTGCCTGGGCGCGCAGGTGCGCGTCCTCGGTCAGTGCGGCTTTTGGACGGTGAATAAGCGGTACGTCGCGCACGGTGAGTGGCATTACAAGCTGCACCAGCGGGTAAGTGAGCTAACCAGCGAGCTACGCCACGCCAGCGCCTACGAAGGCAACCTGGGCACCCGCTACGAGCCTAACCCCAACGACAAGATTGACAGCCGGCCGGGCCACAACCCCGCGCTGGCTGAGCGCGTGCAGGAGCTAGGCATTGCCACGGTGGAGAAAACCGATGAGGAGCTGGAGGCCTACACCCGGCCGTTCTTTCAGGGAGCGTGGGCCAGCGCCTCGGGCCTGCTCGACACGGGGGCAAACTGGACGGGCTGGCGCGACCTGCGCCGACTGCTGAACGGTGGTGGCCAGGCGTACTACTGGAAAAGCCCGAACCGTGACCTGCTGGTGTACACCGCCTTTGACACGGCCGGCGACCAGTACCTGGTGCCGATGAAGGGGTGGAGCGTGCTGGAAACCCACACGAGCTACCCGGCCTACGCGCTGGTGGCCCGCGCCGCCAAGGTTTCGGCCATCGCGCTTGCTTCTTAAATCTTACAACACTTACAATACTTACAACACTTACATGTTATGAGAAATTACAATCGTTGGACACCCGCCGAAGTAGTGTTATTGAGCGATTTATACCCGAAGGCAAAACGGGCAGCACTGCTGGCTGAAATCCCAGCCCATACCTGGAGCGCTATTGCCGTTAAGGCCAGAGAGCTGAGTATTAAGCGCATAAGCGACCAGGATTGGACGGAGTCGGAGACGGCTACGTTGCGCGAGAACTACGAGGCCCTGGGTTACAAAGGGGTATCCGACTTGCTAGGCCGCTCGCTAGCCTCGGTCAGAAACAAGGCGGAGGATTTGAAGCTGCGCCGTAACTCGGGCTACAAACGTTGGACAGCGGAAGCAGATGAGTTGATGCTTGCGCACTACCCGACCGCAATGCCGTTGCGTGAACTCGCCGCGCTGCTCGGCCGCACGAAGGTGAGCGACCTCGTGAAGCGCGCCAGGAAGTTGAAAATAAAACGTCTGGTTATCAAGCGCCCTAAAAAGGGGCCGCGCAAGACGAGTTGGTCAGGTGAGAAGGATGCATTGGTGCGGGCCCACTACGAAACGTCAATGCCGATGTCTGAGCTGGCTGCGCTGATAGGCAAGTCAGTGAAACGTGTAGTAGCTTACGCCAACAAGCTAAAGTTGCGCCGCCGCGCCCGGCGCTCGGATGCAGCTACGTCAACCGTGCGCCCGAAGAAAGAGCCGGTGCAGAAAGCGGCGAAGGCTGCCCGCCCGGCCCCAGCCCCGAAGGTTGTGAAGGAGCCGACTCCTAAAAAGGTAGTGGCCGTTGCTAAGCCTACCCCGCCCGCGCCGGCTCCTGTTCAAGCCACGGTCGCGCCTAAAAAGCGCGGCACGCCGAAGGAGGACACCAGCCCCGGCTCAGCCTTCTACATCCGCAACCTGCCAGCTAATCACGAGGAGCGCTTCGCATACATGCGCGGCGGTCGGCGTAGCTGGGAGGAGTTCATGAAGGCCAAGCAGGAACAGCAGCAGCTTGCCGAAAAGCCGGTTGTCAGCATCAACCACGGCCTGCAACCCCACATGCAGGCCGTGCCCACCGACCGCATGTTGACGGTAGGCGAACTGCCGGCCATGACTACGCCGTCCATTTTATACATGACGTCGCCGTTCTGCGGCACCGCTAAGCAAGGCCGCCGCGAGCGTGGGGCCGGTGGCCTGGCACTAGCCCAAAGTGAGGAGGTAGCGATTCATGGTTAAGACCATCCGTAAAATCGCCACAGCCGAGGTAGAGCCTGACGCGCCTATCCGCTACGCTGACTTCTTCGCGGGCGGCGGTGGGGCCAGCAAGGGCCTGAGCTGGGCCGGCTGGCTGGCGATGCTGGCCCTCAACCACTCGCCGGTAGCTATCGCTACCCACAAACACAACTTCCCCTACGCCAAGCACCTGCTGTGCGACATCCGCAAACAAAGTGAGTGGAAGGTGGGCGTGATGGCCGACGTGATGTGGGCCAGCCCGGATTGCACGCACCATTCTATTGCGAAAGGTGGCCAGAGCCGCGACGCCAAGGAGCGCGCCTTGGCCGAGGAACTGCCCCGCTTCGCGCTCGCCCTCAACGTGAACTGCATCATGATTGAGAACGTGTCGCAGTTCCTAACCTGGGGGCCGGTGCAGCAGCGGCGCAACAAGCGCGGGGAGCTGGTCTTCGATAAGAAGGGCGAGCCCATCTACGACCCGATTAAGGAGCGTAAGTCCGAGTACTACAACCACTGGTTGGAGGTAATGAAGAAGATGGGCTTCGTCAACTACGAATACCGGATTTTGAACGCGGCCGACTTCGGCGCACCCCAAAGCCGCAAGCGTTACTTCGGCATCTTCACGCGGGCCGGCATCAAAATCAAATGGCCCAAGCCTACCCACGACCGCGACGGTAAGGGTAAGCTGCCTACCTGGCTGCCGGTGCGTGACGTGCTCGACCTGGGCGACCGGGGCCGCAGCATCTTCACGCAATGGGACCAGGGCAAGAACCGCAAGCCCGGCGATAAACCGGCTGACAAAACCCTGCGCCGCATTCTGGCTGGCCTGAAAAAGCACGTTATAGGGGCGGGTGAGAGCGAGGTACTGGTGAAGCGCACGGGCACGCAGCGCCCTGAGGGCAGCGTGCCCGGCACTAACCCGTCGAGCACTATCGCTACCTGCTACCTGCCCGACCTGCTCACGCCGGCCTTCATCCACAAAAACCAGAGCAACCCGCCCAGCGGTAAGCCTGGCGTAGGCGCCAGCATCAACCGGCCCAGCGACGTGATAGCGGCCTCGTGGCATCCTGACCTCGTGACGGCTGAGTTCGTGGCTAACCCCGCCTGGGGCGGCGCTTCGGCTAGCAGTACGGCCCCCTCACCCACAATAGTAGCCCGCCAGGATAAGGGGCCGCTCGGGTTGGTGAGCGCCGAGATAATGGTAAAGTCCTACGGCGGCGACCCTACCCACCAGAGCTACCCGCTGAGCAAGCCCGCGAGCACTATCACCACCGCCGACCATCATAATCTGGCTACGGCCTACCTGATGCACAACTACGGGGGCGAGAACCGGGGGCGCTCGCTCGACGAGCCTTCGGCTACCATCACCGGCAGCGGTGGGCAGCAATACCTCACGCACTTCTACAGCGGCCGGGGCCAGACCTCAGCTATGTGCGCCCCGCACCCTTGCCTGACTACCCAACCTAAGAGCCGCCTACTTACGCCAGTATTCGTGCAGCAGCATAACGGCGGCTCCGATAACTGCCGGGTGCTGAGCCTGGAAGGCCCGGTGAATACCGTGACCACTGAGAACCGTTTCAGCACGGTGCAGGTGGAGTTCCTGGCCCAAAGCAACGGGGTAAGCGAGGGCACCAGCCCGGCCGCCAAGACGTGGCCCAGCACCACCGCCAGCCGCACCATCACCGCGCAGCCCAACCAGTCGCTGCTCACGGCTGCCCTGCTGCAAAGCAACGGCACCCGCGCCGACGATGACGCGGCCCGGCTCACCATGTCCCTTGATGGCCAGGCGCCCACCGTCACGACCAACGGCGGCAACCTGTACCTGATGACCTACTACGGCAACGGCACCGTGCAGTCACTATGCCGGCCGTGCCCCACGCTGACTACCCACGACCGGGTGGGACTGCTGGGGTTCCTCACGCCCAGCCATGGGGCCAGCGCTCCCTACTCGCTACGTGGGCCGGCGAAGACCATCGTGGCCAGCCGCCGCCACCAGTACCTGGTGCTCGCCGCGCCCGGCTCGCCCGTCGCCCACGAGCCGGGCGACTCGGAAGCTATGCGGTTGCTCAAAGCCTACTGCCGCCGCCACGGCATCGCCGACATCTACATGCGAATGCTGAAGGTGGAGGAGCTGAAGTTGATAATGGGCTTTCCCGCCGACTACTATCTAGCTGGCAGCGATACCAAGAAAAAGGAGATGCTAGGCAACGCCGTAGTGCCGCAGATAGCCGAGGCCCTGGCCCGCGCCATGACGCCCAGCCTGCGCGCCGCCCGCAAGCGCAAGCTGCGCCCGCTGTGCGAGGCTACGGTGCACGCCTGGGAGCAGCTGGACTTATTTGGAGGGAGGGCCGCCGCATGAGCAAACGCCCTCAAACTTCATTCCTGCTGCCGCAAACGGCCGTGGGCGCGGGCTTTATCTCCCGTTTCGACCCCAATTGTGCGGATAAGGTGATAGCCGATATGCGCACCGGATTAAGCCTGGAGCAATCCCTGAGCAGGTACTACGTAGGCCGAACAACCGAGCAACTACGCAGCGACATCAGCCTGTGCGAGCGCCTGCTTTCCCTACCGGATTATTCTGAAAAGGACGTGCAGCAGTTGCGCCTGCGGCTTGCAAAGTCAGAATTAGAAACTAGGCTGGGGCAGGCAAAGCTGCTTAAACAGCCACTCACGCTTTTTCAAATTGAAGGAGGGGTAGCAGCATGATGTGGTGGCACTACCTCATAACCGCTTACCTGTGCGTGGGCATCTTCATCCTGCCCTCTACCCCAATGGCGGGCATCAGCCCACGGCGCAGGGCTGTGCGGGCCGTCCTGGTATTATTCGGGTGGGGCTTATTCGGGGTGTTTGCCCTGTGGGACATTTGGCAGGAGGGGCGCGACCATGAGTAGCTCCATCATGCTCCCGTTCATGCTGGCCGAGATTCAGGACCAGTACACGGCCGACGACAACAACCGGCCCTGGATAGTCGGGTTCAGCGGCGGTAAGGACTCCACGATGCTGCTGCAACTCGTGTGGCTGGCCGTGGCCAAGCTGCCGGCCGCCCAGCGCCACCGGCCGGTGTACGTCGTGTGCAACGATACGCTGGTGGAGAACCCGCGCATCGTGGGCTTTATCGAGGCAACGCTGCAACGCATCGAGGCCGCCGCGCCCGCCCATCAAATGCCCTTCGTCGTGGTGCGCACTACGCCCGTCGTTGAACAGGCGTTTTGGTTTTCGCTTATCGGCAAGGGCTACCCAGCCCCCAGCAGTACTTTCCGCTGGTGTACCGACCGGCTGAAAATCAACCCGACCACGGCCTTCATCAAGGCGAAGGTGAGCCAGGCCGGCGAGGTAATTATCCTGCTAGGCACGCGCTCGGCGGAGAGCGCCCGCCGTGCCCGCTCAATGGCCAAGCACGCCGTACACGGCCACCGGCTGCGTAAGCACCTGCTGCCCAACGCCTACGTGTACGCCCCCATCCGCGACGTAGAAACGGCCGGGGTGTGGCAGTACCTCAGCCAGGTGCCCCCGCCCTGGGGCGGCACCCACAAGGAGCTGATTACGCTCTACCGCAACGCCAGCACCGACGAGGATTGCCCGCTAGTGGTCGATACCGAAACGCCCTCGTGCGGCAAGAGCCGCTTCGGCTGCTACGTGTGCACGGTGGTGAAAGAGGACAAGTCAATGAAAGGCCTCCTGCAACACGGCGAGGAGTGGATGGAGCCGCTGGCCGACCTGCGCGACTACCTCGTGGAAACCCGCGACAACCCCGAGCGCTACCGCAGCAAGACCCTGCGCCGGGGCTACCAGTTGGAAGGCCGCTGGGGGCCATACCTGCCCGAGGTTCGGGCGGAGGTGCTGCGCCGGCTGCTGCTGGCGCAGCGCGAGATACAGCAGGGCTACGACCCGACGCTCAGCTTCATCTCGGCCCGCGAGCTGGTGGCCATCCAGGGGCAGTGGCACCAGGACGGCATCTACGACTACTCGGTTACGGCCGTGCACGCTGAGGTGTACCCCACGGCGGTAGCCCTGCCGCGGATACAGGCCAACCGGGCGGAGGCCGATGCGCTGCTGCGCGAGGTGTGCGCCGACGAGCCGGACCACTACGACTTGATTCAACAGTCAATGAAGGTGCTGGAAACGAACCGCTTCAATAAAAATCGGCGGGGGCTGTACGGGGGCATTGAACGGGTGCTGGATAACTACTTAGCTACTCGGCTATGAATAAGCCCGCATCTAAAAGCCGCAAGGGCCGGGGCCGCAACGGGCAGGGCTTCACCTGTAACACCTGCGGGGAGCACTGGGAAACGCACCCGTTTTGGGTGGTGCCCTGCTCCAAGTGCTTCGCCCCGGCCGGCTCGCCCTGCGTGCGTCCCAGCGAGCACATCAACGTGGGCGGCTACGTGCACGTCGAGCGTGAGCAGGCCGCCGTCGACAGTGGCTTAGTGAAAATGTGCCCAAAGGGCCCCACGGCGCTAGGCCGTAGCCCGAAGACGCTTACCCGCAAACAGCTAACGCTTTTCTAAAATGGCTTTACACCCCTACCGCTCGCCCCTGCGCTACCCCGGTGGCAAGCGCAAGCTAGCGCAGTACATCTGCCGCGTTTTTGAGATGAACGGGCTGTGCGACGGGCACTACATCGAACCCTACTGTGGGGGCGCCAGCGTCGCGTGGGCCCTGCTGGCCGGGCAATATGCCGGCCGGGTTTACCTCAATGACGCTGACCCCGCCGTGTACGCCTTCTGGTACTGCGTGCTCTATCAAACGGATGAGCTGCTGCGCTTCGTGCGGGATACGCCGGTCACGATGAAGCAGTGGCACCGCCAGCGCCAGATACTGGCCGACCCCAGCGCCTCGCGGCTGGAGCTAGGCCAAGCCTGTTTCTTTTTGAACCGCACCAACCGCTCCGGCATCTTGACCGGGGGCGTTATCGGTGGGCAGCAGCAGGACGGTAGCTGCCAGGTAGACGACCGTTTCAACCGCGAAGACCTTTCACGCCGGATTCAAAAAATAGCCTACCGGGAGTTTCAAATACGGCTGTATAACCTTGATGCGCCGAAGTTTTTGGAGGCAATAGAGCCTGAGGTAGACATCTGCAACCTGATTTACCTGGACCCGCCCTATTATGAAAAAGGCCAGGGGCTTTACGCCAACGCCTACGGGCACGCTGAGCACGCGGCCGTGGCCGACATGGTGGGCAAGCTGCGTAGCACCCTGCGCGGGCATTGGATAGTTTCCTACGATAACGTGCCGGCTATCCGGGCGCTCTACCAGCAGTACGAGTCGCTGGAATTCAACCTGCACTACAGCGCACAGACCCGCCAGGCGGGCGATGAAGTGATGTTCTTCTCGCCCCGCCTGTACCGGCCTGAGGTTACGGCCAAAATGGTGCCCGTAGCCGCGCCCCGCCCGGCCCGCGCCCCTGAGCTGGTGCTGATGCCCACCCCTGCGGTGGCCACCAACCTACAACTAACGCTTTTCTGAAATGCCACTACCTGCCGACTTAGAAGAGGGCTGGGGCATCACCATTCACGGTGAGCACTACATCACCCGCGACGGCGACCTGCTCTGCAACCCGCTGCGCCGCATCACCTGGCACCAGCAGCTGACGCAGCAGCCCGCCCGCCCTACCCACTGCCCCAAGTGCGCCGCCCTACGGCCCCCCCCACAACATGCACCAGAAGATTAGCTATACCCCGCTGGCCATCCCGGAGCCGCTAACCGACGCGCTGGAGAACGGCGCGGCGCTGGCCATCAGCATCAGCGGCGGCAAGGATAGTCAGGTGCTGTTGAAACGGCTGGTGGAGCACCACCGGCTCAACGGCTACCCCGGCCCGCTGTTCGCCCTGCACGCCGACCTGGGCCGGGCCGAGTGGGGCGAGACGCCGTTTGAGGTGCGGCGCCAAGCCGAGTTGTACGACGTGCCTTTGGTCACGGTGCAGCGCCCGAAAGGCGACCTCGTGCAGCGCATCGAGGAGCGGCTGCTGGCCACCCGGCCCAAGCCTGACGCTACCGAGGACGAAGCGCCCGCCCCATTCTGGCCCAGCGCCAGCAGCCGCTACTGCACTTCGCACCTGAAAAGCGGGCCGATTGATACCGCGCTGCGCAACCCGGAGCAGTACTGGCCCTCGGCCAGCACGCGCTACTGCACCAGCGACCTAAAGCGTGGGCCGCTCGACACGGCCCTGCGCGAGTACACCGGCGTAGTGATTAGCGCCGAGGGCGTGCGGGCCGGGGAGAGCGCCGCCAGGGCCGGCAAGCCCGCGCTTGAACTGCGCACCGCTATTACTTCGGCCGCGCTACTGCGGGAGTCACTTACCCCGGAGGGCGCTTACAGCAACTTTAACGGGGGGATGGGTACGCGGCTGGCCTTCAACTGGCGGCCCCTGCTGCGTTTTACGGAGGATGATATATGGCAGGCGCTGGGCCATACCCGCGCCGAGTTGGAATACCGCCGCCGCCTCTACAAAGCGGGGCTGGTTGACCAAGCCTTGGAGGGCTGGCAGTTCCACCCGGCCTACGTGTACGGCAACGAGCGCCTCAGCTGCGCGCTGTGCGTCCTCGGCTCCAAGAGCGACCTGCTCAACGGGGCCAACCATAACCCCGACCTCTACGGCCACTACCTGGAACTGGAAATTATCGGCGGGGCCACCTTCAAGCATGGGTGGAGTCTGGCCGAGTTGCCGGTGGTGGGCCGGGCGGCTGAGCTGAAAGAGCAGATACTGGCCGCCGCGCCCGCGCCGAAAGCAGGCACCCAATTTAAATTGCTATGAGCGACCTAATTGTAAATACGCCTGATACGGCGGCGCTGGTAGCAGCCGGCGCGTTGTTCGTGGTGAACCACAGCGGCGGTAAAGACAGCCAGGCTATGCTTATCCGGTTGCGTGCCTTAGTACCCGCCCGGCAGCTCGTGTGTATTCACGCGCCGCTGGGTGAGGCCGAGTGGCCGGGCGCGTTGGAGTTGGCCCGCGACCAAGCGGCTAGCTACGGCGTGAAGTTCGTACTGGCCCCGGCTACCAAGACGTTTCTGCAACTCGTGCGCCACCGGCACGCCAACTACCCCACGGCCCCCAGCTTCCCGCAGGCCGGCAACCGCCAGTGTACCTCGGACTTGAAGCGCGGCCCCATCGAGCGCGAGGTGCGCCGGTACGCCCGAGCCCACGGCTTCACTACGATAGTAACCTGCATGGGCCTGCGCGCCCAGGAGAGTCCTAACCGCGCTAAGATGCAGGTATGGCGGAAAAATGAGAAAGGCTCGGTGGCCGGCCGTACCTGGTACGAGTGGCTGCCGATTCACCACCTCAGCACCGCCGAGGTGTTCGGCATCATCGCGGCGGCCGGCGAGAAGCCCCACTACGCCTACGCCCTGGGTAACGACCGCCTCAGTTGCGTCTTCTGCATCATGGCCAGCGCCAACGACCTGCGCAACGGGGCGCTGCACAATCCGGAATTGTACGCCGAGTATGTCGCGCTGGAACAGGAAACGGGCTACACCCTGCACATGAGCCGCAAGACGCTGCCGGAGATTACGGGCCTGACAATAGAGGCGGCCTATCAGCTCAAAGTACTTAACTAAGGGCACGGTTGGCCGCTGTAATATGTTGTATTGCAGTAGTATAATCTGTAAAATATGACTGAAAAGGAAGCTAAGCCGCACCTCGGCTACTATTACGGAATCCACGACGAGGTTCTATATCACGTCACGCATAGCCAAGGTAAGCTGCACCTCAGCCGGCGCACCACCCACGGCCCGGAGCCTGCGCAAGACAAGTTCTGCGACCCCTACGAAATAGCGGATGACCAGATGAAGCGACTGCTCGACTTCAGTTTCAAGCGAGCAGAATACCAGCCCGCCCCACCCGCAAAACCTCCAAAAGACAAGCCCCGCCCACCCCTAAGTTTATTCTAACCCTATGAAACTGTACAACCATCTACCGGACGAGCAGTCAAACGCCGTGTTGAATGCACTGGAAAAAATGAACGCTGAGGATAATCGCGGTCCCTTCACTCATGACGAATTGCACCAAGCTAAAACAGAGGTACAGCATCTGGTCAAGTGTTTGAATGAGCTTGGCTATCAGGTTAATCGCAATCAACCATCATGAGAATCACCTTCTCCTTCGCGTGGTACGACCTGTGGGTCGGCGTCTTCATCGACCGGCCCAAGCGCCGCGTGTACATCTGTCCCTTGCCCACCTTACTCATAACTGTTTTCCTGAAATGCCAAGATTAACTGAAGAAGAAATGCTGGCACTCCGGCCAGTATGGAAGGGGGCCATGAAGGCGATTCGCAAAGTGCTGACGGGGTGTAAAAACCCTAGCGAACAGGAGTATATAGCTGGCATACTGCACGCTGGTATGGAAGGTGAGTGGCGCAAAGCAGAGACAAAGCGTGCCAAACAGGAACGCGCTGAACTAAAGCAATCAAAACCAAGTGCTAAATGAGCTACCTCGTCCTAGATACCGAGGCTACAGATAAGTACCCCGAAACGGCAGAGGTGCTGAGCGTGTCCATCATCGACAACACCGGGGTCGTGCTGCTCGATACGCTGGTGCGCCCGGTGCGCCATACTGTGTGGCCAGCGGCCCAGAAGATTCACGGCATCACGCCCGCCCAGGTGCTGCGGCCAGACCTGCCCACGTTGGAGGAGCTGAACCCCGTCATAGCCGACATCCTGCGCGGGCGCGTCGTCGTGATTTACTCTGCCGTGTACGATACCACGATTCTGCGCGAGGCATTCGCGCTGGGCCCGCCCGCCGAGGTGCATTGCGCGATGCTCAAATATGCTCAGGATGAGCAAGTGGCTTGGTGGGATAACTATCACGGTAACTGGCACTGGCATAGCCTCGTGTCAGCAGCGGCCCACGTCGGCCACCAGTGGCAGGGTAAGGCACACGGCTCGTTGCCGGACTGCTTTGCGACCCGCGACGTGTGGGCCTGGTGCACGGACCCCGAGGAGCGGGCGCGGATTGATGCCGCAAAAGAGGAGGCGTATCTGAGCCGTGAGGTAGAATACTACCTCGCCCGGTGTGAAATGCGCCAAGCTGAAAAGGACCGGGAGCACGACCTGATGCTGGACTTGACCAACCGCCACCGGTTAGAGCCGCTACTGGGCGTCTCATTCGTGTGCCCCGCCTACCTGCGGGCCGAGGCATCCGCGGACGTGTTCTGCCAGCACCTCACCGGCTACGCTGTCCGGGTATGGGAGCGCTACGGCGAGCACCGGCTAGGCCTGCCGCGCTACGATGCCGTGAACAGCCGCCGCCCGAAGCACCTGGTGCTGGCGCGGGAGGTACACCTGCTGCCCAAAAAGAAGACCGCCCAGCCGGCTGCCCTGTACGTCTACGGGTATAATGAGCAAAACCCCGGCCAGTGGCTGGATGCCCACGACCTGTACGATTTAGGCAAGCTGCGGAAGGGCATAGACTACGTGCCCATCTACCCCACGGCCGACTACCCCGAGGGGCACTACTCCGCCACGGCGCTGGCTCGGCAGTTCAAGCTCAAGCCGGCGGTTATCGCCAAGCTGCGGCCCGCCTGGCTGAAGTCTACCAAGTACCTCGATTACCTGCTGTATCAATACCCACCTAAGCCACATCGGCGCCCGAAGAATGAGCCAGTCCTTACCGCGTGATGTGCGCGTAGTCGCCGCCAGCATTACCTACGAGCAGCCCGCCGACGAAATGCAGTTGGACGGCATGCCTACGCAGCGTATCAAACTCAGTATTGAGGATACCGGCTTGCCACCGCACCAAGTAGCCTATCCGGTATTGAAAACTAAGCGATGGGCGTTTGATGATGCCACTCAGCTGCACCAGTTGCTGGAAGATTTCGCCGCGCGACTACCTGAGTTGCGCGAGGCTATTTTGGTGCCCCAGCCCCCGGCAGTGAGTGAGTAATTTTGTTTCGTATAAAAATTTACTTGCAATACTTACAAGACTTACATAACTTGCATCACCCAATAAGCCTTCGGGCACCCACACCCCATGAATGATACCGCATTAGCCGTTCAGGAACGGCCGTTGGCCCTGCCGAGCCACGTAGTAGCCGACCTATTGCGCACTAGAAACGAGGTGCTGTTGGCGAAAGTCGAAAGCTGGCGCCCCAGTGCAAACCCGCGCTCAAAGAAGGTATTCGGCAGCTCGCCTAATCCCGCCCCTATTGCTGGCTGGACGATTGAGGAAATCGCAAAAGAGTACCCGTTCCCGCACGGTGAAGTTGGCGACCACCTTTGGATTCAGGAGGAGTTTCAGCGCGGCTTCTCCGGGCACGTTTCGCACTGCGGCTACCTGTACCGGTCCACGGACGTAAACCGCGATAGCAATCATGGCTTGTGGTGCTACGAGAAAAATGGCACTTTCTACGACCACTACGACCGTCCTTTCCCCTGGCTCCCGGCTACGGAAATGCCCAGGCAGGCGTGCCGACTGGTTTACGAGATAGTCAGCTGGGAAATTGCCTTACAGTACCCCGACAGAGAGGGGGAGATTCCCAGTAACGAGTACTTCTGGCACATCACGCTTCGCCGAGTCGAATAGCGTGGCCTTCCCTACGACCCTGGCCACGCTGCTGGCCTACGCTCGTGCACCCTACCAACTTGCTGACGGCCGCCGTTGCGAGTTGGTAGGTTTCGACTTTCGGGAAGAGGCCTGCGCGCACATTGAGTACCTGGACGCCTTCGGCACCTGGGAGCGGGGCTGGGCAACGCCCGCCGAGCTGATACCCCTACTGCGCGGCTTCAACGCGCTGGTGGAGGCGTTGCCCGCTGGTGAGATACCCGTTATCGCCGTGGCCCGGCTACAAGGCCACGAATGGCCGGATATGGTGCCTCACCTGCACTACGACGCGCCCGCAGTAGGCTACGCGATGGCGCTGGAAGATTACCCCGGCGTGAGGCGCTTCTTCATTAGCACCTGGGCCTTTGGCGCCGGCCACCTCAACATGGAGATAATAAACTACCTGCGGGACAAGGGCTTCGCCGTGGGCTTAGAGCCTGAACAATACATCGACATTACCACTATTCAAGATGGAAAATAGCAAAATCGAATGGTGCGACCACACCTTCAATTCGTGGGAAGGTTGTGCCAAAATATCGCCTGGCTGCAAAAACTGCTACGCTGAGGCGCAGCACCGGCTATGGCACTCGGCGCTTAATGAGGGCGACAACCCCGGCACCTGCTGGGGCATCAACGCCCCCCGCTTGGCCCGGAGCGAGGCCAACTGGGCGAAGCCGCGGAAGTGGAACGCCGCCGCCGCTGCCCAGGGGGAACGCCGTCGCGTGTTCTGCAGCAGCATGGCCGACGTGTTTGAGGTGCAGAGCGCCAAGAGCCTCAGCTACGCCGGTACCACCGGCACGGTACCAGTAGGCGAGGGCAAAACGCGCACGGTGCGTTTCGTCGCCATCGCGGCCGAGCGCTACCGCCTGCTAAAACTCATCTACGAAACGCCAAACCTTGACTGGCTTTTGCTTACCAAGCGGCCGGAGAACATTCTGCCAGCGCTTATGGCGGCCTATTCCATGATTGAGCGGAGGGGCTTGTTTGCTCACTGGCTGGAAAAGTGGATAGCAGGCACCCCGCCTACCAACGTCTGGCTAGGCACCTCCGTCGAGAATCAGGAACAGGCGGACATTCGCGTCCCTCAGTTGCTGGCCGCGCCAGCCGCCGTTCGTTTCCTCAGTTGTGAGCCGTTGCTAGGGCCAGTGAACCTGTGGCGCGTCGACCACGATGAGCGGACGCTGACCGGCCCCGGCGTAGTAAAGCGGGATGGTACTACCCCCAATACTTCCAGTGGCCCAGGTGAGGGCTACGAGGATAGCCAGGTTGGCATTGATTGGGTTATCGTCGGCGGCGAGTCTGGCCACCACGCCCGGCCCATGCACCCCGACTGGGCGCGCGATATTCAACTACAGTGCGAGGAGGCGGGCGTACCCTTCCTGTTCAAACAGTGGGGCAACTGGACGGAACAATTCTCGGAAGCCGGCACCGGTGGCTCTCCCCGCAAAGGCGATATTTTCCTGGGGCCGGATGGCAAAATAGTAAGCTATGGACAGGTGCCCGACGACCGTGTGTATTTCGAGTTTGGGGATGGCTGCGAGGCTACCGTAGCCCGCATGCGCAACGTGGGCAAGGAGGCGGCCGGGCGGCTGCTGGAAGGCAAGACTTACGACCAGTGGCCCACGGCCCGCATTACCCAATAATCTTATGGCTAAGTCATTCACCGATTACCAACTCGAACAATTCGCCGAGCAGTTGCAGGGCATTGAAACGACCTACACCCATGGTAGTTTCAGCGATAAGGAAATAGCCAAGGAGGAACTGCTCACCTTGGCCGAGGGCAACATGAAGCGGCTCGTAGCCGAGTTGCAAGGCCTGCGCGAGTTATTCCAAGCAGCCACTACGCCAGTACCTGAACGCGAATTGGAGCTGCTTAGCGATTCAACTTTGTACTGGCGTCGGGCAGCCCGCAATTCAACCTCTGCTTGTGACCAGATATTTTGCCTAATTGAAGCATTCAACCACCTGACTGGCCAACTCTACGGCCAGCATGACAGGAACGAAAAGCGCGTGCAGGAGCTAGTTGCTGAGGTGGCGGCTCTCAAACAGGCGGCTTACCCCGAAACCCTCACGCCGCACTTAGCTGTAGTGCTAGGCTGGCCGAACTACAAGTGCGGCCAATTCGCGCCCATCTTTCGCCGGGCTGGCCACGATATTCCGCACAAGGCAGAGCGTGAGCAGGCCTTCGTGCTGCACTGGCTCACCAAGCTGGTATTACAGCACGGCGAGAAATGGGCCGAGCACGGTGACCAGGAAATCAAAACGATGATACGCGCCCAGCGGGTAGCCGTGGGCGGCGTGCTGGGCCTGCTACAAAATGGGGTTCGGTGACCGTAAGGGCTGGGATGCTAAGATAGAGGGCCGGGAGGTCGGCAAAAAGCCGTCGTCTAAACCCGCGCCCAGCCAGACGGGCGCCACCAGCTTAAACGTCTACCTCAACCAGCTTCCGGCCCCGGAGCCGGTAGTTGAGGTGGCGCCCGCGCCGGCCCCGCCCCCCGAGCCCCCGCCGCCGCCCGAAGCAACGGAGGCCGTTGAGGTGGTAGTGCTCACGGCCCGCCCCATCCGCTACCACTCCAAGAAAAACCAGTTGAGCCCCGGCCTGCACGTGCTGCGCATCGGGGGCGAGCTGACCGACGAGGCGCTAAAGCGAATCGTTGATTTTATCACCCTTGAACTGCACGCGCAGCGGTACTAATGGGTAACTGGAAACGCATTCTACGCTACATATCAGACGGCGAGCCTACGCTGCTGGCCACGTTTGAAGAAACCCTGGCGCAGCAGATGGAGCAAGTGGAGGTGAGCGCGACTCAGTTATTGAAGTGGTACAGGTTGGGCAGGCTGGAACCCCTGCGGGCCAAGTTGCGCCACGAGCGGCCGCTAGACCTGGGCACGATGCTACAGTTGCTGCACTTCCTGGGCCTCAGCTACGATGAGGCCCAGGCCCGACACTTTGCCAACATGCCGCCCGCGAAAATTGGCGAGTTCGTGGCCACGATGCGAAGGATTGACGCGGTAAATGCTGCCCAGCTACGCCGGCCCTGTCGGCGCATCCTCGTCGACAACACCGCACCCCAGCTCGTGCCTACCAACTTCATCTACTACCCGGGATGAGGTGCCACTTCACCACGCTCGAAGACGGTACGCGCATGTTCATGCCTTACTGCTACGGTTCGCTACACCAGCCGGATGCCCGCAACTGCTGCTGCACTCCGCCTACATCGCCGCGGATGGCCAGCGCCGAAGCCCGGCAGGAAATCAAGGATTTACGCGCCGAGGTAGCGCGCCTTAACCGCATCATTCGCAAGCTTTTCAAAAGCAAGAATATACCCCAACCCAAAATTTAGCCGCCTCATGATTAACGAGCACCGCGCCTTCTACTGTGGCGCCCTAGTTCAGAACAGGCACGGCAAGCGCCCACCAACCTACCCGGTGTGCATGGTCGATGCCCGCAAGCCGATGGTGGCACCTATGCCCCAAAAGCTTCACCCAGATGCTAATACGCTGCCGGAGGCTAAGAAGAAGATGAACGCCCTCAACCGGCAGTTTCGCATCACGCAGCGGCGGGCGGCTGAAATCCTTAATGCCTCGGTCAAGCTGCACCAAGGCGAAGTCATTTTGAACTAAGCTATGGACGGCCCACTATTCCACGACGGCCAGGCGGTCGTTTGCATCAAAGACGACTGGCACCCGCTGCCCGGTCCCGTTCCCAAGAAAGGAGAAATCTACCACGTTAAAGCCTCTGTAAAAGATGAAGGTATGTGGCTGGTGACGTTTCTTGAATTCCCCTCTGAGAACGACGCTGATTGGGCATTCAATCAGGAATACTTCGCTCCGCTGGGTGATGACTTAGAAGCCGAGGCTGAGGCTGCCGTAGCTGAACTCTTGCGCGAAGTAGAAGAAGGGGTTTTGTTATGAAAATCATCTTTCGCATCGAGCACCCGCAGCACCAGCTGCACGGCCCGTTCAGCCAGGCCAACCCCAGCCGCGACGCCCTCTCGGCCCACACGCTGGCCCACGACCTGCCCGAGGCCTATGGCGACGTCATCGGCTTCAACTGCGGCCGGCATATCTGCGCGACGGCCACGCTGGAGCACGTCGTGCTGTGGTTCGGCCCTTTCCTGGCCCAGCTCACGCAAGCCGGCTTCGTGGTCACAGCTTACGAGGTGCTGCCCGACAAACTCTTTCGCTCCCGCAGCGGCCACCAAGTAGCCTTCGACCGCGCCGACGCGCAGGTGGTCGGGGTGCTCAAGCCCGCCGAACTGCTGCGGCTGCAAGCCGCCCACGTTTAATTTCTCACCATTTCCAATTTCATGCATGGCAACGACAATCGTTGATGAACTACGGTGGTACGGCCCCGGCAAAAAGGGCTACCCCGAGCAAACCATCCCCACCACGGAACAACTGCTGGCGGCTGGCGCCGAAGAAACCGGCGACACTATCGAGAGCTACAGTGGCTACGACCCGCAGAAAGACGCCCTGCCGGAAGGCCGCGACAGCCGCACGTACAGCATCGACTCGCCGGGCCGCCAGACCTACGTAACCTACATACCTGATGCCCACGGCTTCTACGTGGAAAACATGAAGGGCACCAAATGGCGGCCGAAAGACCTGGACGAGTTGGAAACCCTGCTCGATGAAATGGACCACCAGATTTCACGCTACGGCAGCCTGCTCAGCTAAATAATGAGTATCACCGCCCAGCAGGTACTACTCGCGTTGCAAGGCCAGCGCTTCACCCTGCACGACGAGAAAGAGCTACAGCGGCAGATTGCCAAGGTGCTCACCGAGGCCGGGCTTCCCTTCACCAGGGAGGTCCGGCTTTCGCCTGCCAGCATCATTGACTTCATGGTCGGGACGGTCGGCGTGGAGGTGAAGATTCGGGCCAGCATCAGCGCCAAGAGCATCTACCAGCAGTGCGAGCGCTACTGCGCCTTCCCGGAGGTAGCGGAACTGCTGCTCGTCACCAATAAATCAATCGGGCTTCCGACCGATACCGGCAAGCCTATCCACCTTTTAAATCTTGGCACCGCATGGTTATGACCAAAACCTACGGCACCGTCGTGTTTGAGCCCGAGTTGCGGCGCTTCGCGATTACGGAGGCCTTACCCCACGTTCGCATTGAGCTAAAGAACGTTTTCCGCGGCATCCCACGCACCGCACCGCCGCCCTACTACCTACCGGCCTCGCCCGCCAACTGCACGCACCTGGACTGGTTTATGATGCGGTACCCGCTGGCGCTGGAAGGCACCACCCGCGAGGTGCTGGCCGAGGGCCGGGCTGAGCACGCGGATAACGTGGCCAAGCGCGAGCAGCTATTCGCCCCGGACTACGTGGCGCCCGCCGTGGCGCTGGCGGCCGGGGAGCAGGCCCGCGACTACCAACTACAGGGCAGCCAGTTTCACCTGCTGGTAAAGCGCCTGCTGCTCATGGACGACCTGGGCCTGGGCAAGACGCTCACTTCTATCCTCTCGTTGCTGGAGCCGGCTTTACGGCCCGCCCTGGTAGTCGTAAAAACCCATTTGCCTACCCAATGGAAGGCGCAGATTGAGCGGTTTACTAACCTGCGGGTTCACCTCATCAAAACGCCGCAGCCCTATACCCTGCCGGTGGCTGACGTGTACATTATGAAGTACTCGCAGCTTGCCGGCTGGTCGGACTTCTACCATACGGGCTTCTTTAAGTCCGCTATTTTTGATGAGATTCAGGAGCTACGGGGCATAACCAGCCAGCGCTATGCAGGTGGAATGCAGCTGAGCCAGAATGTAGAGTACACGCTAGGCCTCACGGCTACGCCCATCTACAACTACGGCGACGAGATGTACAACATTCTGGACTTGCTCAACCCCAACTGCCTGGGTGAGCGCGAGGCCTTCCTGCGGGAGTGGGGCACGCCCATCGGCACCGGCCACCACAAGATAAACGACCCCGCCGCGCTGGGCAGCTACCTGCGCGATAATCACCTGGTGCTGCGCCGCACCCGCGCCGATGTAGGCCGCGAGCTGGCCAAGGTAAACACCATCGTGCGGACGGTCGGCTATGACTCGGCCGAAGTGCAGAAAACGGAGCAGCTGATGCAGGCGCTGGCCATGCGACTCACCACCGGCAGCTTTGAGCAGCGGGGCCAGGCCGCCCGCGAACTGGATATGATGGCCCGCCACACGACCGGCGTGAGCAAGGCCCGCGAGGTGGCCGCCTTCGTGCGCCTGCTGCTGGAAGCCGGCGAGTCGGTGCTGCTGGGCGGCTGGCACCATGACGTGTACGACATTTGGATGCGCGAACTGGCCGACTTCAACCCGGTGATGTACACCGGCAAGCAACTCGGGCCGCAGAAGGAGGCCGCTAAGGCTGCCTTCGTGTCGGGCCAAACCAAGCTGATGATTATTTCGGTGCGCTCCGGGGACGGTCTGGATGGGTTGCAGTACTGCTGCAAAACTGTCGTTATCGGGGAACTGGACTGGTCACCCAAGGTACACGAGCAGCTGATTGCCCGCGTGGACCGCGACGGCCAGACCGAGCAGGTTACGGCCATCTACCCGGTGAGTGAGGAAGGCAGCGACCCGGTTATCATTAACCTACTGGGGCTCAAATCTTCGCAATCGCACAGCATCGTAGACCCGCTGTTACAACCCACCGCGCAGTACAGTGACGAGAGCCGCATGAAAGCCTTGGCTAATTTTTATCTTAATAAAAATTCAACGCCACTTGTACCCGCCTAGCGTTTCAGTTACATTTGTAACAGAAACCCAATAACCCCAGTATGGCGACCAAACAACTCCCCAGCGCAGTAGCGGCCCAGCTCGTGGCCGAAGCCAAACAGCACGGCTTTTCCGTTACCCTCGTCAACACGGCCGGCACCTACACGCTGACCGTGAGCAAGCACTTCGAGCCCGGCGATAACGCCGCTTACGTGGCCTGTGACCAGCAAGGCCCGCACCTGCTGGCCCTGTGCCCGGCGACCGGCCCCGGCTCCGTGTGGGGAAGTGATGGCAGTGGCGTAGGTGGCCACGTAGCAAAGGAGCGCGGTTATTACGAGTTGCATAAGTCAGGTTGCAGCAAGCGGGTCTTGAATCATTTGCTCAAGCAGCGCGGTGTTTTTATTCGTTAATACTTACAAGACTTACAAGACTTACAGTACTTACAAGTATGAAGACGCTCCTCCGTTCCGCCTGGGTTGCACTCAAAGAATTCTGGCGGGGCACGCCTCGGCCGTGCCCCGCCTACCCGCAGAAACCCGCCGACTGGTACGAGCGGGCCTGGGCCATCGCTGACCAAGAGCCGCCGCCCGGCTCCTTCCTGTGGGGCGTGTATGACGCCCTGATGGCCCAGGGCCGCCGCTGCGAGCAAACTGAATAAACTACCCACTAACCCCCACCCAGTATGAATACCCAACCCCTCTTTGCCATCGACTTCACGCAGGTGGCCAACGCTGGCCGCCGCACCAAGCACCAAGCGACCTTCCCGCTACACTACCTCGACTACGCGACCGACCCGACCCTGCGGGATAGCGCCTTCGTCCGCACCCACCTGCGCCACCACCACGACCAGGACAACCTGCCGCTGCTCAAACGCGAGGTGCGGCACTGGCTTAAAGCGGTTCGCTTCACCAAGCCGCCGCACATCAATCTGGCCGGTAGCGAGATTGCCGTGGGCATCCGCGCCGACCTGCTCGACCTGTTGAAGCTGAGCACCAACCCGCACCAATTGGAGGTTACGGCCAATGGCCTCATTCCCGAGTACTTCGATTTCCGGTTTGGCACCTGCGTCGGCTCGCTGCGGCCGGGCCCCACGGCCTACGAATTGCTGGCCGTTATCAACAACGTGCCGCACAACGGTGATTTCGGCCGGTTGATGCTGCACTTGGCGCTACTAGCCGCCGCCAATTCACGCGACCTGATTGTGCTGGAAATTCACAACCCGCACCTCTACCAGCACTTGCAGCAGAGCGCCTATCAGGTAGTGCCCGGCACGCGCCACCTGCTGCGCCACGTTGCCGGCCCCGGCACCTGCCCCGAGGAGTTACGCACCAGCAGCGACAACCCCTGGCTGAATGAGGTGCTGAGTCAGGTCGTCAGTATGATTGCCCCCGCTCCCCGCCCGCTCGTAACGCCCCGCAACAAACGTGAAACCGCTTAACCTATCCCTGCGGCAGGTACGCCGCCTACGGGCGCATGGGCTGGTGCGCGTGCGCGTAGAGTTGAAGCCTGACACGGAGTACTGGGTGCGCGAAGCCCATACCCAAGTAGGGGAGCAAGTTTACTACCGCGCCGACTATAGCTACGAGGAGGAACCGCAGGGCGTGTACTGGCATAAATCCTACCACCTGCCCCACGAGTTATGCCGCCTGACGGTAATAGCCATCGCCAACGGGCGGGTACGCCTCAGCCAGAAGCATCGGCCCTTCTCGGCGTTAGAAAGCCGCTACCTGCGGCGGTTTTACACGCGGGCTACCAACCCACACCTGGGCACGATGCTCGGGCGGCCGGAGTCCAGCATACTCAACTACTCCGTGCGGCATAAACTGCGCAAGCCAGCGGGCTTTAATGCCGGCCGTATTCAGCCCGGCCAGAAGCCGTGGAACGCCGGTATGAAGGGCTGGTCGGCGGCTGGTACCGAGGCCACGCGGTTCCAGAAAGGCAACCTGCCGCAGACTACCTGCAAGTTGGGCGATGGGGCCCTTACCACGCGCTCCGACCACGGCGGGCGGCAATACCAGTGGGTACGCATCAGCCTGGGCAAGTGGCGTGAGCTACACCGGGTGAACTGGGAGGCCATCAACGGCCCGCTTCCCAAGGGACACGTTCTGCGCTGCATTGACGGTGATACGCTGAATGCAGCGGCCGACAACTGGAAGTTGCTGACGCGCGCTGAGAACCTGGCCCTGAATGGCCACGGGGAGCAGGCAGCCTCCAAAAAGCTCAGCGACCGCAGCATTGCCGCCTACCTGACCAAGGGCCGCCCGGAGGAACGCGCTGCGCTGCTGGCCCAACCGGAACTACTGAACGTGAAACGCTTGCAAATTCAACTAAGCCGCGCCGTAGCGCAACACCCCAATGGCAGCTCAAATTGAAACTCCGTCCTCTATCCTGGGGGCAAAAATGAAAAAGTATTGGAAGCATCGTGGGGGCAGCATCCACCTATTCCAAGCCTTCCTGGTCGAGGGGGCTACCGTCCGCTACTCTACCGACAAAGACATTTTCGAGTGCTCCCTGCAAACGTTCGCCGGTGAAATGGCCAACTGGCAGCAACCCAGCGAGGCGGAGTTGCGGGCCGTAGGCGCGGTGCAGGTGGTGACCGCACTGGCCGCGCCCCTGCCCGAGTTGCCGAAAAGCATGGGCGACTTTTTCACCAGCATGAATGGGGCCTTGCAGGCGGCCATTGATAAGGTAAGCACCGACCCGTCCTACATCGGGCAGGCGGGCGCCATTAATGAAATCGCCAAGACGCAGGTGCAGGCGGTGCGGGTACAATTGGAGGCGTACAAATTATTGAAATAGTAATGGGAACAACGAAGACCGGCCTCAGGCCAGCACGAAGAATAGATGCCTCACTCGTGGCTAAAAAGCTCAATAAGCCTGAGGAGCAGGTCCAAGAGCGGGCGTTGACGCTAGCGCCGAAGGAAGCTAAACAGAAGCCGCAGCCGAGCAGGCGCAAGGTTGAAATCACGCCGCCAGCGGAGAAAGAGCTTATGGGTTGGGTAGAGAAGCTGGGCCGTAAAAAGCTCCTGGATATGCCGCAGCTATTAGCTCGAAAGGCCTACGACTGCCTCGCGCAGCACCAGGATAGTTTCGATTATGTGCCGGGTGCCAGCCGCCTGTACGAACGCCTCAAACAGCAGTACGCATGAAGTTTAACCTCACGCGCCCCTGCAAGGATTGCCCATTCCGCACGGATTGTCCCACCGGTTGGCTCGGCCGCAGCGCGGAACGCATCGCCGCCGAGCTGACGAGGGAAGATAAAACCTTCGCCTGCCACAAAACGACCGGCGTTGAAACGCCGTGGCTGGCCCCGCCCGCCGACGACAGCCAGTGCGCCGGGGCGCTGCTCATGTTGCAGCAGGCTAACAAGCTGCACGACAACTGGCGGTTCCGCCTCGCGCAGCAGATGAAGATACTCGATATGTCTAAGCTCAAAACCAACATTCCGGTATTTGAATCGCCGGAAGCTTTTGTCAACCATCACAAAAACAGCGATATGTATTCCGATAATCATTCCTGCCGACTTACCATCAGCCTGAAAAAACGGGACGACCCCAACTTCAACATCGTGAAGCTGCAAAAAAGCGAGCTCGATGTGGCCGAGGTCCGCAAGCACCTAGTTGACTGCGCCCAAGAGTGGGCGGCGGGTGGGCCGCCTGCTGAACCTCTTTCGGTAGAGCAACTGTACGACCTGCTCAACAAGAACTGGAACGAAGACCTTGACCTGAGCGAAATCGGGCTGGAGCTGAACGTGTGCGGCGAACACGACCCGCACTATGTCGACGTGTACATTCTGGCTCACGACTAGGTTATGAGCAAGCCAATAATACCCGCGTGGATAGAATATGTAGGCGGCTTTGTAGTTGGCTTCGAGCTAATGACGGAACTGCTTCACGTCATATTATGGCTCATGATTAAATGAAGTTCTTTCTCACCGGCCGGCCCTTCCGCACCATACCAACCAACGGCGTGCAGCTGCTCTTGGTCGGCAACAGCATCAGCCTGGCCAGCGGCTTCATGCGTCAATTCTGGTTGGGCTGGCCGGTGGGCCTAGCGGGCTGGCTCATCTGGTCGCTGCCGGCGCTGGCCCTGGGCCTGCTGGCGTTGGTGGTGCAGGCCGCCGCCCGCGAGTACTACCAGCGCCCCGACCGGCCCCGCCGCCTCTGGCACATTAATCTTAATCTCGAAAAGTGATGCTACATCATATTCTCGTTGCCGTTGGGCTCTGGTTGCTAGTCGGCTTGGTTGTCGTGCTCATCGACCGGAAGGAGCTAGAAGAATTGCTGGCGGAACAGCCTCATAGCGGCTTGCAGATATACGACATGCTATTCTGGCTGCTCATGGTCATTGCTGGCCCTTACGAGTATGCACGGATGCTCTGGCACTGGGCGAAGGATAAACTCACAGCCGACGAGGAAGAAGAAAAGCAGTAATACTTACAACACTTACACAACATGCAATACTTACAATTCATGTTTCAGGATTTCAGCCACTTCGCTGGGTGCTTCCTCATGCTCTTCGTTGCCGCTATGCTAGGGCTGCTTTTTATCGAAGGACTAATTGACCGCCTAACCAAGCTCGTGTACGTCTGGCGCTTTCCGACTGAGGTCAAGGATATAGATAACAAGAAGGAAGCGCCGACCCCGGCCACACCTGCTACTGAGGCCTCTACGAAATGAGTTTTGTATTCGACCTCGATGAGGAATGCCGGCAGCGGCTAGCCGCTCTGGCTGAGTCCTGCAAAACCAACGGTCAAGGGATGCTGGCCACCGCAGATTATCATGGCCAGGGGTTTGTACACGTCCCCGCACAGTGGCTGAGCCAACTGTTGCGGGAGGCCAGCACCAGCCCCGACCGCAACTACGAAACCCCTCAACCTGAATGAGCCAACTATTCAACGACCCGCCCGCCCGCGCTGCTGTTATCAGCGACTGCGGTAAGTACCGCTACCAGCTCTTTCGTATCTGGTCGCCGAAGAAGCCGCTGGTAGTATTCATCATGCTCAACCCCAGCACCGCCGACGCGAGCCAGGACGACCCAACTATCCGCCGCTGCATCGGCTTCGCGCAGGCCTGGGGCTACGGCGGTATCGCCGTTGTAAACCTGTTCGCATGGCGGGCCACCGACCCGCAGGAATTGCTGCTGGCCAACGGCGCCATCGGCCCGCAGAATGACTACTTCCTGCAGCAGGCCTTCGTGGATGCCGGCGCAGTCGTAGCCGCCTGGGGCGCGCAGCCGGTAGCGGCGGCGCGGGCGGCGGGCGTACAGCTGCTGGCGCAGCAGGTCGGGGCGAGGCTGCTCTGCCTGGGCACCACGAAGGAGGGCCACCCGCGGCATCCACTCTACGTAGCCAAGGGCACGCCCCTGGTGACTTACCGGCCCAATTAACGAAAGTGGCCCCGCCAGAATTGGCGGGGCCACTTTTTATTTTGCCAGTTCGCAGTCTTTCAGTTGAACGCTGCCGATTATCATGCCGGTACACTTGCCTTTGATAACTATGTGCTGACCGGTTTGGAGCGCCGCCGCCGCCGCCTCATCATCGAGATAGCACCAGGTTGGCATAAATTCATTGTCAGTGGCCAGCGTGACGTAAATCTTGTCAAACATATCCTTCTTGATACCGCTCACCGTACCGCTGACGTACAGATACTGGCCCTTGAAGTCCTGGTCAGCCTTTACCTCATTCTCGGCATAGCGGGTGGCCAGCGCCGTGGAGGAAATGGTTACCCGGCTTTCCGGGGCGGGCGTAGCAGCAGCTTCCGGCCGTTCATCGCGGCTGGCGTAGGCTGCTGGCGCGGGGGCCGGCGTGCGCGCCACGCTGATAACTAAGGCAGAAATAAGCAGGGTGCCCAGCACCTTCCACCACATAGCTATTTTGGCAGACTTCCAGAGGCCGTACAGGCCAACCGGGAAAAAGAAAAATAGCAGCAGGTTGACGCGAACCGGCTTATTGTACCAGGGGGTAGATGGCTGACTCATTTAGAATAGGAAATAGGGCGGGCAAGGTACAATACGAAAACGCACTCCAGCGCAATTGCGGGGCACTATTTTCATTTCAACAACAGGAAAACAACAGAATTTCGCGGTTATCTTGATAAAGATTACGGCCCCGAGCCTTGTCTTTCGCGCTAAACAAACGTACTTGCAGTAGAGTTACTGCCTCTTTATTCGCCGACACGCTGTAATAATTACGGTGGGCCAGCGAATAACAGCCTGTTCACAGCACTGCCGTTGCCCCGGCCGCTGTTTTCCTGAGCTTTCTTCCCCGACGACGTGTTGACTAGTATCTCGCCCATTACCCCCGCACCCCAGCCCCTCCCCCCCGTTACCCAGCCCCAGGTTCTTTACAACTTCAACAGCCTGTTTATCGGGCAGGAGTTGTGGCTGCACAATCGACTGGTGCGGGTTCGCTCCATCTTCCGGCCCTATGGGGTGCCCCGCTGGCAGCACGTCGTCGAAGCCGACGACGTAGAAACCCAGGAGCGCGTTAGCCTGGTAACGGGTGTGCCCGTCGTGCAGGCCGAGCGTCCGAGCACGCCTACTGCACGCTACTGGCTGAAACATCAAGGCGGCGAGGTATGGGTGGTGTATGCCCACCGACACGGCCAGCTGATGCGCTACCAGGGTGGCAGCTTCCGGCTGCTCGACGTGCGCCCGGCCCCGCAGGTGCCAGTAGTGCCGCGGGGTGGGGTAGAGGTAGCGGGCGCCTTCGCGCCGGTGATGCAGGAGCTACTCGGCATGAGCAATGACCAACGCTACCTCGCCGGCGAAGAAATGGGGGAGGAGTTCCACGAACGGCACGAGTCGTATTGCCGGGAAATAAACGAGATGGCAGCTAAAAGCTTCTGGTATCAGAAGTTAGGGTCTGAGCTGTAAAATACGGGGGTGAGTTTGTTATATATGTAACAGAAACGTATATTTACGGCTGTTACCCAATACTCACCCCAGTATGAACCCCACTACCACACCCAGCCTCGATACCGAGGCCGTTGCCTACGTGCAAAAAGCTACCGGAAATCTGCTGCTTATTGAGGCCGCAGGCCCGGTAGCAATGCAGCTCCGCAACCTGAATACGTCCGTCAAGACGTTGACCATAAGAAAGATGGTACGCCAGCATGTGTTGGGTGGCCTATTGCTGCCCATTAAGACATTGCAAGACTTACAACACTTACAAGACTTGCAGACAGGTCAGCTTTTGCAAGTCTTGTAAGTGTTGTAAGAAATGTAAGCCTTGCAAGTACGAATATTATTTGCCAGCTTTGCAAGTGTTGTAAGTGATGCTTACAACGCTTGCACCCCATAAACTACCCAGTATGGCAAAAACTCCCCCCAAATCTCCCGTTGTTATCGCAGTCACCAACGCCAAAGGCGGCGTAGGCAAAACGACCAGCGTGGCCTGTATCGGCGCCGACCTGGCCCAGCGTGGCCACCGCGTACTACTCATTGATGCGGACTGGCAATCCGACCTCACAAACTGGTTTAACTGCGACCCAGCCGGGCGCAGCCTGGGCGAGGTGCTGCTGAGCCAGGCCGACATCGTAGAGGCTATCCAGCCCCTGCGTACCCAGGGCGAGCCTTTCCCCAACCTGTTTCTATTACCGGCCAGCAACTACCTGGCCGTGCAGGAATACCAAATTCGTGAGGTAGACGACTACCACGAGTTGTTGAAGAAGAAGCTCGCGGCCGTGGCCAAACAGTATGACTACGTGCTCATCGACTGCCCGCCCGCGCAAACGACCATGACGTACATGGCGTTCGTGGCGGCCACGGCCTACGTCGTGCCGTCCAAGCCGGAGAAGTTTTCCTACGACAAGCAGGCCTTGATTGCGCAGCTCGCGCAGGGCCTGCGCGAAAGCGGCGTGAACCCCAAACTCAAGGCGCTGGGCGTTTTCTTCCTGCCCTACAACCCACGCTCCAACCGCCGCCTGCACCAGCAGGTAGTGCAGATTACCGGCGAGGACTTCGGACCCGATATGGTGCTGCCCAACATCCGGCAGGATGGAGCCCTGTCAGATTCGCAGGCCTTCGGCACGCTGCCGGTGAGCGACAACCCCGACTCGAACGGCGTACAAGACTTTCATAAACTCACTTCTGCCATCCTGGCCAAACTCGTATGAACGAACCTACCAAGCCTAAAGCGGGCAAAGATTTCCTTAATCACCTACGCAAGCCCGCGCCAGCCGTAGAGGCCCGGCCGCTCGATGAACCCCGCGAGGCATTGCCCACACCCCCGGCCCCGCCCCGCCAGGAATTTACAGCTTTCTCGTCGCGCATCTCCATCGAGAACGACCTGATGCTGGAGCGCGTCAAGCACTGGGTACGGGAGCCAGAGCAGCCCAGTAAGCAGGAGATTTTAAACAATGCCCTGCGCGAGTACCTGTTGAAGTTTCCCGAAGCATTGAAGCCCACTCCCAAGGAACTCCGCAACTTGTAATGGTTTATCTCCTCAACACTACCGACCACACGGTCGTCTTCCACGACCCGAGCCGCGCCGTGGTCGAGCAGCACCAGCTCGACCACCCCAACGCCGCCTGCGTTATCGTAGAAGTGGCCAGCCCAGCCTATGCCATGATGGCCCTACGCGAGGCGATGCTGGGCCTCTGGAAACACACCGTACAGCCACTGCTGGAAAAGCTGGCGCAGTACCCGGATTTAGGCCTTGTATCCTATGAGGCCAAACTAGAACTATTTTTGGACTGCGCCGGCATTGACGAAGAATTAGCCCGCGAGCAGGCCCGCCAGTACGTGCGTGAGCAACTGCGACCTAGTCAGGGAGTTAATGTGCAGAAGGTAGCGATTGACCTCGCTACTGGAGAGGAAGTGCCTGCTATAGCAGAATAATAAACTGCTTAGATAGGCGTAGATGCTTTGAACCAATAGGGAGCGCAAGTAATTTTGTTAAGTATAAAAATTTGCTAGGTTAGTGCGTTGTTCTATTTAATCCGTTTTAGCATTGCTAGATAGAATCCTATGTAGACCCTCACCGCGCATGTTGCATAAGGCGGGCGTACAGCCCGCCTTATTACACCCCTGACATGATTATGTATTCTTCATCCGACTCGCTTCCAGATTCCGCTTTTCATTATTCCGCTGATAATGCTATTGATAGACCACTACAAGCACGCCCGTTACCCTGGCCGCACTGGGCAGCTCAATACATTGAGGATAACTACACCGAGCGTGGCGACCGCGAAATAGCGGCGGACCTCACCGCAGACCCGCGCGACGAGCGGGTGTACAACGCCAAGATGGTTGAGAAAAAGCGCTTGGCGATGAACCTCAAGCGCGACAACATGCATCGCCGGGCTATTCTCCAACGCAACAAGGAGGCCGGCGCCTTTCGCCGCCCGGAGGGCTTTGAAGCGCCGCATACGGTGCAGGAGGGCGACATTCGGGTGTGGAAGGAGCGGCAGTCAGACGGGAAGGTGCGCGATATACTGCGTATCAAAAAGGGCGGCGAGATGGTGAGCTATAGCAACCACGTCTGGGAAGAGGCCAATGGGCCGGTACCAGCCGGCTATATCGTGGCCTTCATCGATGGCGACCCGCTGAACTGCGAGCTCGGCAACCTGCGCCTGCTTACCCGCGCCGAGAACATTGCCCGTAACCGCAACTTCTCGAAAAACCAGACTGCCCAGCGCAAGGCCTTGCGCCAACGGGCCGACCGCCAGCGGCAGCAATACCTGGACCTGTCCATGCAGCTGGAAGCCGTAAAGCGCCGCAAAGAGCGTATTGCTGCCGGCGACGTGGACGAGAAGTTCACCGTCGACATGATAAAGCAGATTCAGGCCGAGCTCACCCAGCGAGAAAATGCCTTGCTGCGCGACATCTACCTGCTGCCCGAAAGCGCAAAAAAGGCATAGCGACAGGGGCATAGGTTGCGGGAAATCCGCCTCTTATGTCCCTGTTTGATATTCTGCCCGAGAGCATCCGCCGCCGCTTTAGTGGTAACGCAGTAGCCGCCACTGCTACCCCCCCGGCCGGCCTTGAAGCTCAACACCCTGCGCCCCCGCCTACCGCTGCTCAGCCAGCGGCAGCGGGGGTGCTTGCCGTTGCCGACCCGGACACGCTGGCCGTGCAACAGCAGGCGTTCCAGGAATTTCTGGCCAGTGAGCCCGAGGACGGGAAACCGATAGCCGGTGGCGGGCGCAGCTCGACAAACGAGAGCGAGTTCAACGTGCTCCCCAACTATTTTCAGCCGGTGAGCACGGACTTTCCGTTCCAACTGCTCGACGTACTGGAGAACTCCGCCATTTTCAACCGGCACCTGAGCTACGCAGTCGATAACGTGGTGACGCTGGCGGCGACCACGATGACCGTGGAGTTTGCGGACACCGTGAAAACCGCCGATGCCAAGAAGATGCGGGCCCACCTGCGCGGGGCGGAGAGCCGGTGGTACGCTTTCACGGACGGGCAGGCCAGCCTCACCAACGACCTGTTCGCGCAGGTAGCCACCTTCGGCTGCCTCAGCGCCGAGATTGTGCCCACCAAGAAGCTTGACGGCGTGCAGAGCGTGCCGAAGGTGGGGCCGCAGCGTATTCGTTTTTTCTACGACCGGGATTCGGACAGCTACACGCCCTTCCAGAAGGTGGGCCTGGGTACGCCGGGCTCGGGCACCGGGCGGCTGGCGGGGTACAAGGAGCTGAATCAGCAGACCTATAAGTACATCGCGGCCAAAAAGTACAAGGCCACGCCCTACGGGCAGCCCCCGTTCATCGCCGCCCTGGAAGACATTGCCCGCGCCAACAAGGCGCTGGGCAGCTTCAACAGCATGATTGACCGGATGGGCATGCTGGGCTTCTTGTCGGTGCTGGTGCAGATGCCGAAAAAGTTTGAAGGCGAAACCGGGGTGGCCTATAAGCAGCGGCTCGTGCATCACCTGCAAAACGAGGTGCGGCCGCAGGTGGAGATGGGTTTTGCGCGGGGCATGACCATTGGCTTTCAAAACGCCCATAAGTTTGAGTTGCAGGGCAACCAGATGAACGTGCAGGGGGCCGAGGGCATCATGAACATGATGAACAGCCTCATCTACGCCGGCCTACACCAAGACCCCAACATGCTTGGTGACAACCAGGCTACCACCGAAACCTTCGGGCGGGTAATCCTGGCGAAGATGACCGCGCAGGTGGCCAGCTACCAGCGCGTGGTGGCCAGCTTCTTCGAGCAGCTGTATTTGATGGAACTCTACCTGGCCGGCTTCCGGCCGGGCTCGGTGAAGTGCACGTTTGAGCCGGCCCTCATCGGCGATAAAAAGCGCGAGGAGGAAACCGAGCAGCTGCGCATCGCCAACGTCACCAACAAAATCAACGCCGGCATCATCAGCCAGGATATCGGCGCGGCCGAACTGGGCTACGACAAGGCCTTTGCCAAAGGCCCGGTGCGCGGGCCGGTGGGCAGCGGGGCCACCGCCGCCGATAACAAGGACGGCACCGAAAGCACCGGCAGCGGCAACCCCAACGCCGATAAGCAGGCCAACGATGCCGCGCGCCGAATCGCGCCGCACCTGGCCTGGGCCTGGGCCGGGCTGCGCAAGGGCGGGGGCGAGTTCGATTACTCGGTGCCGGCCGGCTGTGAGGTAGGCCAGAGCTTCGGCGAGGCCACCGACTTCCACGACGAGCTATTGGAAAACTACCTGCGGCCCTACGAGGCGGCCGTGATGCGCCGCTTCGCCAAGGCCGTGCAGCGCACCCGCGACCCGCTACGCAAGGCCTTGTACAAGCTGCCGAAAACGGCCAGCCAAAAGGATTTGCAGGATACGGTGCTCTACCACCTTATTCGCAAGTGGGACGCCAACTTCCGGCAGCCCGTGCAGGAGCTGGCCCAGAAGCACCAAATGAGCGGCTTCCGCACCTTCCGTAAGGACAAACGCATCTTCACCCAGGCGCGGGGCTTTAGCGCGCCCGCCAAGTTCTTCGCGGTGCCCGACCCGGTATTTGGCCTACCCGACTACCGGGCGGTGGAGTACCTGGTAGCCCACGACACCTTCTACCTCGGCCGCTTCATCGTGGACGAGGATACGCGCCGCCGCCTGCTCGACTGGATAGCCCTAGAATACCTGGGCCAGAACAGCCCCATCGGCAAGGGCCAAGCCGCTGTGACGGAGTTCCTCGACCGCTATGAGGCGCAGGTGCAGCTGGAGGCCTACAAAATCCGGCGCATCATGGAAACGACCGCTAACCGCTGCCGCAACTACGCCAACCTGAATTATATCAATCAGGCGGAGCTGGACGAGTACGAGGTGGTAGAGGTGAACGACAAGCGCACCTGCGGGTACTGCGAGCACATGAACGGCAAAACCTTTTCGGTAGCCGATAGCGTGGCCCAGATGAAGAAGGTCGTGGAAGGTGAGCCGGGCGACACGCCTACGCTGGCGCCCTTTGCAACCAACATTCCGCTGGAGAATTTCAAAAAGCTCACGGCGGCCGAATTGCAAGCGCAGGGCATTGGCTTGCCCTCCTACCACTGCCATTGCCGGGGCCGCGTGGTGGCCGTGATATAAAAAAGCGGGCAACCCCTGACAAAGTACTAACTGCACCCCCACTATGAAGGCTACCCAAATACACCTGACGCAACGGGTGACAATGGTTTTTGCGCCGTATTTCCACGCTTTGCCCCTGGCTAGTCGTGGAAAAGTCATAAAAACGAGGGCTCAGTACCTCTCTATCATTGTGACAGGTAAGGACGAAGCTGCCGAGCTATCCGGCGCTTTCGACACTCTCCTATTACTCAACTAAGCCCATGAAGCTAACCGGCTCGCACTCTATTACGCTGCTGCAAGGCAACCCGAAGTTCCAGGCAGGCACCCGCCCGGCTCCCAAGGAGCCGGGGCAGGATGGTACGCAGTTCGATGCGGCCACGCCGGGCGGCGTGCGGTACGCCCCCACGCCTGCCGAGGAAGACTTTTTCAGCTTTATGTTTCGCCAGCTATCGGCCACCATCGTGGGGTCGGGTAGCTGGAAGGCCACGGACTTCCGCAATCTGGCCGTGCTCAAGGCCTCGGTGCCACTGCTGAGCAATAAGCCCGCCTACACCAACCACGACATGGAGGTAGGCAATGAGGTAGGCCACGTTGGTACGGCCGTCTGGAAGGACGCTTACACCAATGAGCAGAATGTGCAGATTCCAGCCGGCATTGAAGCGCCGTTCGTGCTGGACTTCCAGTTGCAGCCCAAGCTGGTACGCCAGATGAACTCGCCGGTATCGCCGGTGCAGTGCTGCTCGGTCACGATTGATTTCGAGTGGGAAGCCAGCCACGAGTTTGAAAACGAGTGGGACTTCTACTACCACCTGGGCGAAATCATCAACGATGAGGAGGTGCGGCGCATCGTCACCAAAATCAACGACTACTACGAGTCGTCGCTGGTGTGGAAAGGAGCCGACGTGTTTGCCCGGATGCTCATCGGTGACCAAGTGCTGGACGTGAACGTGCAGGATACTGAGTTGGCTGGCCAATTCAACGCCTCCAAGCTCACCAGCTACGATGTCGCCAAGGTAACCCGCTACTACGTGGCCGAAGGCCTGCGCACCCGCTCATCTGCTATCTCCAATTCTGCCACGCCCCCAACGCCCCCGCCTAATTCACCCAATTCCATGAAGCATCCTCTTTTTTCATTTATGGGCACCAAGCTTGGCCTGACCGCTGAGCAGGTCGAAGCCTTCGACCAAGCCAAGTTTGATGCCGCCGTGCAGTCACTGACCATCGTGCCCAAAACGGAGTACGATACCCTGAAAGCCGAGCACGGCACCCAGGCCACCACCATCACCAGCCTGAACCAGGAGAAGACCGACGCGCTGGCCGCCAAGACGAAAGCCGAAGGCGAGGTGAACACGCTGACCCAGGAGAAGGAGGCCAACGCTTCGTTCGTAGAGGCCGGCAAAAGCTTCAGCACCCAACTGCGCGCCGCCGCCGAGGCCGAGTACACCAAGTTCGCTAAGGGCAACCCCGACCAGAAGATTCTGGACGAGCTGAAAACGGCTGACACCGCCTCGCTCGAAGCCAAAATCAAAATGTGGGGCGGGGCTACGGCCGTAGGCTTCGCAGCTCATTGCACCAAGTGCAACTCGTCCGACAGCATCGACTTCCGCAGCAGCGTGGCTCAGAAGGAGGGCATGCTCGACGGCCCCACCGACGAGGAGCACATCCCCCTCAGCGAGCGCTTCCGGAGCTAAGCCCCCGCCCCCGCCTTTCACTTCATTCGCAACCCCTTTTTTTTCTCTCAACAATGGCTGACGATTTTAACTCCGGCACAATTCAGGACGAAGGCCGGACCAAAACCCGCTTCCCGCGCAAAGGCCTGCCCATCACGTTCCAGGATGGCACGGCCGGTAACGGCCGCATCGCGGAAGGGCAGGAGGTGTACCTCTCGGCCAACAACACGGTCAAGACCCGCACCCTGGGCTCGCAATACCCCATCGGTACTATCACGGTAGCGAAAAACCTGCGCCTCCCCACGCAGACCACCTGCACCGTGGCCACCTTCTTTGACCGCGACCTCTACGTCACGTCGGCTGCTGCCCTGACGGTAGGCACGTTCGTGGTGCCTACCGGCACGCAGGACGCTGATGGCGGGCCGCTCTATGCCGCCGCTGCCTCGGGCGACTGGGTGTGCGCCGTGGTAATTGCCGGTGGCGCGGCCGGCTCGGAAGTGCGCCTGGGCATCCTCAACCAGCCTTTCATCAAAGCCTAATCTCAAAGCAGCGCGGGTACTGCTGCCGAGTAGCCCTTCCCCGTTTTTTCACTTTTTATTTCAACTAAATGTCAACAGTACTTGACCTCGGCCGTGTCAAAAAACACTTCGCGGAGGAGCGGGCCAACAAAAGCGGTCTGGAGAAAACCATCGACGTGCAAAAAACGGTGGAGGAGAAATTCACGCAGTTTGCCAAGGAGGTTTACGAAACCCGCAAGGGGAGTGTAAACAAGAAGGGCAAGCAGACGCCCGGCCGCGACGTGTCGCTGGAAGCGGCTGCGCTGGAGTTCTTCGGCTCGACCACGCAGCAGCTGCTCCGCTCGCTGGGTATCTACACCGGCACGGACACCATCAGCTCGGCCGCTGAGCGCCTGGGCATGAGCAACCTCAACAAGAACACGCTCTACAAGTCGCTCGAAGACCACGGCAACTACGGCGGGGCCAGCTTCGGCGCGGCCCAACCGCACAACACGGCTGGCCTCAACGACGCTTGGCGCTTCCTGATTCCGGAAGTGATTATGGCCGCCGTGCGCACCGGCTACACCGGCAGCGCCCAGCACCCCAACTGGACGGCCGGCACGCAGAACTTGGCTATGATGAAGGCCACCATGCCGCAGTTGCTGCGTGGTAACACCAGCGTCAGCCGGGTAAACGAGGGCGCCAACATTCCGCTGGGCTCGGTGCGCTTCGGCCAGAAGTCGGTGGACGTGTACAAGGTGGGCACCGGCTTCTCGCTTACCGACGAGCTCATTGACATTTCGTCGATGGACTTGGTAAGCATCTTCCTGCAGGAAGTAGGTACCGACATGGCCATCGGCGGTGACTGGGCCGCTATGCAGGTGCTCATCAACGGCGAGCAGCCCAACGGCTCGGAGTCGGCCCCGGTAGTGGGCGTGCTGGACCCTACCAAGGGTTTCCAGTACGGTGACTTCAAGAAGGCGTTCAGCCGTGGCAAGCGTCTGGGCATCCCCTACACCCGCGTAATTGCGGGCGAGGATGACGCCATCGACGTGACCAGCGCCCCGCAGTTCCAGGGCTATGCCGGTGAGTCGAAGCTGGCCAACATCAGCACCGTTATCGGGGTGCCTGAGCGCTTCGACCTCGATGCCTTTGTGCTGCCCGAAGACCAGGTGATGCTGCTCAACCCGCAGCGGGCGCTCATGAAGCTGACCCACCGCGGCATGCTGATGGAAGACCAGCGCAACATCCAGAATCAGACCTCCGAGATTTTCGTGTCGGACTACATCAACTTCTCGATTATCAAGCGCGACGCCCGCTTGCTGCTCGATAAGTCGCAGCCTATCAGCTTGCTGCCCTACCCGGCCTACATGGACATCGACAAGCGTATCCGTCAGGGCTTCCTGGCGCAGTAAGCGTCGGTTATCGCAAGCGAGCCGCCCGCCGTGCCTGGGGCGGGCGGCTCGTGAGTTTACAGGCACCCATCCCCCCGTATTTAACTTTTTAGTATCATGGCCGACGAGCACGAAGACCACGAAGAGGACGTAATCACCGAGCAGTACTACAAGCTGGCGCCGGGCCGTTCTATTTTCCACGACCCCAGCCAAGAGAAAGGCAAGCTGCTGGCTGGCCAGGTGGTGAAGCTGGAACCCACCGAGCGCGTGGCGCTGGCCTTCCGAGCGGGCCACATTGAAACTGCCACGGAGGCGCAGTTCAAAAAGTACGAAGAGAAGGTGAAAAAGGAAGCAACCGAGCGCGCCGCCAAAGCAGCTCCGGCCACCGCTGCCGCTGCCCCAACTACGCCCACTGCCGCCCAAAAGCAAGCTGATAAAATCATTGCTGACGCCCAAAAGGAGGCCACCAAAATTACCCAGGACGCAGAAAAAGAGGCTGAGAAAATCAAGGCTGACGCTGCTAAACCGCAGGCGTAACGCATGAGCGCCTACGTCCAACTGGTAGACCCTGGCGGGCGCTTCGAGCACGCTGAGGGCACCCTGACCCACGACGCGGTACTGCGGCTGCCGCTCGACAAGCGGGTGAAGGCGGGCTTAGCAGGCCGCATCCTCCGCAAGGTGGAAGGCCCGGCCGAGGAACCCGCTGCCAGCGCCCCGGTAGTCAACATGGCCACGGACTCGGCTACGGAGCCAAAGCCAGTTAATGAGGTGACCCCCGAGCCGCCCGCTACTGCGCCCAAGTCTACGGCTACGAAAACAAAGGCCACGCCCGCTGCCCCGAAGCCCTAGCCAGCTGAGCAGCCAGTATCGAACCTTACAAAGTGCCGACAAGTGATTGTCGGCACTTTGTATTTTCAGGAAACTCAATTACTATGGCCCTCAAACCTATCGTGGAAATGGTGCGCGAGCGCCTGCCCTGGCTCACTGTAGCCGATAACCCGACCATTCAGGCCGCGCTGGAAGAGCAGTTCGTGGTGCTGCAACCGTGGACGAAACTATCCGACCTCGCCTCCGAAATCGAGACAAACTATACCAAGATGCAATGTCTCCTCCTGAAAGAGCTGACCGCCTATCAGTTGGTAATCCTCAAGGCCGCCCAGACCGTAGGCGGCACTGGCGCGGCCGGGGGCGGCGCGGCCGGGCGGGTAGTGAAGCGGGTAAAGGCCGACGTAGTTGAAACCGAGTTTGAGTCGGTGAAGCTTTCCGATGGCACGAGCATCGCCCTGAACACGTCCAGCCTGCTCGATGAGATTCGAAAGGCGGCCTGCGGCTACGCCCGGACGCTGGGCTATGAGCTGGCCCTGTGCGGAGCGGTTGACCCGGACGGCGAGGCAGCCGGCCCTATTCCCTTCATTACGCTCACGGACGTAGGCTACTGGCCCGGCGCTCCCCTTGGCTGCTATCTACCATGAGTGGCTTTCTGGGTTCCGCTGATATTCAGGCTGCACTAGCGGCTATCAAGGGCACGACGGATACCTTCATGAAGCAGGAGGTAACGTTTGAGATACACACGGCTAAGCTCGCCGCCTTCACCGACAACCGGGCCAAGAACTCCACTATTACGGAGAAGGTAGTGCTGGGCTTGTTCATTCAGGGCCAGCAGGTGCTCGATACGGCGGCCACCGGTGCCGCCGACCTCGGCGATGGGTACGTGCTCTGCAACCGCGAAGACCTGGCGGCCGTGGGCCTGGCCAACCTCGCCGGGGAGCTGGCCGTGAATCCCGCCACCGACACGGTGAAGATTGGCGGGGAGCGGTATAAGCTACTCACGGCTACGCCCCTGGGCCCGCTTGATGGGAAGTACACGCTGGGCAAGTTTATCACCAAGAAGCTGCTAGCGGCCAACCGTCCGTGAGCCCCGGCCTGCGCTACATCTGCGACGAGGCGCGGCACCTGGTTTGCCTTCCTTACTCGGTGGCCAACCTGCACCGGATGGCGCAGGCCCTGGGCATCAAGAAGTGCTGGTTTCATAATAAGCCGGGCCGTTGGCACTACGACATACCCGCCCGCCGCATCGCCGAGATACAGGCCCGCTGCGAGGTCGTCACCAGCAGAGAACTGCTCGAAATTATCCGCTCATGAGTATCCGCGTTGAAATAAAGTCGCACGGCATGAAGCAAATGCGGCAGTTTATGCGCCAGTTTCGCGACGACATTAACCGCGTCAACAACCGCAGCATACAGCGCGTAGGCCTAAGAATGGAGGCGGAGGCCGCAAAGCACCTCGCCAACCAAGACCTGGGCTGGGCACCCCTCAGCCCGCGCTACCTGGCCCGCAAGGAGAAAGCCGGGCAGAGCGATAAGATTCTCATCAAAACCAGCACCTACCTGCAAAGCATCACCAGCACGGTAGAGCGGGGCCGGGTGTTCGCGGGCGTGAACAAGGAGGCCCGCGAGGCCGATGGCCAACTCGTGGCCGACATTGCGCGGGTGCTGGAATTCGGCAGCCTCAAGCGCGGCATCCCGCCCCGGCCGCTGTGGTCGGTAGTGCTGGCCGAAACCGCGGACTGGCTGCGGCGCACCAACTACTTCGCGGCCGAGGTCATTAAGGAATTGACAAAGAAGTACGGCGGCGGGGCACTGGCCGGGGCCGCCGACGCTACCGGCGAGGCCGTGCAGCCTGAGGTCGTGCTGAAAGCCCCGCCACCCCTCGAAACCGGCAAGCGCGGCGGGCGCTACCACATTTCGCCCAGTGGGCGCAAAATCTATCACAAGCGGTAAGTATGGCTTTCAATTTCACCCTCGACCAGATTGACCACGCCCTAGAGTGGGTGCTGCGCGACGCGGTTATCGCGGCGGGCTACTGGCCCGACCAGCGGGCGCTGCTGGCGGCCGGGGCCACCGATGCCGACTTTGCGGCCGCGAAGGCCGCCATCCTCGCGGCGGGCCGGCCGTTGATGGAAGTGTTGGGCGTGGGCCCCTGGCAAGACCGGGGCGAGTTGAATGGCAACAACCTGGTGCTCTCGCGGGGGCCGGACGGGCGCGGCTCGTACGGTATCAGCCAGCCGATTGTGTATGAGCAGATAGACCCGCTCGATAAGCGGGCCGGCTACCGCGAGCTGCTGCTGGCCCGCGAGCCGCAGCGCCTGCGGTATGAGGTGCGCTTCGTCAGTGACGACGTGGATATGGACCGGGTAGGCACGCAGCTCTGGCTCACCTGCTTCGGCGTGCCTACCTACTACCGTGGCATCAACGACGACCTGACCAAAATGAAGGAGGGCTTCGAGGTAATGCGGGTCGGCGACGGCGTTGACATGAGCAGCGACAAATACATCGAGCGCGTATGGCGCTTTGATGTGCTGGACGTGGTACTCATCCCGGCCCGCCAGCTCGACACGGTGCCGGCCGCCGTGGAGCTGGGCGTGAACCTGAGCGTGGGCCCCGTCGCGCAGGGCGGCTCCCTGCCCGCTTACCTGCTGGTGATAAAGGACGACATGTTTCCGCCCGGCCACAAGGCCTTTTTCAACTACCCGTTTTTTGAGTATCCCTTCTGGGGGTAGCCCCTGGTTTTTTTGCAAAAAGCCCCTCGGGCAGCGGGGTAGTATTGTGAAGTTCTTTCTTCTCAATAACTCCCTACTGCCATGAGCGTACCCCTAACCGGCGCGCCGAAGACCGTCGTTGACGTAAACGACGTAACCAATCTGGTGGCTACCGCGATAGGTGGCATTATCTGCGTGCAGGGCGAAACCCTGCGCGGCGAGGTGGGCAAAGCCGTCTTCGTGGGCTCGGCCGGCCAGTTTAAGCGTTTGCTGGGCGGTTTGCACCCGGCCAGCCCCTTCCCGACCTACTGCCTGCGCCTGCTCAATGCCGGCGCCAAGCTGTGGGTTTCGCGGGCCGGGCACTACACCGACCCGACCGACGCGAGCACGCTGGTCGGTACCGCCGCCACCGGCAGCCTCGGCCCGAGCAACGCGCCCACCCTCACCTTTGCGGCCAAGTTTATTGGCGCGGGCTACAACGGCACGACCGTGACCATTCAGGCCCCCGCCTCTTTTCAGGCGGGCGTGTTTGACGTGTTGGTGAAGCTGCCCGGCTCTGACCAGGTGCAGAGCCTGCGCAACATCGCCGCCACGCCCACGGCCGCCCAGCTCACAGCCCTCAACCAGCAGCTGGACCAAGTGAAGATGGTGAGTGGTACCCTGTCGCTCGGCACCATCACGCTGGCCGGGGGCGCGCAGGACGTGACTGCTATTGTGGCCGAGGACTACAACGGCGACCGCCAAGCCGGCACCGGCTGGTATGCGTTCAGCAACGTAACCGACGCCTTCCGCATCGCCAACCTGCACCGCCCCGACCCGCTGATTGATGATGCCTTGAAGCAGTACGTCATTGACCGGGGCGATATGCGCTTCCACCTCGGCATGCCGCTGGGCGCCAACGCGCAGGGCTTGGAAGATTACCGCATGGGTACCGGCGTGTACGACCACACGCCCATCGATACCTGGCTGGGTAGCTACTGGGGCGTGAACACCATCGGCAACGACGGGGCGGCCCTGACAGTCGATATCGACATTCCGGCCGTGGTCGAAACGGTAGCCTGCATGGCCGCCAAGGATAGCAACTTCGGGCCGTGGTACGCGGTGGCCGGGCCGAAGCGCGGCCGGGTGCGCACCTTCAACAAGGGCGTGCCTTACAACCTCATTTCGCCCGACCTCTCGGCTGACTTCGACCGCATCTACCTGCGCGGCGTGAACGCCGTGGTGCAGGACCCGACCTACGGGGCAATGGTGTACGGCAACCGCTCGGCCCTGCTCGACAACACGAAGCTGCTGAGCAAGGAGAACGTGGCCGACCTGATGATGTACCTCATCCGGACGCTGCGGCCCATCATGCGCAGCGAGCAGTTTGAGCCCAACAACCCGCGGATGTGGAAGAGCATCTACCGCAAGATTCTGCCCATCATGGAAGACCTGGAGCGCCGCGAGGCCATCGTGCCGGGCGAGGGCGTGGGCTGGGTATGGCTCGGCGACCAGGACGCGACTACCCGCGAGGACGCGACCTACAACACGCAGGCCGACCTCACGGCGGGCATCTTCCGGGCGGGCCTCATCGCGCAGCCCATCGCGGCTACCGAATACATCAACCTTTCGCTCACGGCGGCCGACTCGAACAGCATCAGCTACGCGGTCAGCCAGGGCGCTACCCTCTCTTCAACGCTTTAATTCTTTACGACCATGATGAGAAAAAATTTCCGCTGGGCGCTGGAAATTCAGGGTGTCAATCACTTGTACATCCAAGAAGTTCAGGCTCCCGACGTTGAGCTGGGTGTCGTGCTGCACGGCTCGCCGGGCAACCTGCCCGACGGTAAAACGGCGGGCAAAGCCAAAGTGGGCGAGCTGGTCGCCAAGATGTGCAAGCCGGAACTTGTATCGAGTGCCTACATCTGGGACTGGATGGCTATCGCGGCGGGCTCGCCGGCCTCGGCCTACCAGAAGGTAGGTTTCCTGAGCGAGTTGGCCCCGGACGGCGTAACGGTAGTAGAGAAATACTACTGCGGCAAAATCTGGCCGTCCAAGATTTCGCCCTCGGGCCTCGTGACGCTGGCCGACAGCAACGAGAACATCATAGAGACAGTGACCTTCCAGGTGGAGCGCTTCTTCTCGCAGTCCTCGCCTCTGTGGCTGGCTTTGTTTGGCGGCAGCGGGGCCAAGGCGGGCGGCCTGCCGTTCGCCCTGGGCACCGCCCTGTAGCAGTCTGACCGCGCCGGCTTCGTCGGCGGCGCGGCAGAGGCTGGCGGCCTGCATCAGCTGGGCAAAAGTGAACGCAGCGTCGTCAGCTACCCTGAGGGGGTCGGCCTTTGGCCGGCCCCCTCTTTTTTGTGCAAAAAGCGGTTTTGGGGTGCGGCTATTTTTACCAGTGTAAAAATTCACTTTTGCCTAACTGATTAAGATGGCTACAACTTTTGAGGGTGTACTACCCAGCGGCGTTGCTATTGGACTTACCAGCCTGACTGGTGCCGACCAAGGCATGATTACTAAGCAGAAGAACCTGTCTGACAATACCGCCTACTTCGAGATGCTAGCGGGCCGCATCACCCACCTGGGCGATAAAACCAACGTCAACAAAAATGACGTGCTTCGCATGCTGACCAACGACCGCAAGGACGCACTGGTGATGCTGCGCCAGTTCTCGCTGGAATTTCAGGAAAGCTTCGACTTTATGTACACCTGGCCGATTGATAAGACCACGGTGGTTAAGCACATGGAGCCGTACTCCGTGAAATTCAACGATAAGGACTTCAAGCGTATTCCTTACGCCTGGGTAGCGGATGAACTGGCTCGCTTGGCGGCGGCGGGTACACCCTTTGATGGAGGTCCCTTCACCTTTCCGGAACTCTACAGTAGCTACTCCGCAATGCTAGTAGCTAACTCCGAGCAGCACTACGCAATGCCCAAATCGGGTGAAGTTGTACAGTGGGAGTTGTTGACGGGTGAGCAAGAGAAGAAGTTCGGTAAGCTCAGCAAGGCCGATGTGGACAGCAATACGATGCTCGCTATGCGCGTGCCTAAGCTGGTTCTTGGCGATGCGGACAAAACGCTGACCAGCTGGAGCCCACAGCGCGCCGTTATCATGGATACGGAAGGCTTCCGCAAAGAAATCCGCCGCGTGGAAGGCCTGATTGATACGGTGCTCAGCATCAGCAACGAAAAAGACGGTCGTGAAGCACGCATCGACCTGGTGACCACCCCCGATTTTTTCTTCCCTTCTCAGGCGATTTAATCGACTGCTACTTCGCCCTCGACTACGGCGGGCTCCACAGCACCAGTCTCGAAACGCTGGAGCGCATGAGCTACGAGGAGATAGATAGGCTTCTGACACGCATGAAGGAGCAGAAGGAACGCGAGAACGCCGCCATTGAAGAAGCCCGCAGGGCCAATAGGTAACAAGCAACGTATGCTGACCGACTTACAAAATCTTGTGATTGAAGGCCTGCGGGCCGGCAATAAGCTCTTTGAGGTGCTGAGCGCGGAGGGGATGCCCGCGAAGGCCGTGGTCGAGGAGTGGCTGCTCGAGGACTACTTCAAAACCGTCTACGACCGGGCGGTTGAGGTTGGCAAAAGCAAGCGCCAGCGGCGGGCAGAGAAAGGCAAGCCGCCCCGCTTCCACCCGAAGGTCGTGCTTGCCGGTTCCAGACCCGAACTGCCCGACGAGCTGCAAGAGGAGGCGCCCTCGGCCGCTGAGCCCGAGGTTGCGGAACTGGCTCTCGCCCCACCGGCCACACCCGAACCGATTGCGGTACCAGCCCGGCCCCCGGCCGCTAAAAAGGCTACGTCCTACACGGACATCGTCGTGCAAACGGTAGCGCTAGACAAGCTACGGGAGGGGATGCCGCCCGCCGAGGTCATTACCTCAACCAGGGGCATGTCGTCGGTAAAGCTGGCGGCCTGGCGGAAAGACCCAACTTTCAAAACAAAGTGGGAACATGCGAAGGACGAAGGCCGCCGCGCCCAAAAAGCGCAGCAAGAACGGCTGACGACTGAGCACCAGCCCGCCCCCGAGCCAGTAGCCCCGCCCCCCCCGGTAGAGGCACCTGCTGCGGCAGCTCCGGTCAGCGAGGTTGCCCCACCGCCCACCGGGCCAAACATGAGCGTAGCCTGCTGCGCCCGCTGCGGCGGCGAGCATGTGGGCCTGCCGATTACCCCCTTCACCAACCCGGTTGAGTACCGCGGCACGGTGCTGGCCACGGCCTTCGCGCTGTGCCCGGCCAATCAGCAGCCCATCCTTATCACGGTTTTATAAGCAGTTCCTATGCAGCAGTATCACGCGCTATTGAACCAAATACTCACGCACGGCCACGAGAAGGGTGACCGTACCGGCACTGGCACCCGCTCAATTTTTGGGCCGCAGATGCGCTTCAACCTGGCCGAGGGCTTCCCGCTGGTGACCACCAAAAAGGTGCACCTGAAAAGCATCATCCACGAGTTGCTGTGGTTTCTGCGCGGCGACACGAACGTGGCCTACCTGCACGAGCATGGGGTGAAAATATGGGACGAGTGGGCCGACGACAACAGCGACCTTGGGCCGGTCTACGGCGCACAGTGGCGCAACTGGAAGGCCGGAATTAAAGAGGTAGTTATCGACTCGGTGGGGGAAGAACTCACCGGCGCGACTGTTACCCGCGAGTACATCGACCAGATAAGCCAGGTAGTGGAGGAGTTGAAAAACAATCCTGACTCGCGGCGCATGATTGTATGCTCGTGGAACGTGGCCGACCTGCCCTTGATGCGGCTACCCCCGTGCCACTGCCTCTTTCAATTCTACGTGGCTGATGGCCGCCTCAGCTGCCAACTCTACCAGCGCTCGGCCGACATGTTCCTGGGTGTACCCTTCAACGTGGCCAGCTACGCGCTACTCACCATGATGGTAGCTCAGGTGACGGGCTTGCAGCCCGGCGAATTCATCTGGACGGGCGGCGATACGCACCTCTACAGCAACCACGTCGAGCAGGCCCGCGAGCAGCTGACCCGCGCGCCCCGCCCGCTGCCGCGGATGCACCTCAATCCTGAGGTAAAAGACATTTTCAGCTTCACCTACGAGGATTTCACCTTGACCGGGTACGACCCCTGGCCAGCCATTAAAGCGCCGGTAGCGGTGTAAAAAACACGTTTTTATGAAACACGCAATATCGTTTAGAGGGTGGCTGCTAGTAGCCGTCGTCCTGCTGGTGGGGCCGCTGGTAGCCACTGCCCAGACCATCTATAGCTGTACCGGTGCGCCGCAGTTCTATACGGTGCCAGCCGGCGTTACGCGCCTCAACGTCGCGGCGGCGGGCGGGGCGGGCGGACTCGGCAACCCCGACCAGGCCCGCTCGATGGGCGGCCAGGTGCAAGCTATCCTCGCGGTAGTGCCGGGCGAAACGCTTGTTATTGAAGTTGGCGAGCAGGGCCAGCAAAGCGGCAGCAGCAGCTACAACGGCGGCGGGGCCGGCTACGCGGGCGCGGGCGGCGGCGGCGGCGCCACCGACCTGCGCCGCGTGGGCGCCAGCACCGGCGACTACCTGACTACCCGCAACGCGCTGCTGGTGGCGGGCGGGGCCGGGGGCAACGACTGGCTGACCTGGCCCATGCCGCAGGGCGGGGTCGGGGGTACGCCGGATGGTGGCCACGGTGTCGGCATCAACGGCACCACGCCCGGCCAGGGTGCTACGCAGTTCGCGGTAGGGGCCGGTGGCCCGCCCGGCGTCAATGGCCAGGGCGGCAGCGGCGGCTACGGCGGCGGAGGCGGCGGCTACTACGGCGGTGGGGCCGCCGCCCTGAACGGCAGCGCGGGCGGCGGCGGCGGCGGCTCCTCGTGGGTATCGCCGACGGCGCTGGTGGGCACGCCCACTTACAGCCTGACCAGCATCCCTACGGCAGGCTGGCTCATGCTGACGCCAGTAGCAACCGGCGTGGCCCCGCTGCCGGTGCAGCTGGTCGGGTTTACGGCGAAGGCGCAGGGCGCGGCGGTGGCGCTAGCCTGGTACACGGCCTCAGAGGTGAACAGCGACCGCTTCGACATCGAGCGCAGCACCGATGGCACGACGTTCAGCAAGCTGGGGGCGGTGGCCGCCCAGGGCACTACCAGCCAGGCCCACGCCTACGGCTTCCGCGATATGGCCCTGCCTGCGGGCGCGGCCGTGCTCTACTACCGCCTGCGGCAGGTGGACCTGGACGGCAGCGCCCACTACTCGCCAGTACGGGCGGTGGCGCTGGCGGCGGGCGCAGCGGCCTGGGGGGCTGAGGCCTACCCCAACCCCTGGCGCGAGCAGCTGCACGTGCAGCTAGCGGGGCTGGGGGCCGGGCCGGTCGGTCTGGTACTTTACGATGCGCTGGGCAAGCAGGTGCTCAGCCACACGGCCACCAGCGGCCAGCTGGTTGTGCTGCCCGATGCGGGCCGCTTGCCAGCGGGCGTTTACTACTTGCGTATCAAGCAGGAAGGTCAGCAGCAGGTGATAAAGTTGACGCATTAATTATCATGGCCTTCCCCTTGCGCATGATGCCCACCATTGATATTGGTGAGCTGGCTTACTCCTTTCGTCACGCGCTGGTGGCGGAAGAATACGAGTGGTGCGCCCTGCTGCAAGCGGAGGTGAACCGCCGCATCGACGAGGGCGACCCCGACATGCACGCGGCCATTGAGTACATGCGCGAGCCGGGCCTGGGGTGGCAAGTGAACTGGCGCGGCCTCAATGGCCTGTTCGACCGCCTGCGCGATGTGTACCCCGAGGAGTTTGAGCCGTGGGCCCCACTGCTATACGGAGCGCAGCAGATAGTCAAGTATCATTGGCTTTATGCGAAAGAGGCCGATTAAAAGAAAGCCCAGTCATTGAAAAGTGGCTGGGCTTTTTTAGTGAAAAAAGTTTCTATATTTGTACGGAAAAGCCGTACAAAGCCGAGCGCGTTACGTATATTTGTATAGTTAAAGACGCTAGCAAAGAACACGTTATGTGCCAGATTTCCGAAGCCCGCCCTAACCGTACCGAGAAAAGCCAGGGTATGAACTGGATTTCCCAACACAAGCGCTTGGCCATTTACCTACGCGACGGGCTGGCCTGCTGCTACTGTGGCAAGGGCGTAGAGGATGAAGTGAAGCTCACCCTTGACCACCTGCTCCCTTATTCGCTGGGTGGCTCGAATAAGGAAACCAACCTGGTTACGGCCTGCCTCAGCTGCAACAGTGCTCGCGGCAACCGCTCGGTAAAGGAGTTCGTCGTCGGGGTGGCCGCCTACCACGGCGTAGAAGCAGCTACCATCATGAAGCGTATCAAGAACAGCCTGCGCCGGGTGCTGCCACTGGCCCAGGCAAAAGAACTGGTTGAGTTGCGCGGCTCGTGCGCTAAAGCCTTAGCAGCCGGCATTTAATAACTTTTTTCAAGAAAAATAGTGGGGCATAACAGGCCCCACTTCTTTGCTTATGTACACCATTCTTAGCACCTACGAGGAGTATGCTCCTGAGCACGACGACTACCCCAATGGCCGTGCCTGGCCCGGCACGTACCTTGACCGCACCTCAGCCTGGCTAGCAGTCGAAGCGTACCTGCTCACCCAGGGCTGGAGCCACATGCAGTCCAGCGACCCGGACAGGGAGGATGAAATGGCCATTGCGCCGGAGGGCCATGATGAACCTACTTTCTTTTGGGACGACTTAATCGCAGTCAATGACGCTGAAACCATCACAATCAAGCTTGCAGCCTAAGCCGGGCACGCTCGGTCACATCGTGGCCAGCATGACGGACGAACAAATTCGGGACGCGCCCAGCCTGTTGCCCCGGCCTGTCCGCAACCTCGAAGCTGAGCATAACGACCTGCGCCTGCTCGTGCGCGACCTGCCGGGCTTGCAACTGCGTAAGGCCGCCGCCGAGAACGGCCTGCCTACCGATACCTACGACGCGCTATTTGCGGAGCCCAGCTCCCGGCGCTACCGCCGCTTGACCAACCCGCGCGACGCGGATATTCTTTGGCAGGTGCTGCGCGACCTGGTTCGGGAAATCAGTGCCCGCCTGCCTGAAAACCAGGGCCGGTAACTAGCCCCGCCCTAATAGAGCCTCACCCTGACCGGTGGGGCTTTTTTGTGCAAAAGTGCCCTAGCCCGGCGCGGTAGCTTGAAGCAAATCAATTGCTACTACCGCCATGATGGGTTCGGGAGATTTGGGTATGGGTATTTCGCTGGTGCTCTTTGACGAGTTCAGCGAGCCGGCCCGCCGTGTGGTTCAGGGTTTTGCGGGCATTGAGGGCGGGCTGGCCCGCGTGGCGGCCAAGCAGGCGATGCTCAACCAATTCAGCAACGGCCTGAACCGCGCCCGCGACATGCTCGACCGCTTCATCGACTCGGGCGGCAACTTCGACCAGAGCTTGAACGAGTTGAGTTCCCTCACCGGCGTTGTTGGCCCTGGCCTCGACGACATCGGCAAGCGGGCGCTCGGGCTAAGCAAGCGCTTCGGGGCCGATGCCGCGCAGGGCGTGAACACGTTTCAGAATATCCTGGGCAAGCTGGGCCCTGAAATCGCGCAGAACAGCACCGCCCTGCAAACGATGGGCGAGGACGCCTTCATCTTGAGCAAGGGCATGAAGGGCGACCTCGCGGGCGCCACGGCCGCCCTCACCACGTCGATGAACATCTACGCCGGCAGCATCACCGACCCGCTGGAGATGAGCCGGGAAATGACGCGGCAGATGAACGTGATGGCGGCCGGGGCCAAGGTGGGCTCAGCTGAGGTCACGGACATTGCCGCCTCCATCCGCACCGGTGGCCTTGCCGCCAAGTCGGCCGGCGTGAGCTTCGAGGAGTTGAACGCGCTCATCCAGATAATGGGTAAGGGCGCGGTGTACGGCAGCGAGGCGGGCGTAGCTATCCGCAACGTGCTGGGCATCATGTCGCAGGGTGAGTACCTACCGAAGAAAGCGCTGGCAGGCCTGCGGGCGGCCGGAGTAGACCTCAACATCATTGGCAACCAGGCCGTGCCCATTGCCCAGCGCTTGGCGGAAATTTCCAAGATTCAAAACGACTCGGCCCTGGTGACGGAAGTTTTCGGCCGCGAAAACTCCAACGCTTTCCGGGTGCTGGCTGAAAACCTGGGCCTGATGAACGGCAACAACGGCTGGGTAGCCGCCATGACCGGCACCCACGAGGCCACCAGCCAGGCGGCCGTGGTAATGAGCAGCTTCAACGAGAAGATGGCGCGGGGCCGGGCCACCGTGCAGGCGTGGGCCGTGCAGGCCTTCATGGCTACCAAAAGCATTTTGCCCTTCGTGAAAGGCACGGCGGAGCTGGGCGTAGCCGTGCTCTCGCTGGGGCCGGCCTACATCGGGGCGACAGAGGCCCTCGCCGCCTTCAAGGCCAGCGAGCTCGGCGTGTACATCGCCAACGTCGGCCTTTCGGCTACCTTCGACTTGCTGGCCGTGAGCGTGTGGGCAGCGCTGGCCCCGCTGTTACCGTTCATTGCGATAGCCGCCGCGCTGGTAGCCGGTATCTGGCTGGCCTGGAAGGGCGTGAAGTCCTTTCAAGACCTTATGGCCGGGGGCAAGGTGGAGGGCGGTTTTTGGGGCGTGCTCCAACAAATCGGCGGCGTAGTCGTGGGCATCGTGGAGGCCTTCCAAACCTGGGATGGATTTACGTTCTCCTTCTCGGAACGCATGCGGGCCAGCCTCGAAAAAATTGGGGTGCTGGACCTCACGTTGCGGCTGGCCACCTGGTTTATCCGCGTCAAGGAATTTATGATGGGCCTGTGGGAAGGCCTCAAAGAGGCGGGCAGCTGGATTGCGCAGGCCTTCGGCGCAGCCTGGGCCTACATCGGGCCGCTGCTCACCGACCTGGGCGAGTGGGGGCTAACTATCAAAAAGCTCATCGGCGATACGCTAGACTGGCACATTGCCGGGCAGGCGCTGGGCCAGACGCTGGGCTTTATTGCGAAGGTGATTGGGGGCGCGCTGCTCGCGGTACTATTCCTAGTGGCACTGGCTATCGCGGCCGTCGTGAAAGTCATCGCGATTGCTATTGACATCGTGGAGCACTTCGTGATGGGTATTATGGTGCTAGTCAATTGGCTGGGCCGGATTCCGTCGCTGGTGGCCGATGCGTTCAGCAGCGTCTTTGAGTTCGGGCAATCAATTGGGGAATGGTTGGTCGGCCTGCCCGAAGCCTTTTTCAGCTTCGGCTATAACATGGTACGGGCTATCCAAACCGGGCTGCAAAATGCCTGGCCGATGCTCAAAACCATGCTGTTAAACCTGCTGCACGAGTTGCCGCTGGGCGATAGCATCATGGGCCTACTAGGCATCGGTGGCGGCGGCGGGACGCTCTCCATTGCAACGCCAAATGGCGGCGAGTCTACGCAGCGCATCAACCGCGCAATGGAGCAGCGGCAGGGCCTCACGGCTGACAACCGCCCCACAGTGCTGCAGAACACGACTACCAAGTCCGTCACCATGCAGAACAATGTCATGCTTGATGGCCGGATACTTCACCAGAGCATGAAAGAATACGACGCGGCCGAGCAAGACCGCTCATCAGATTAATGCAAAGTATTAGCAGCACCCAGGGCCAGCTCGCGATAGTTGAGCTGAGCCCACCCTTTGAGCGGCTGGAAATTCAGTTCATGCCGACCGGCCTGGCCTGGAGCCGCACGCCCGACCTGCCCGCGCTGGCCGTGGTGGGCCGCAACAACCCACACTACCACCTCACCGGGGGCGAAGACCGGCTCAATTTGCGGCTGGACTTCGCTACCGAGTTGGAAAGCCGCCTCGACGTGATTCGCAAGGTGCAGTGGCTGCGCTCGCTCACATTTGCCCCCGTGCGCAACGTGAAGCTGGTGTGGGGGCAGCTATTCAAAAGCGAGGTATGGGTGGTGGCCAGCTTCAAGGCCGACATGGACCAGTTCATGCATAACGCCAACATGCTGCCGCAGCAGGCCTACGTGGATATTACGCTGGCCCTGGACCCTAAGAAAAACCTCCGCCTCCGCGATGTACGACGCTAGCCAGCCCCTGCGCCTCAACGACGACAACCCCTACAGCGGGGGCGAGCTACTCGTGCGCGACGACGATACCGCCGAGCTGCACGTCGTCCTCCCCGACTACCAGCCCGGCCCCGGCGACCGCTTTCACCCGGCCCTGCTGCCCGGCCAGATGCTGGACCAGGTAGCCTGGGAGTATTGGCAGGACGAGGTAGAAAACGCCGAGCGCTGGTGGTGGGTGCTGGCCTCCGTCAACAACATTGACAACCCGCTCGACCTCACCGAGCACGTAGGCCGCCGCCTGCTCATCCCCGACCTGGCCCGCTACCGCTTACTTGCTAACGCTCAGAATTAATGGCTCTCAGTCCTTTTTACCGCGTGCTCGTAGCCAAGAGCGGCCGCGACCTCACCGACCTGATTACCGCCTTTACCTACGAGGACTGCACCGAGGAGGACGACCTAGTGCGCTTCACGCTGGGCGGCGTACCGCTGGCGCTTGTCGACGACAAGGAATTGCAGCCTGGCGTAAAGCTGCTGTTTAGCTTCGGCTACCAGGGCGGAGCCAGCAGCCCCCAGTACACGGCCGTTATCGTGGGTACGGAGCCGGATTTCGGCCCGCTTATCAACCTCATCGTACTGGCCACCCACAGCGGCGTAGCCACCAAAAAGAGCAATGAGCCGACCCTCTACCAGGGAAAAACCAGCAGCCAGATTGCCGAGGCCATCGCCAAGAAGCACAATCTCAAGGCTCAGGTCGATGCGACGAGCTTCGTGTGGCAGTCCGTGCCCACGGCCGGCAAGACTGATTATCAGCTGCTGAAATACCTGGCCACGCACGAGCAGAGCGGGTTGTATCAGTTTCGCATCAAGGGCGATACGCTGATTTTCACGAAGCGCAACCTCAAAAAGCCCAGCCGGCGCACCTTCACCTACGGCGACGGCAATGGTACCGTCGTGTCGTTCCGGCCTAAAAATAACGACCTGCATAAGAAAGGCACCTCGGCAAAGACCAGCGTGCCCGGCGTGGATGCCTTTACGGGGGTGGCCTTCAAGCGCGATGCCGCGGATGGTAAAACCAAGGATGACACCAAGCTGGGCACCTACCGCGTCTCCTACGACCAGGACGGCAACCGGGTCGGCACCTCGGCTATTCAGCCGGGTACGACCATTGTAGTGCCCAGCCGCGACGCGGCCGGGGCCGACAACGTCGCGAGCAAGCAGAAGAAGGATAGCGGCCTCGACGACATCACGGCGACGCTGGTAGTAGAGGGCGACCCGAACCTGCTGGCCGACGAGGTGTACACCATCGCCGGCGTGACGGCCTCCTACGGTGGCAACTGGTACGCCAAGAAGGTAACGCACACCATCAACCCCGGCTCCCCCTACACCTGCACGGTGGAGATGGGCCGCAACGCCACCGACAAAGCGCCCGCCACCGGGGCCGCTAAAAACGACGACAAGAACACGGCGGCCGGGCCAGCCAAGACCGACGCGGGCCGCGACGTGCGGGTGAAGTTTGACCAGAATGCCAACCGGGTAAAATGAGCAAAGCCGCCCGTCTCCATAACCCACCGCCCCGGCAGCCGGTGGCCTTCCAGCTGCTACCGGGCGCGTTCCGGCGCGGGGGGTGGCCGTGCCCGCCGCCGTGGCGGGCTGACCTGGACCCGATGCCCTGCCGCACGCGGCGCGGCACAGATGATGTAGTAACCGTGCAGGTAGCGCTCTGCCTTAATTAAGTATCATGGCCCTCAACCTGTTTACCAAATTCAGCAACACGCTGCGCAACTACGGGCTGGAATTCTTTGGCCGCTACTACAGCCTGTACCGGGGCGTGTGCTACAGCAACGAAGACCCCGAGGGGCTGGGCCGTATCCGGGTGCTGTGCCCGCAGTTTTACGGCGATGACTCGCCCGATTTGTGGGCGTGGCCGCGCGGCCTGCCGGCCGGCAAGGGCCACGGCTTGCTATGGGTGCCCCAGCCGGGCGACCCTATTTATCTCACCTTCGAAGGTGGCGACCCGCGCTACCCGATTTATGAGGCGGGCTGGTGGGTGCGCGGGGCGGCCCCGGCCGGTGGCAAGCCTACGACCTACGTGCTGCTCACGCCTCAGGGCCACCGGCTGGAGTTTGATGATGCCGCGGGCACCGTGCACCTGCGGCACCAGAACGGCTTGCGCGTAGACCTCACCCCGAAGGGTATTGAGATAGCCGGCAAGGGCACCCGCACGCTCGGGCAAATTGCAAAAAGCTGGTTAGAGGAGGAGGCTACCTTAACAGTAAGCACCCCGCTAGGCCCATCCGGGCCGCCAATAAACGCCCTAAAATTCGTGGCGCTGGCGAAAGAACTCGGGGCGTTTCTGGTTTAATGCTGACCGAAGCCGCACTCATCACCCTGCTCGAACCGTTTGCCGACCGGCTCTCGCCGGCCTTCGTAGCGTTCCCGGATACGCACCAAACGGCGGCGGCGATGTGGGCCTCAGCTGCTACGCAGTGGGTGCAGCCCATCACGCCGCCCAGCCCTAACAGCCCTGGCGCTTACGCCGCCTTTTACGACGAGATGCTTCGCTGCACCGTGGGCGGCGAGCGCGCTGCCTTCGCCCGCGCCTGGCATAAGCTCGCGCTGGTGCTGGCGCCGGGCATGGTCGGCTGGGCCGCCGTGCCCCCGGCCGCACCACCCGACTTCGAGCCGGTGTACGATTTGGGCGTGAACCAGCAGGGCAGCAACCAGCAGTGCCTGCAAAAGCTGGCTGAAATCGTGCTGGCGTGGCTGCGCACCGGCACGGCCACCCAGCTCAGCACCAACCTCACCATCAATTGGAGCTAACATGGCCCGCGACTACTTAGGCGTCGGGACTGAACACCCGGCTAACGTCAATATCTACGGCCAGCAGGCGCTCGTCGAGGACATCAAGCTCGTGAAGCAGAGCCTGCGCCGCCTGTTTAGCACCCCCATCGGCACGGACTTCATGAACCGCAGCTACGGCACTCACCTGGCCCTGCTGCTTTTCGAGCCCAACAGCACCACGCAGCAGAGCGTGATGGAATACCTCATCCGCGAGGCCGTGGATAAGTGGGAGCGCCGGGTGCGCTACGTGGATACGGACTTTGAAATCGTGTCGGCCGAGCAGCTTAACGCCAGGGTGAATTTTCAACTGCTTGGCAGCAATGAGATTGAGAGCTTCATCTATCCCTTTTACCGAGAAACCCGCTTCTAGATGAAACTCACCAACCCTTGGATTGGCTACGTGCAGCGCGGCTACGAGCAGATAATGACCGCCGTCATTGCCCGCTTGCCGGTGGCCGCGCCCGAAATCACGGACTATAGCTACTCCAACCCGTTCATCAAGGCGCTCTCGGTGTTCGCGGGCATCTGCGAGCACATTGGCTTCTACGTCGATGTGAATGCCCGCGAATCGTTTCTGGATACCTGCCGCAACTACAGCAGCGCCATTCGCTTCGCCAACCTGGTAGACTACCGGGTGCGGGGCGTGCTGGCCGCCGCCGTGGACCTGGAATTTTACGTGGCGCAGGCCTCGCCGACGGATACCACCATCCCGGCCGGCACCGTGGCCCGCACCAAGACCGGCATCGAGTACCAGACCACGACGGCCGCCGTGCTGCGGGCCGGGCAGCTGAAGGTGACGGTACCAGCGCGTAACTGGAAGCCGGTGGCCAGCCGCCAGGTAGGCGTGAGCAACGGCACGGCCGGGCAGCGCTTCGCGCTCGGGGCGGGCGTAGTAGATAGCCAGGTATATGTGACCGTCGGCTCTACGCCGTGGGCGCCAGTAGATACGTTTGCCTACTCCACCTTTCAGGATAAGCACTTCCGGGCCGGCATCAACGTGCAGGGCCAGATGGAGGTGCTGTTTCCGGATGGGGCCAGCGGCGCGATACCCCTCAACGGCCAGCCCATCACGGTCAACAACTTCACCAGCGACGGGGCGGCCGGCAACGCGGGGCCGAACACCATCACGGAGCTGAGCAGCCTGGTTACGAGCAACGGCGTGCTGGTGCAGGTGCGAAACCCGCAGCGGGCCAGCGGCGGCGCGAACGCCGAAGGCCTGGCCGAGTTGAAGAAGCGCATCCCGCTCTCGCTGCGCACGCTGGAGCGGGCCGTAACTGACGACGATTACATCGACGTGGCCCTGATGGCGCCGGGCGTGGCGCAGGCCGGCCTCGTCTTCAACTGCGGCAAGTTCGTGTATATCTACGTCTACCCGACCGGGGGCGGCATCGCGAGCACCGGCCTGTTGCTGGCGGTAGAAAACTACTTTGACTCGCGCCGCATGGTCACGACCAAAGTGATTCCGCTGGCGGCCGGCGAGGTCGTTATCAAGTACGCCATCACCCTGCGCGTGGCGCCCAACTACGAACGGGCAACCACCGTGCAGCGGGCGCTGGATGCTGTCGTTGCCTTTCACGCGCCCGGCCGCCAGAAAATCAACGGCAGCATTCACCTCGGCGACGTGTACGAGCAGCTGGAAAATACGGAAGGGGTGGAGTGGAGCGAAATCACGCTGATGAGCCCCATCCCCTTCGCCCGCGCCCAGGACGCGGCCCCGGTGCTGGACTGGGATGCAGAGGTGCTGCCTGACAGCACCAGCACTATCCAGTGGCGCATCACGGTGCTGCCCAATAATAAGTACGAGCTGGTGCGCGGCAACATCTACCTGGGCGACCTCAACTTCAACCAGCAGTACACCTACCCGCAGCTGGAACTCACCGTGCGCAGCAGCGCGGCCTACAGTGTAGGCGACGTGTGGGAGTTTACGACCTACGCCTACTCCGGCAGCCTCACGCTGGCCGAGCAGAGCCTGCCGGTCACCGACGCGGCCCACATCACGATTATTGCCTCGGGCGGCCTGTAGTATGTGGAGCCTGAAAGAAACCATCTTCGGCCTGTTCGGGCCAGCCGAGAAGAAGGCCGACACCGTGAACCCCGACGTGAACGGGCGCGGCCTGAACGAGCGCTTCATGCGGGCGCTGGGGGCGGAGTTCGATGATTCGCTGCGCCCGCTGCTCGACAACTTCGTGGCCAACGTCATTGACCCGGCTACGGCGCTGGCTCGCTTCGTGCCCTATTTGGAGAACCAGATGGGAGTGAACTACATAGTTAGTGACAAGCTGGAGGTACGGCGCAAGCTTATTGCGTGGGCCCCGCGCATTACCCGAATCAAGGGTACGAAGCGCTCTTATGAGATTTTGTTGAAATTATTGGGTTTTTTGACGGTCAACGTCGTCGAATACTGGCCAGAAAGTGGCTTTGACAGCCCGCTTACCTTAGATGATGTAGACCGGCGCTTTGATGGCGCTTGCGCGGGCTGCACCGAGTACGACCTGGAGCTAACGGGTACGCTGGTTCTGACCAGCGACATCCGGGCCTGGATACTCTCGGTAATTCGATTCTGCGAGCCCATCAACGCCCGGCTCCGCACCGTGCTCTACAACGGCTCTCCCATCAGCCTGAACGCCCTGCTAGTTCGCATCGATGCAAACGGCAACCTGATTTACGACAACAGTGCCGCCCCCGGCATCACCCTGAGCCTGGTTAATGGCGACCTGCGGGTACGGGGCTTCAACAGCAGCCGCTATACGCTCTCAGCCGATGGCGACCTGCTTTACTATTAACGATTTATGTCTCCTGGCAGCAACCCCTCGCAATTCCAGCAGAACCTCGGTAACGTGGTGGCCCTCATCAAAGGCCCCAACCCGCCCGCTAAAACCTACATTTTCTGGGCCGCTGAAATTGACCCGACCGACCCGGAGATTGTCGAGATACGGCAGTTCAACTTCACTTCCGGCAATTGGGAGCCGGTGGGCGCCAACGTCAACGGCGGCCCGATTGACGCCAAGCTGGTGCACGTGAAGCTGGTCGGCGTCACCGAGCGCATCGGCGCGCGCGCCGCCGCCGACTTCGACGGCACCTTGCAGCAGCTGCTCGAAGAGGAGCGCATCGGCTACCTGCGGCCGTATATCAGCTTCTTCACCTTCCAAGGGTCGGGCAGCGTGGTACGGCCGGTGGGCTACTCCTACCCGTCCAACGACTACCCCTTTGCCTGGGGCACCACCAACCCCAGCAACGTATCAGCGGCCGGCCTCACGCTCTCAAACCTGACCGTAGGGCAGCCGATAGCTACGCAACTAGCGCCCACCGATAACCAGACGTTTGCCGTGGCCGGCTTCGTCGTGAAGCTCGGCGAAAGCCAGCACTTCCGGCTAGAGGGCGTGGACGTGAAGGGCGCGGCCTTTCAGCAGGACATTGTGATTTCGGGCGGGGTGTATCGCTACGCCTTCGTGTCGGACCAGAAGCTGCTCGACCCCGCGCTTTACCCGGCCAGCGCCCTGAGCGCTTTTCTGCGCACGCAATCCGGCGACCTGGTGCCGAGCCGCGCCACCGGCCCCGCCATCTACCAGCCGCGGAGCCAGTGGGTGTATTTCGTCTTTGACACGAGCCTGCTGGATAATTCGCAACTCGGGGCAGCCTTCCAGGTGCAGGGCCAGCCCAACAACGACTTCCTGACGCGTGATTTCACCTTCACCAATGAGTTCGGGGCGCAGAATACGATGCGCGTGCTGCGCACCGGCAACCTGCTCAACGGGGGCTACACCATTCAGTCGGCGTAAATGGAAACCAAGCAACCAACAGGACTCCTGACGTCGGGGCCAGTAGTTAATGCTGACTTGAGCGAGAAGTTCGGGACGCATTTCGACTGGCTGGGCATCGGCGGCTGGCGGGCCGTGGATAGCCTGGCCGCCCGCGACGCGATACCCGTCACCGACCGGCTGGAATCGAGCTACAGTAGCGGGCGGCGGCGGCGCTGGATGCGGGTGTACGTGTGGCAGGACAGCGTAGCCGAGGAGTACGAGCTCGCCATCAGCGATGCTGACTGGAACGCCGCGCCCACGGATGCCGCCAAAATCGCCCTGCTGGCCGACAACAGCCGCTGGCGGGCAATCGTGGGGCCGGGCACGCCCACGCCGCCCAGCGGCACCGGCGTTTCATTGGCCACCTACAGTTACAACCCCCGGCTGCGGCGGCTCGTGCTCTTCGCCCCCGATACGACGCTGCGCAGCCTCAGCGTGCCGGCCGGCCAAGGGCGGCCAGCAGTCGGGGCCACCTTCTTCCAGGCGCCCTTTTTTCAGCAACCTTTTTTCGGATAATTTATGCCTACTAACGCCGACCTCGCGCAGCAAGACGACGACGAAATCACCAACGGCACCGGCTCAAATAAGGGCAAGAAGGTGGTCGTAGATGCCCTGCAACGCACCCGCGATTTTGTGGAGCAGGAAGTAGAAGCGCTGGCGCAGGATGTGCCCAACCTCGTGCCCATTACCGACCTGCCGGACTTCGACCGCACGGTGGTGAACGGTATCGTCACATACACGCAGAATAACACCAAGCTGCAATATCGGCTCACCACGATGGGGTATTCGCCGGGCGGTGGCGGGGCAGCGGCGCAGCGCCCGCCCACGGTGCTAGTAATTGGGCAAAGTCTGGCCGAAGGCCTGAAAACGACCAACAACCCACTTCCGCTTGAGTTGGCGGATACGAACTACGGGGCGTCCATTTTCAAGCGCAACAGTGTCTACTGGGAGCCCCTGAAACCGGGCTACAATACGGGGTGCTACGACCCGCTGAACTGGGGGCCGGAAACGGAAATGGGCCGCCTACTGGTGGGGCGCTTCGGCCCTGGCGTGCGTATTATCAAATTCGCCAAGGGCGGCACGCAACTGGCGTTTAGCAACAACGCCGACGAGGACTGGTCACAACTCTCGTCCGGTGAACTGCTCGACCAGCTCAAGGCGTGCATCACAGCGGCAATGGCTGCCCTCGGTGACGACGCCGCGCCAATTGACGTGGTAATATGGAAGCAGGGCGAGGCTGACGCCTACGGCGCGCTGGCCGATGCTTACGGTACGAACCTGGTCAACGTCTTCAACAACCTGTGGGGGTGGCTGGGTTACCAGCCGTATTTGGTGCTGCCGCAGCTTACGGCTAACCAAACGGCCCTGGATGCTACCGGCCGTGCGAAAGTAATGGCGGCGCAGGTGGCCTACGCCCAAGACCCAGCGCATAAAGCACTGGCGCCCTCCACGGATACGGTGGTGATGGGTAGCGACGGGCTGCACCCGCAAACGCCGGGCTTTAAAGAGTTGGGCCGGATTTGCTTCGAGGCAGCCATTGCCCTGCTCACGCAGCCGGTGGTAACTCTGCCGACCCCGGCCGCGCCCACGGCGGCCATCGTGGACGACACGGCCGACACGATGGACTGGACCAATACGCCCAACTACTCGGCGGTAGGCGACTACGAGTACACGCTCGACGGCGGTAGCACGATTCAGGCAGTGACGGTGAAACCGCTCGTGGTAGGCAACGTGGCCAAGCCAGCCGGCGTGGTCGGCGTGCGCGTGAAGGCCACCAGCAACAATACGGCTTCGCCCTGGCTGTTCAACTCCGCGACGTTTAACGTGGCGGGCGGTGGCGGGGGCACGACGGCCCCGCTTACTGGTACAAACCTGCTGGCCTCGGATGATTTGGGCAACACGGCTCACTTCGATTACAGTGACCTGCTCACGCCGATAACGGGCGGCCAGAGCGACTACGCTGGGGGGGCTACGGCCTACTTCCTGAAACCGAACCCATCGAGTACAGACAACCACGGCTACCACAATAAGGTCCTGAGCGCGATGGTGCGCGATGGTAAATCTTACGTGGCGTGCGTGCTGGTAAAGCCGGGGACGGGCATTAAGTTTTTCTCGAACCAGTTAATTAATAACAGCGGTAACCAATTTGCGCGGGCTAGTTTCAACGTAAACACGTTGCAGCCTGAGGGGGCTGCCATGGGCAACGCGGCTACTGCGACGATGGTGGCTGTAGGCGGCGGCTGGTATGAGGCGCGGCTTTACTGGACCCAGCAAAATGACACGACGGCGTACACGTTCGGCAAGCTATTCGCGCCGGCCGGTATTGACGTGAGCTTCGTCGGCGACGGCAGTATCGGGCTGGGGGTACACAAGCCACGCATTTACGAGCTGTAGCGTATGGCACTCGCGAAAATGAGAGCGCGGCCCGCGCCGGCTGGCAACGACCTGCTGTATTCCTACGCCCTGACGGAGGCCGCCACGGTTAGCTCCGGCGTTTTTCGGCTGGTAAACGGCGAGGAAGTGCTGGTCGCGGTGGTCGAGGCCAACGTCAAGAAGGAAGCCGGCACCTACGTCCTGCGTTGGGATGGCTACGATTACGAAGGCAACCTGCTCACTGTCGAGCAGGTTGCGACGTGCTACCCGAAGGTGCGCGACCACAAGCTGGTGCACGAGCACCTTAAAACGATAGGCAACAACTCGGCCGACCTGACCGGGGCCGCCGTCTGGAACGATGCGCACCAGGCCACCAGCGCCAAGCGGGTAGGCAAGTGGCTGATGATTGCCACGTCCTATTCCGAAGGCGAGGCGACCAGCATGAATAAATGCTTGGTTAGCGACCCTAAGCGGCGGGTGCGGGTGCACCAGAAGGAGGCGTTCGCGGCTACTATCGTAGAATCGGAGGAGCTATTCGGCCAGCCCTTGCCGGCCAATACCCGCGTGCGGGTAGGGTGGGCGGGCGTGCACGGCACGTTCACCCCCAACCGAGGCCCAAACGGTAACGGCGTGAACGTGTACGGCTGTTACATACTGCTCACGGAACCGCAGGAAGACGACACGGATTTAGACGTGCAGCTATCTGGAGCTACTGTATTGCGTTACAACGGGGGCCTGACGCATTACGCTATTGCTTATCTAGCCAGCCCGGAAATACCACGTGATGAACAATGGGATGGGCGCGAGTTCATCACCGGCCTGGCGATGAGCCTGGAGTTTTACTGGGTAGCCCGCGCCAAAATGGGCGTCATTGAGACGTATACCCGCTCGACGGGTAACCTGCTCAACACCTGGAGCGTGACCGACCCGCGCCACCTGACGCTGACCGGCCCGCGCATCCTGTGGATGATTCAGGAGGTGAATACCCCGCGTCGCTTCGACCTCAGCGACCAGGGCGTGGGCACGGCCACCGACAAAACGCTGGCCGGCATGACCGACCCGGTAAGCCTGCGCGCTTCGGAGGACTACCAGCAGCTGGTGGCGCAGGACGGCAGCCGGGCCAACGACCCGACCACAACGGCCACGCACAAGATTTGCTGGTACTCGGCCACCACGACCGTGCTGCTGCACGCGGAACAGGCGGCCGGGGGCGGCTATTCGGCCTCGCCAGAGCTGCTGCCGAACAAGTACGCCTTCCTGAACGCCAAGAAGTTCGGCAACACGCCGAGTGGTAACTCGGTGCCGTTCGTGGCTTGGGTGGGTGCGGGCATGATTTTGTCGGGCGAGCCGGGCAGCTTCCGCAACCAGTTCATCCGCACCGACACCTACGAGGTGGTCGATACGCTGGAATGGATAGGGTATTTCTACAACTGCGTAGTTGACGTGAACTACCCCGACCCGGACGTGATTTGCGTGTTTGCCCAGTACATGGAGTACCTCTACTACTGGAAAACCAATACCTACGTGCCGGTGCGCAGCTGGCTGGCGGGCTACCGGGCCAACTTTGACGACGACTATAACCGCCTGCTCAACGCCACCACCTTCCCGACGAGCAAGCGCCGCTATGCTTTTCACCAGCGGCAAGACCCGAAGGACGCGGTGGTGCTCATTGAGCTAGACCCGGCCACGGGCATTCGATACAGCACGCAGTACTTCCCCTCCCGCACCCGCATTTATGCTGATGGCAGCTTGTGGGTGCTGGAGGGCGAGTTGAACGGCGTGATTGACAACAACCGCATCGGCGACGCAGGCACGCGCATGGTGTGGTCGCGGTTTCCATTGGTAAACGACCCGGCTACGGGCTGGCCTACCTGGGGTGAGAAGCAGTTGGTGCGCAAGTCGCCGGTGCTGGGCGTCAACTCGCCCACGACGCCGGGCGGCTACCTGACGCAAAACATGCAGGCCCCGAACGGCACGATAGTCTCGTTTTGCTCGGCCACCCGGCCGGGCTTCCACATTGCTACGCTGCACCCCGGCACGGTAGACCAGTGGGCGGCCCTGGCTGCGCCAGCTACCTTCCCCGAGTTCCTGGGGCCGTATCCGCTGGATGGCGGCTACGAAATCGGGCATGGCGTCGGCAATACGGGCGGCTTCGCGCAGGCCATCGGCGAGCTCGTGCTGCACAACCAGTACGACGAGTTCTACGAGAACCGCCAAACGGCGATGGACAAGCTGCACCACCAGGACGGCCTGCCGGTCGATACCAGCGGGGCCGTAAACTCGCAGGGCGACCCGCTGGAAAACGCAGCCTACAACCTGACGAGCAACGCCAAGACGGGCTTAGCCGTGATTCGCGGCAACGCGATTTACAAGTTCACGAACGACGAGGGGATGCACGGCGGCATCTGCTGCAAGCGCTCGAGCGGTCTGGACACCATCCGCACCCGCCGCCTGTCGCTCTACCGCGGCACGCTGCCGGTGGAGGCGGGCGTGTACCTGCTCCAGGGGCTGCCGTTCAACACGGCCGTGGCCAGCGGCCAGTACGGCATGAAGTTCACGCCCGAAACGGGCGCGCTGGTGCTGCACAGCAGCGTCTACACCTACGGCAAGGGCCGCGACGTAGCGGGATTCTGGTATCCGCAGCGGGTAGCGGATTCCTTCCTGGGCATCTGGGAGGTTTGTGCGCTGCCAAGCTATGACAACCAAGTAGGCTTTCGCCTGCGCGACGTGGGCGTGCGCTTCCTGCTAGCGGCCTTCGGCAAGGCGGCCAACAACGGCCAGCCGGCCCGCAATGCCTACATCGAGTTGCTGGATAAGGCGGGCCGGGTCGGGCACCGCCTGGCGCGCCTGGAAATTACCAATGAGGACTGCCCGCTCCTCTACAACGGGCGCGTCGTGGCCAGCCGCTCCACCGAGGCCTGGCGCAAGATTATCAACCCCGGCCCGGCGTTCGAGCTGCTCAGCACGCCGGAAGGCGCGCGGCTGAGCTACGGCCCCTTCGCGCCGCTTACGGTCACGGAGCCCGCCGAGGCGGGGGCCGACATGCTGCGGCCGGTGCTGCTGCGCGTGCGGTACGACACGCCGGACGGCGGTACGGAATTCGGGGTGGGATTCACAGCTAAGCTACACTTTCTGGCGCTCACTTCTTCTTAATACATAGCTTTATGAGCCTGCCATTTATTATTTTACCCGCTTCGGCGCAGGACGGCAACGGCCTGCGCGAAGTAGAGTTATCAATCCCGGATGCCAATATCCTGGCCGGCGGCGGTCTGCTGGTTATCAGCGCCATTATCGACGGGAAAGAGGCGCTGCTCAATTACCAGCTTTCAGGCGCTGGAGCCGAAGAATTTACGCTCAGCGACCTGGCAGATTTCAGAGCCGACGGTAACGACCTGGTGACCCGAGGCCTGTACCACTTTGCCGACGTCTGGACGAATACCACGACCGGCGTGCAGAACAACGCGACCGTCTTCGTGGTAGCTCTGACACCGGACCTGTTCGCGCTCAAGGGCTACGCGCTGGAAAATGGCGCGGCGCTCTCCATCACGGACATTGACGTAGTGGCGGGCACCTACGCGCTGGACAAGGGCGGGTCCAAAGACGTGTTTTCTTTCCCAAAGCTGGTAAACTTTCCGATAGCGGGAGAGCGCGATACAATCTACCTGGCCGAGGACACTAACCGTCAGTACCGCTGGTCGAGCAGCGGGTACGCGCTACTGAGTGACAGTGGCCTGACCGCTAATCAGCTCGCGGCCATTGCTGGTGCGCCGAACGCCAGCGCGGCTGACCCCTTCGCGACGGTTAGCCAGCTAACCAGCCAGGCAGTCGGCATCGCGACGGGTACTTACAAGTGCGACGCGGACGGTGCCCAAACCATCTCACAACCTGCTGCTACCTGGTTCGGTGACGTGGGTATTGCCACGAGTGGCGGCAAGAGCATCCCGCTGAGTCCGCCTTCGCCGTTGCCTGGTGCCCCCGCACCGGGCTACACGTTCGTAGCCGGGCAACTCAACATTCTGGCAGCGGCCGGCGCGGTGAAGGATGATGTTATCACGTACTCCTACGCGGGAGGCGGGGTAATCGGACAACAGCCCGCGCCGGTCTATGGAGCGGGAAGCGGTATCAACATTTCGCCCAGCAACGTGATTAGCGTAGTGGGCAAGGCCGATGAGGATGGCCGCTTCAACCTACTCACACCCATCGACCCGGCCGTGCCGCAAAGTGCACTCACCGACCTCCATAAGCTGCTCGCGCCAGGCTACGGGCTGGAAAAAGTAAACGGCCAGCTGGGGCTGGTGCAGCCGGCCGTGAACAAGGCCCTACCGCCCGCGCTGGGGGTGGGCGGTATTCAGTACGTAGACGGCACCGTTGATACGCAGTACTTTCCCAAACTGGTATACTCGGATTTTATGCCGATGCAGGCCGGCGTCACGCTGACAATGACGCCCTTCGTGCCGCAGTATGCCGCATTTTACGACGCTAACCGCGTATTTATCAGTGACGTAAATAACCACCT